CCCCCCCCCTATCAGTCGTCCGTCCAGTGGAAGAATCTGCTAAGCGTACCCAGCACGATCGCAAACAGCAGCAGCCATATCCACTCACTCAGAAGGACTTTTGCGTCCTTCACGATATCGGGCGGCGGTCGAGCCGACCGATTGTAGTCTCGATGCCAGCGATGCATCTGAGAGAGCGTACTGTGCGAGGGCCGGTTAGTCAACCGGCCCTCGTCACAATCAGAGGCCCGCCATCTCTTCCAGCAGGCTCACGGCGTCGCTTTCCAGCTTGAACCGCGTGCCGTTGGCGTCGTAGATGCTCGCGAGACGCTTCTCGCTCGACTCCTTCGAATTCTTCGGGGTATAGTGCGAGTTCGTGGCCGTGATCGCATTGAAGAGATCCAGGCCGGTCTTGCCGAACGTGCCCCGGCGGGGGTTCGCGAATTCCGTCATCGCGAATTCGAGTTCGTTCGCCGTGCGGGTGCTGATTTCAGTCGCCGCCAGACCCTCGACATCGTAGAGCTTGTAAAGAGCCTCTTCTGCTTCGCTCGCCGAGAGCTTGAGATTCGCGAAGACCGTCATACGTTCCGACAGCTTCTTGATGCTGTCCTTGAGCTTCTGCCAGCGGTCGATCGCCCACTTGTAATTGGCGTCGATGTCGCCCGTGTGACGGATCGTGAAGGACGATTCGCGAGCCGCCGCCGCCGCCGTGTTGGCACAGACCACGCGGAAGCTGGTGATCGAGCCCTTGAGGCCCCCGCCACCGCCCTGGTGGTTGTGGAGACTGACCCAGTGCTTCCACTCTTCGCCCGCGATCTTGCCGCCGTCTTCGAGTTCCGAGGCGTTCATTTCGAATGAAACGACCTCATAGCTCCCACGCTTGAACAGGTAGCCCTTATCCGGGGTGATCCAGCCTTCGGCCACGAGCGGAGCGAGCGGGTCGCACATCTTCGTGGGGTTCGTGACCGAGTAGCGTTCGGACACGGTGGACGGGCTGATGACTTCCTCATCGATCGAGCGAATGAGGTGGAATTGGCCTGCGATCGGCACGATCTCACCCTTGCTGTTCGTGCGGGTCGCCTGTTCCTTGATGACATCGTAGTGCATACCATTGTCCTCAAGGAACTTCTGGAGGGTCGTAGTCATGTCGTTTCCTGTTGGTTGTATGTTCGCCCCGATTGGCGAGACACCATAGAATACGCCGTTTCTGGGGAATGGCAAACGAAACGGTGGATTTTTTTTTCGAGCGTATCGCTTGACTCTAAGCGTCCACCGTGTACTATGTAGCTGTCAAGGCGAGCCGGTCTCCCCCGGAGCAATCCGGGGCGTTTTGTGCTCCTAACAGTCCTTGACTATCGCCAGTGAACCGCGAGGGAATCTGGAAAGAAACCGACCCTGCACGATGGGTTGGTTCCGGGATCCAGGAAGTGCAGAAGAACCTGGAATCCCTCTTGACAGCCGGAGAGACGGCAAAGACTACCTCTCTGTTGCGGAACCGCAACAAGCTGTTATTGTTGGAAAGCCTCAACGCTATGCCGAAGGGCTATGCGGCACAGGCTTGACGCGGGGAGGGGTCCGCACATTTTCAAGATTCTTCTTGACAGAGGCTTGAAAACATAGTATCCTCTGGCGTCAAACAAGAACTGGAGTCGCCAAAGGAACAAGATTCATAAGGCAAGTCCGGTTCGGACGATCACCGCCGACGCTGTTTAGCGGTTACGGAACGTAACTCTTTCGAGCAAAAGTCCAAGTAGACCAGCAATGGTTTCCCGTTGCCGATAAGTGAGTTCTGAGTAGGATCGTCCAGTTCTTGTTTGACAACTTTCAAGAACATGATACGCTAGTGTGAATGCACTGCGTCGGCAACCGGGTGGTGCTCCCTCTAAGGGGAAGAGGTTGAGTACGCCCGGTTCCCAGTCTTCCTACACTTGAAAAGCACAAGTAAGCGAGTTGCTGAGGCCGCTGGCACTTTCAGAAAACGCTAAGTAAGGTATTGAACCAAGCACCTGAGATTTTTGTGCTCGTTTGAAAAGCGAAATCAAATGGGTTTTTCAAGCCGCTTTGCCGATATCCCGGTATGTCCAGAGCCGTGCTGATTTCTCCATTTCCGAGATGCCCGGTCACGAATCGGGCCGCCACATAATTTGGAATCGGCCTTTCTTTTCAAGAACGCCACTTGACAAGGGCTTGAAAACGTAGTACACTCTGGTGTACGCATTGCGAACGAGATGCTCCTCCCGAAGGAGACGCGGAGTGTAGCACGCCCGGCCCCAGTTTGCTCTGTGTTCTCGGGGGGGGGGTAAGTAAGGGGATTCCTGAGGCCGCTAGCATTTTGGGGCGGCGGCTATAGTAAGGGGAAATCCCGTGTCGCTAGAATTTTAGGAAACCATAGTAAGGGGAAACTACAGGTCGCTAGACTTTTCAAAACCACCCCCATACTTGTTTGATGGGTGTTTGAAAACGACTGTTGTAAGACCCCCGGTGCTTGAAAAAGAAAAGAGACACCGAAGGATCAACCCCCCCGGTGCCTCGATTGGGCACGACTCTAGTGTTTTATTGAGCCGTTTCCAGCCGTCACTGGCTGCGGTTTTGTGGCTGATCGATATTGACGGCGATCAGGCTTTGTCCGCTTCTTTACACCTTGCCCAATTCTTGCTATGCCAGTTCAACGGTATAGCTTGAAACAGTCACGACACGTTGAATGTCGTGCTCCCGTCTCTTGATTACGAAAACGCAAAACAAAGATCTGGTTTTCCAAAGCACACTTGATGCAACGCATATACTAAGCGAGGCATTGATGGTAGCGGAGGTCGGATTTGAACCGACGGCCTTCACCTTATGGGGGTGACGAGCTACCAAACTGCTCTACTCCGCAGTCCTGGATTGTCACCGATTTGTCGCTATCGGCTAACGCATAGTAGGGTGGTGACTCTTTCGAGTCATCAGTCTGGCAACTACATCATATCACGTTTCCACCCAATGTCAAGCAAAACCTCGAAAAGCAGGATAGGTCAACAGGTGTTCTGGCATACGCCTCAAAAACACCACAATTTGCTAGATTGTGCCAAGCTGCCGAACTGGGGCTTGCGGACACCTATCTTACGAGCCTTAGCTAGACTCCTGCCGATTCAAAGATCCGCCCCGTTAGAGGCAAGTGGATAGTACACCAAATCCTGTCAGAGGTCAACCACTTTCTTCTTTTTCAAGCGGCACTTGACTTCCTCTCGAAAAGGTGTATCATTCAGAGCATGGACGATACAGCATTTCAAGAAGGATACGTGGCCTTCCGAGAAGGCTTCGAACTTAGTGACAATCCGTACAACGAAGGCAGCGACGAATACGACTCGTGGGAGTCGGGCTGGGTCACTGCTGCTGACGAAGAGGAAGAATCCGAATGAACTGGGTACTTGCGGCGATCGTGCTGCTCGTGGTAGCGGCTATCATTCAGGTTTCGTATATGCGAGATCTGCGGCGGCGAACCATTTCAAGCAACAAGCCCCTATCCCCAGAGTGCGTTGATCCGTGAGTGGGTTGGGCGGTAGAGACTAATGATGATAGCGGAGTGATATCACTTTGCTAGCGTGGCTGTGTGAGTAGTGGAAACAAAAGCTATGACAAGAACGCATGAAGATACTAAGATATGCCTAAGTGTGGCAGCCCAGGATTTCGTACTTACGCTCTACGGCCGCAACAAATGCCACTCTTCATGGCGTGGTTCCTCTGGGGAGTATTTTGAAGCAGCTTGAAAAGGATAAGAGCTAATGACCAAAGAAACCATCACAGAGCCCGTGACAAAGCCCATGACGGACGAAGTACCGCCGTCCTGGCCTCCTATCGCTCACATTATCCGTAACGAGGATCGCCCCGCCAAAGAAGGCACAATCGCTATTTGCGGCACCAAACTCATGGGCATCGACCTCGGTCGCCTCAATGAAGTCTCTGGCAAGGTTTGTGAGAAGTGTACGGAGGTTCTTCGAAAAGAGCTTGAAAGAGATAATGGCTAATGGCTACTCACGGATGTTTTATTTGCAGTGTTTGTCACAGAGCATGCCCGATTTGTGATACTTGTGCATGCAGTAAAACTGCACAATCTTACCGCAAAAATGACACGTTAGTGTCTATCTTCAAGAACAAACTCGAAGAAACGGATCGCGAGCGAGCGGCCCAAGAACTGGCTTATGCTCAAAGCTCAGACTATAGCTCGCCACCTAGCATGAGAGTCGCCCGACTTGAAGGTCAGGTATCCATGTTGAAGTGGGTGATTGAAGTGCTTGAAAAGAGATAAACATATGTGCGTCGTATGCATTGGAGTAGCCGCTATTGTTGCCGGTGCTGCGGTTGTGACTAAAGTCGTGCTGCCTAAGAAGGCTGAGCTGATTACCCTCTATGGAGAAGATCTGGAGGATTAGTGGCAAACGTTTGGTACAAAGAAGAAATCGCCCGCATGCGTTCTGCGTTAGAACGCACAATTCGCAATAATCAAGCCTTGCTTGTTGCACTGAAAGAGCTTGACAAGGCTTGAAATAGAGGTATACTCTAACCATGAAGATCCTACATCCCTACACCATTGCCTGCGACAACGGCTTCCGCACCATCCATGCCGAGTCTGAGGACGACGCCTATGCCATCGCTCTCCTAAGCGGCTGGATCAAGAACCACGTTCCGGAGCAATGGGCAATTGAAATCGCCCGCAATTTCTTCAAGACCGCAGCCGACACCCCCGACCTCGACCTCATGGCTCACGGGCTCGACGCCGATGCCGCAGCCCAAGTATATCGTGCTTTGGACTACCTGCACTCGCTTGAAAAAGAGTCCGTCGATGACGAGGGCCATGAAGACTAATAACCTTAAATATGTCGGCCTGGTAGTGCTTGGAATGGCTAGAGTCACTAAGAACGGCGTACTAGTCTCTATCGCTTACGTCACTGCACTCTTAGCCTGATAACGAACCTGTCAAAAAACTGAGTGCATTTTCTTTGCTGACGTTTTTGCAACTGGAAAATGACATGATAGACGCTAACGCATACACTCGTCGGTGGTGGTTTCACTTCGCCACCCACTCGTACGACGGCTTTCATTTGTGGCTAAAGCCCGACATGATTTGCCGATTGGCGTTTATGACCATCGGCATCGGTCGCAGAAATAAGCAGTCGAACAAAGAGTGTTTCGACCTTGACAAGAAACTAAACCGAAGGTATAGTTAGGCATGAAAAAGTTTCGCAAGTCAGACTATTGCAAGCCTCTCGAAGAATGCTCTAGGGAAGAGGATGAAGACGGTGTTTCTGAGTACGTGATTATGTTAGCCATCACACGCATGAAGAATGAGGTATTCACAGAAGAGGAGCTTCAAAATGAAGTTGCTCAAGTGATTTGTAACAACGTCCTGAGTAGTCTCGTTGACGAGGGGCTCATCAAGGCGGCATGGGATCCTGAAAAGAACGACATCGTGTTCTATCCGGCATGATCGTGTACTTCTGGGCAGTCAAAAACGCAACGTGGTTTATGTACAACGGCAAGACCTTTTTGAAGCTGTACGGCGGACCCGACGCTATGGTCTATTGTCTTGAGACACGAAAGCGTTTTGTTTTCAAGCCACGGAACGCAAAAGTAGTTCTGTATGAACCAGCACGAATTTGAACTTGTACAAGAAGAGGCGAAACGACTAGTCGCCAAGAAGTATACGGGACGCCTATACGAGGCTGGCGATCTATACACCGCTGGATAGGCAAGCGATGAAAGCGTGGCACTACCATCTTCTTAGTCTAGCGACGGGGCTAGTCGTGCTTGCAATGGTTGGCGTACTGCTGCCCATTGCTTTCTTCATTTTCGTGCTCTTTGGATACCATATTGCGGCACTGACCACTGCCTACATTTTGGGTCGTATCGTCCTAAGTTACAGTCTCCCAGGCACTTACAGGAAGATCCAAGAAAATGGCTGCCAAGCTCCTGACAATGTGGCATAATGGTACTGACTGACGCGGGGATAACTCGGCTACTTCACAAGGGATGTGAAACGTGGGGAACCACATATCCGAGTCCACAATTCTCAGTCACTCAAAACATAAACGAACGGCCTGATGCGGTCCAGACAGTTACTTCCCTGTTAAGGAGCGGGGCGGAGGTTCGAATCCTCCCGGCGAGCGTAAGCTAGCCGTAGCTTAGTGGTAGAGCAGCAAAAATATCTGTCTAATCTATTCTCAGGTCACAAAACAGCCCGAAGCGTATCGAACGGTTACCTCACCAATATTGAAAAACGCTGTTCAATACTATTCTCGGGCTTTTCTTTTTCACAAGGCAATACGACAATGGCACTAAACAAGAAGTCTGCATCGAAGCCTGCAAAGACGCACAAGAACCACGAAGATGGGAATTCTTATGCCATCAATGATCCGTTCACTCGTCTACGGATCTCGGCAACGTCGTGTTTCTTCGGCGAACCGGCGTTCTATGTCGATGGCGAGTCTGCTCCGAAGACTTCGCCTCATCGAGGCTATTACCCGACGTTGCCTATTTCGGGCGTGTATGGTGACGCTCTCTTGCCGGTTGACACCGGCAAGAACACTCGCGAGATCATGGAAGAGGCGATCGACGCCTGTCTTGCGGTGGATATCGAGCGTACGCTCCAATTCGCTGTGGAACTGCGTAACGAGTGGCACTTCCGTGCTACACCTCAGGTCATTATGGTTCGGGCCGCTTTGCATCCTAAGATTGCGAACACTGGCCTGCTTGCGAAGTACGCTCCGCAAATCATGACTCGTCTAGATGATGTCATGAATCAGATGGCTTATTTCGAGTCGATGCGTGGCAACCTCAAGCGTATTCCTTCTCGTTTGAAGCGTGCGTGGGCTTCTCGCCTTTCGCAAGCGAGTGAGTACGAGCTTGCGAAGTACAAGATGGCTGGCCGTCAGGTCAACGTCTACGACGCCGTGAATTTGACTCACGCCAATAGCGAGGCTATCGACAAGCTCAAGGCAAACAAGCTGTCACTTGGCAGCGAGGGCCTGGAGACGTGGGAGTCGATCCGTTCGAGCGGTGGCTCGTGGAAGAAGGCGGCAGAGGTTATGGGACACATGGCGTTGCTGCGTAACCTACGCAATCTGCACACGAATGGCGAGTTGACGGACACCCTGCTCGAAAAGCTCAAGCGTGGTGTCGAAGGTGGCAAACAGATGCCATTCCGCTACTACTCTGCCTACAAGGCGATTGGCGTGCAGAGTGGCAAGGTGGCCGACGCACTCGAAGCGTGCTTGGAAAGCTCGCTTCGCTACACGATGCCGCGTTTTGAGGGTCGTTGTCTGACGATCTGTGACGTGTCGGGTTCGATGGACTCGGCTCGTGTGAGTGCGAATAGCGAAATGTCCGCACAGGAAATCGCAATGCTCATGTCGGTAATCACGAATCGTACGTTCTCGCAGGGTGGCGACACGCTGCTTTTCGCTACGACGAATGCATTCGTGAAGACTCGCAAGAAGACTTCTATCTTTACCGAGATGGATCGTCTTGTCGCAAAGGGCTACAAGATGGGCGGTGGCACGGATATCATTAGTGCTTTCAAGAAGCTGATCGCCAGCAAGAATAAGTACGATGCGATCTTCGTGTACTCGGATATGCAGTGCGGATATAATGGCGGCGTGCCCGCACTCGTGAATCAATACCGCAAGAAAATCAATCCGAATGTGCAAATCTTCTTCGTGAATCTAGCTGGATACGAGGATGCCCTGGTGCCTGAGTTCTATGATCGCACATACCTGCTCGGCGGATGGAGCGACAAGATGTTGCAGTTCGCTGAGCGTATCATGGATATTACGAAGTCCTGATAGGTAAGGGTTGTGTAAGCCGAGGGTCGGGACAGGTCCGGCCCTCGTTGTTTTTGGGAAGTTGCTTGACAAATAGCTGTTTGGCCACTAGAATAGTGGCATGAATTACACCGTCACGCTCGAACGTGTCGCACAGCGACGCTCCAATGCCGCGATCATCCGTCGTCAGATCGACGATATCCTGAATCGTGCTCTCGCCAGCTCGCGTGGCAAGCAATTCAAGCTGGCAACGCAAGTGCCCGAAACTATCGAGCCCACGCTCGTGAACGGGGACTGGTACTATAAGCTCGATCTTGTTTTCGAGCACATTGGACGAGGCAATGCCGATGTCCAATTCAACAACGTCAAGGATGCCATCTTCAAGGCCGCTCCCTCGAAAGGGAACTGGTGCCTGGCTGGTGGCTATACGCCGACCGGGCCTAATCTCGTCGCTATCAATGGCGATACGGACGTGATTGCCGAAGTCACCATCGATCGAGGCACGCACTTTGACCATCTGTACGGTCTCGACGCCCAAATCGACGTGCTGTTGTCCGCTCTCCAGGTCGCCAAGGACACGAATTACACCAAGCGATTCCACTCTGTGCTCTATGGCAAGCCGGGCTGCGGCAAGAGCGAAATCCTTCGTGGCGTCAAGAACATGGTTGGCGAAGAGGGGGTCATCGAATTCGATGGTACGCAAACCACGGCCGCTGGTGCGATTGCCACGCTCATGGAGTCTGCGATCGTGCCGCCGCTGCTGATCATTGAAGAGATCGAGAAGGTTCCCGATGCCGCGTTCATGTGGCTCCTCGGTGCCCTGGACGGTCGAGCAGAGATTCGCAAGGTCACGGCTCGCGGCGTCTCGCACCGCAAGGTGCCGTTCGTCTGTGCAGCCACCGTCAATGACATTGAGCTTTTCAAGTCGCGTCACGAGGGGGCGATGGCCTCGCGTTTCGCTCACAAGATCTATTGCCCCCGTCCTACTGCCGAGATCCTGCGACGTATTCTCCTTCGCGAAATCAAAGGCGTGCAGGGTAATCCCGAGTGGATTCAACCCGCCATCGACTACTGCATGAAGGAAGAGAATAACACGGACCCTCGGCGAGTCATCGCCGTGTGCCTCACGGGCCGCGACAAGCTGCTCACGGGCGAGTTCCAGTCCAACCTCAAGGCGTGCCGCGAGGAGACCGATGTGGAGAAGCTGAGCTAATGTGCAAGCATCAATACAGGGTCATGAGGACCAAGATCATCGCCAGTGAGTTGCGTGTCAAGTGCAGACTGTGCGGCACGATTGGGATTGTTCCCAATCCAGAACAAGACGATCACGCACTTGTCGAACGCTTTCAAGAGTCTGTCAAGAACGGCTCATACCCCGCTTTCATTCAAGCGATGGCCAAGTTGCTCATTCGAGAATACGAGAAGGAAACTAAGCTACCGCACTTCGTTGGCAGTAAGGACTACTCGGAGTGGCTCAAAAAGCGAATCAAACCTTGACTTCGGGCGGTTAGAGGGTATGCTTGGGGCATAAAGATTTTCATCGTACGATCCCACCTTCATTACCGAATCATGAAGTTCCTCATCCTGGGTGACGTTCATGGCGATTGGACAGCCATGAATATCACGATCGCAAGGGCGATCCGCAAGCACCCGGACATTACGCATATTGTCCAGATGGGAGACTTCGGCTACGGCTGGGGAGACAACAAGCCGTTCAAGGCGAGCAAGAGCTTCCTCGACAACGAAGCAATGGAAGTCTACAAGAATGCCGAAAGGCTTTGGCTGGACGGCAATCACGAAAATTTCGACAAGCTAGACTTAGACGAGGGTGCTTGGCAACCCGGCTGGAAGTACATGCCGCGTGGCTCCGTGATTGAAGTGGATGGCTACCGTGCCATGTTCTTTGGCGGGGCATCCTCGATCGATAAGCCAATGCGAATCGAGCATATCTCGTGGTGGCCGCAGGAATCGATTACGTACGGACAAGTCGTTCGTACGCTAGAAAGTGTCGATGGACAGATCGATGCCATTTTCAGTCACGAGCACCCGGCGTCGGTTCCCTACAGCGATAAGCGATACGGCGGAAAGCCGTTTGGCGATGGCGACAAGAACCTTCTCGAAGTGCTAAAGCAAAAGTATCTTCCGAAGTTCTGGTTCTTTGGACACCACCACACGCCTGATACCGGCACGGTCGATGGCACGGAATGGTTCTGCTGCCCGATCATTGAGTATTTCCAGTACGTGATATGGACGGGCGAAAAGGCATTCACTGACTCATGAATTATCCCACTGACCAAGACCTTGCCGCAGCTCATTGCGGTTGACATCATCCGTACCAAGGTCCCGAAGAAGCCCTCTAAGGCGGGTATAATAGAGGCACACAACGGAAACCATATGCAACTCAACACCCAAGATCGCAACGTCACCCGTTCCGGGTCGTTCCCGGAAGCGAAGTTCAAGATCGCGGCCAACGCCAAAGCGTTCGACATTCTGTCGAGCAAGCTCTACACGAACACCTGTTTGGCCATCGTGCGTGAGCTTTCCACGAATGCGTGGGATGCTCAGGTGGAAGCCGGTATGCAGGATCGTCCCTTTGAGGTCCGTCTGCCGAACAGCCTTGCTCCGCACTTCCTTATTCGTGACTTCGGCACGGGCCTTTCGCCCGATCAGGTCGAAAACATCTACACGACCTATTTCGCCAGCACTCGTACCGATTCCAACGATTTTGTCGGTGCTCTTGGCCTGGGTAGCAAGTCTCCCTTCTCGTACACCGATCAGTTTACGGTTACCTCATACTGGAACGGCGTGGCGTACACCTATTCCGCTTTCAAGAACGAGAAGGGCGAACCGAGTATTGCCCTGTTGTCTGCCCAGAATTCCCATGAGCCTAATGGGGTCGAAGTCTGCATCAACGTCAAGGCGGAAGACGCTTACGCATTCCATGCGGCTGCCCAACGTGTCTACCGCTTCTTCCCCGTGCGTCCGAGGATCGTCGGTGCCAAGGTCGATTTCCCAACCGTCGAACCCCGTTTCAAGGGCGACGGCTATGCTTTGTACGACTGTGGCATGACCAATGCTGCTCTGCCGGGTCGCATCAACGTGGTCATGGGTAACATCTGCTACCCCGTCTCGTCGCAGCACTTCCAGCACAAGCTGGGTGACAACGCCGCCCTAGTTCTATTTGTCGATATCGGTGAAGTGGAAGTGGCCGCGAGCCGCGAAGAACTCCACTACAGCGAAGATACGAAGAAGAATATCCAGGCTCGCATCGATGCGGCATTGGCCGAAGTCAACAAGGCAGTGGAAGACGAACTCGGCCAGCACATTTGCTTGATCGAAAAGATCAAGGCCCTACGTCACTACCGTAGCGTTATCCAGTTTCAGTACACGTCGCAGATCATTCCGATCGAAGTGCCGAAGGAATACTCGCTCAAGCGAGTGGAGCTTCGTAGCGATAAACTATATGTCGGTCGTGACCGCTTCCAAACGGAATTGAATCCGGCTGCTGAAACGAACTACGTGATTGTCGAAAACGATGTCACGGGCGATCTCAAGCAGGGTGATAAGAACAGGCTCCGTCACTTCCTGCGTCAACAAAGGGGTGTCTTCTATCTCGCTACGATTCAAGATCGTGCGAAGTTCGAAGCGACGTTTGGCAGCGTCAGTGCGACGCTTTCGACCTTGCCCGAGGCCCCGAAGACCGCTCGCGTTGGCTACACTGGCCCGCGTTCTTACATCAAAGCCGTCCGCATCGGCGGTAGCCGTCGCTCCGACTCCTGGGAATCGATCGTCGATACCGATATCGACGTGAACGATGCCGTGGCGGTACCCCGCAAGGGTAACTCGGCCATCATCAACGGCCAGGAGTACAACGGCTCTCACGCCCTTTCGATTGCCGAAAAGCTGGGATACAAGAAGGTCTATGGTATCGCACAGGCGTATTACGATCGTATCCGTAACGAGCTTAATCTGCCGGATCTGGACGAAGAGGCACGTCAATTCACGCAAGAGGCGGTTGACAAGCTCGACACGTACCAATTGGCACGAATGGAACACAAATTCGATCACTACTCCACCCCTAACGAGTTCCTGGCATGGATCGAGGGCCTGTCGCCCGCCTGTGACGATCTTGTGAAACTTTCTAAGGCAACCGAGCTTGATGACGTTCTGCGTTGCATGATCTCTCTGTACGGGATCAGCGTACCGAAGTCACCTAACTATCACACGAGATTCAAGGAAGTCTACCCTCTCCTGTCCTACGTCAATCTTCAACACGTCAAGAGGGAAGACGTGGTTGAGTACATCACCCTCAAGAACCAGTCACACAAGGAAAAACACAATGGGTGTCTTTGATTTCTTCAAGCGTAAGAGTCGGACTGTGGAAGAACAGTTGCCGACGCTGGCCCGGGAAGCCCCGACTTCCAAACCCGTTCCGCAGTACATCATGACGGACGATGGAAACATCACGCTCGCCTGGCATGGCAAGACGTACTCCATCGGCAAGACGCATAGTAACTACGATGCAATCGTGGCGTGTCTCACGAACCGCGAATTCAACCGTCTCGATCCGTTGCTTGACGTGGCTGCCACGATCCAGAAGGCGGTCGCAGGCGTGACCGTGAACGAATACGGCGAAGTCTTCTACCGTGGCGAGCAAGTGCATGGCGTGGTAGTTGATAAGATCAGCGATTTTGTGAAGAACCAGCTTCCGTACAAGCCGCTGGCTCGCTTCCTCTCCAATCTCATGGAGAACCCCAGCGAACGGTCGCGGAATGAACTGTATGATTTCCTCATACATGGCAACTTCCCGATCACGCACGACGGCTGCTTCATGGCCTACAAGGGCCTGACGGGCGACTTCAAGGATCGTCACACGAAGACGGTGGACAACAGCATCGGTTCTGTCAACGAAATGCCGCGTGAGAACGTGGATCCCGACATGAACGTTGCGTGCTCCACTGGCTACCACGTTGGCACGCACAAGTACGCTAGCGAATTCGCTAGCTCCGATGGCAAGCTCGTGCTCGTCAAGGTCAACCCCCGCGATGCCGTGTCGGTGCCCCGCGATCACTCCTGCGAGAAGCTTCGCGTCTGCCGTTACGAAGTCGTGGAAGTCTGCGAAGCCGTGCTCCAGCAACCTCTCTACGTCCAGCCGGGCGTCCAGCCGGAAAAGTACGAAGACGCCAACGAAGACGTTGCCTTCGACGAAGACGAGTCCGTGACCACCACCATTGGAACGTTCAATACATCCGTCAACGTCGAGGTCAAGACTCCGAAGCGTCCGGCCTGCACCTACTGCGGTGCCAAGGGAGGCAAGGCTCACAAGTGGAACTGCAAGCGTCCTCGCAAGTGAAGACCTGGGACTGTGATCGTGAATGAGCAGGTTGCCGAAATCAAGAGGAATGCTGCCAAGCTTGGCCAGCCGACTTCTCTCACAATCTTGTCGTTTGCTGACGAAGTGCGTCCGCTTGGACGCTACGAAGATGTGTTCACCTTCCGCACCTTCGATGATTATGTACGGAAATCGAAGTTCAGGCCAATCAGGACTTCGTGATTCTCGACAAGAATACCAATGCACTCTACGGCGGTATTCAAGCTCGCCAGCTAATTGTAAATCAATCCTTCAAGATCAAGCCGGGCAATCTCGCGAATTACGAGATCTACATCAAGAGCACGTCGGTGAACCGGAAACTTATTCCGGGCACGAAAGTTCTCTACTTCGTCGGTTGACAGGTGCCAGAAGTGTGATACACTTCGGCACCATGCTAAGCAAAGACGACCTCCTGGGCCTGGGTATGACCCCAGGCTCACTGTTTGCTCAAGTCTTCAAAGCCGTCAAGGCCGCCAAGACTCCTGCTGCGAAATCTTTGAATTCCGGTTGACGGCTCAGGACATTGAGTGTATAATAGGGTGTAACACTTGACATATCGGGTGACAATCGCGGGGGTCGTGCAACGCGACTCCATCTAGTACAAGTCTGGTGAAAGCTGGACTTTCTTTGACAACTCGGATAGACAAAAGCCACCCGCCCCAGCGGGTTAAAGCTGCGAACTGGGGATTTCGTCCTACTAGTGTTGAACGGCCAGCACGCAAGTCCTCCAAACTTGCAGTCTCGGTTCGAATCCGAGGTAGGACTCCAAATAAACCCCAAATGGGCCTGCATGTACCAAGGCGGCGACAGACCTTTGCAAGGTCCGTGGGAGCGTTCGATTCGCTTCGGGTCCACCATTCAATACACTAATATTCCACCAAGTTTTTGAATAAACAGGCATGCATCCTGAGCCCGACATAACTCGGGGAAATGATTGTACTTGTTCAATGCGTGCATGCCTTTAGAACCTCCCCTTCAAACGGGAGTACAGGATGGAAGTAGCTACCATCTTGGCTTTGAAGTGCCAAACGTAATCCCAGCGAAGATGCATCGAAACGTGAACACACACGAATCGAGCTAAGCTGGTAAGTCGGCCCCTAGCATTGTGTGCAAGGCATTGGGGACACTTCTAGTATACGCTTCGCTCCATGAGCGAAGCGAATGTCTCTTTCGTATAAATGTAATTACGTCCGGTTGAAGCCCGGAGAATCTCGGATCGAATCCGAGGGGAGACATCAAACATCGTGCAGAGAGCAGTTCGCGACAAGCACCGCACGATTAGACGGCGATTCTGTAGTGTAAACAAGATTTTCGAGTGTCTCCTTGAGAATCATGCTAAATGCCGGGGTGCCCGGAGCGGTCTAACGGACCAGATTTGTAATCTGGCGAGGCTCTCAACCTCAATCGTGGGTTCGAATCCCACCTCCGGCTCCAAACAAAATGTGGGTGTGGCATCAAACCACACAAGAACACAAAGCAAACGACGCCACCCTAAAGGAAATCAATCCTTGCTATACGATTTGTTGCCATTTGGCGGCAGAGTGGAAGCAGCGTCCAAAATGATATGGACGCCGGAGAACCAAGTTTTTTGCACTAACATACCCGATTGGTACAATGGCAGCACATCTGGTTTACATCCAGAAGACGGGGGTTCGAGTCCCTCATCGGGTACCAAATATATTCAGAGCTAATTCAATGGTAGAATGTCGTGCTGTTAACACGAATATTGGGGTTCAATTCCCTGGCTCTGAGCCAATACACCGCCAATATCAATCTGGTTGATAGAACTGAGCTTATCTCTCAGAGAGCAGGGTTCAATTCCTTGTTGGCGGACCAAGATGGCCTCATAGTCCAACAGGCAGGAGACGTTTCGCTTAAAACGAAAACAGTGTCAGTTCGAATCTGACTGAGGCTACCAATTTCTGCTTTACTTCTGAAACCAACAAAGTATACTTCGCTTGAAAGGTGGCTTATGGCCAGCAGCACGGTGACTATGGTGTAGTAGACGCACGATTGCTTGTGACGCAATAAGATTCGGGGCAGATCCGAATAGTCACACCACCACAAAACGTGGGTCTGTCTTCTAGTGAACAAGTATCACTCTCTACGAAAGAGTGGACGCAAGTTCGAATCTTGCCAGACCTACCGTTCGCTATTCGCGAATAGCGAACGGGCTTGAAAACAAGGGATGTACGACATGAAGATGTGCCCAAGTGGCACGCCATAAATAGTGCGGCTCACGCTTCGCTCGCGTGCTATTTGAAGTTTCGCGACACTTCCAACATGCACTTGTGACTCACGTTCTTCAAAAAGTTATGTGTAAGGTCATGCCGGAAGAGTTGGAAGCGGCCAAAGAACAAGCTGGCGAGTACGTCACGATCACTGAAAGCAATTTGGATGGTACCGTCACTGCGATGGCTTTCGCCACACGCGAGGCATGGCCGTCCATCTTCAAGACTTTCAAGCTTTGGAAGTAATGCAGAGGTCGATGGTGTAAAACATAGTTGTCTCCAAAACAATTGACTTAGGTTTGCGTCCTAGTCGGCCTGCCAAACTATGAACAATCTTCATCCTTCTATCCTCAAGAACATTGAGGACTCGAAAAAGAGTGGTGGCATCGAGCTTGACAAGCTCACTCCAGGCACTCGTGTCGAAGCTCAGACAAAGAATACCTTGTATAAGATCAAGGTACTGGACAACAACCGTTTCGAGATCCACGGAGGTCACTACTTCCCTGAGCCGACAGTAGATGGTGGCATTAGCGGCTCGACGTGGGGAGGCTCAATTCTCAAGGCTAAGTGGCTTGGCATCGACATGCATATGGAACTTTACCATCCGCAGGACGGCAAGATCATGACGACCGCAGTAAGAACCTTGAAAGTGCTTGCTCCCGATGGAAGCTGGGAATATACTCTAAATGAAGGCGTATAGTTCAGCGGCTAGAATATCTGCCTGTCGAGCAGAAGACCGGGGTGCCATCAAGTGCCTTGCCCGCCATCGCGTTTAGTATTATTCTTCTGAAAATCAGATAAGTGCAATGTCTGACAACAACAACGTTCAGGTTCGTTCGGGCGGCATCGGCTTCGCTGGCATGCTCGCCATTCTTTTCATTGGTCTCAAGCTCACCAATCAAATCGACTGGTCCTGGTGGTGGGTGCTTTCGCCACTGTGGATTCCTGCCGCAGTTATTCTGGCGATTCTTGTGGCGTGCTTGGTCGTGGCGGGTATTCTGTGGCTGTTCATTGCCTTCTTGGATCTCTTTCAAAAGCTGTAATGCAGACCTTTCTTCCCTTTCCAGACTTTAGGGCTTCGGCAGAAGCCCTAGACTAGGGTGATCAACGAAAGGTCTCGTAAGGGCTTGACTGGCCCCGTTAAGGGTTGGCGAAATCACCCCGCCGCTGTTATGTGGCGTGGACATGGCGACGCACTGCGTTGTTACATGAACACGATCATTTTCCGCCACTTTCGCTTGACAAGCATACTGAGCGTGCTATCATTGAAACATGACCTACGATCCCTTTGACCGTGCTCAGAAAAGAATCAACACCTTCTTTTGGACGGCTATCGTCCTAAATATCATCTGGTGCATAGCGTGTTGCTATGGCGTCTTCCTGCTTGGAAGGGCACTGATCGAGTATCTGGGCCGATACTAATGGCACGATTTCGACGCACTAAGGACGAGATAGCTCGTGGCCTCTCTCCAGAGCAGGCTATGGCCGAGCGTGCAAGGTCTACTGTATCTCCTACGGAAACACCCTCGAAAAAGAACAAGAAGGGCGACATCACGATTCATATTCGTGCGTCGAAGGGAGTCGATCCTGACTATTTCGAGTTCGTCACGGACCGAGTAATCGAGGTCGAACAAGACGAACATTTCTATAAATGGGTTGACCACCTTGCATCTAAGGTATATGATGAACATGGTCAAGCCAAGCTCTTCACCGACATTTTGTCAAATGGCATTGGCAAGGTACTCACAACCCGTCAGTTTACGAAGGACATCAAATGAATAAAACCCGAGAGAACGTCAAGTCCGGCAAGTTGAGCGTCGCGGATGCTCTTTCCCATTTCAAGGGCCTGCGTAAGCAGGGTACTTACGTTGGGGACGACATCATTCGCTGGCTAGAACGCCGCAAGGGCGTGGTAGTCGTGGAGAAGCCGCAGGCGAAGCCTGCAAAGAGTAAGCGTCAGGAAGGTACCGCTAAATGGTTGGCAACTGGACTTGAAATCCAGGGGGGTTGAAAGGCCCGGCGTTCGATTCGTCTACCTTCCGCCAACAGCTACAATAACAGGGCGTAGGATAGTGGCTATTCCGGCTGGTTTGGAACCAGCAGATCGTGAGTTCGAGTCTCACCGCCTTGACCAACCATCCTTCGTATAGTGGCTATTATATCTGGCTCTTAACCAGCAAGACGTGAGTTCGAGTCTCACAGGATGGACCAAATCATACTCCGTTGGCCGAGTAGACTTAGGCATCGCACTTCTAAGGCGATTGACAGGGGTGCAAATCCTCTACGGAGTACCATGGGCTCGAAACAAAGACAGCGTTGTAATCGGCTTTTAACCGATAAGGGATCGTGCAAGTCGATCCGGGCCTACCAATTTACGCGACTTTCGAACGCATCAAGCTCTCGATGGATAAGACTCCAAGCTATGTCTTCGCCAAGTACGCCGATCGTTTCTTCTTCACTTTCAAGATGGGCTGCGGCCTTGATGGTGGCGAATGGACCATCTACTCGGCCATCATCGCCCACGATTTTCCGGAAGCAATCGTCTGTCAGCACGAGCCTGCGGCTCGATAATCAATGGCCACGTAGCCCAATTGGCAGGAGGCAACGGCTTCAAATCCCGTGCAGTGTCGGTTCGAATCCGACCGTGGCCACCAACTATATTCTGTTCTTGCTACAATGTGTGCTTGTCTGGGCGTGACAATTGAGGTAGAAATGCCTTAATGCTTACAGCGTCAAAATTCTTGGAACACAGTTGACAAGTTAGTTGCTTCATGGTATGATAGAGTGTTGCCCCTGCTTATTCAGTACCCTAACATGCGGGAGTGGCGTAATAGAAGCCGCGTTAGCCTTAGAAGCTAATGCCCGAAAGGGCGTGTGGGTGCAAGTCCCATCTTCCGTACCAAAACAACTGAGCGAAGCAAATGGTTGATTTGTCCGAGTTCAAGGTTTCGAACTATCCCGATGGCCACAAGCACATCAAGTCTGACAAGGATTTGAAGGGCGACACAGAGCTTTCGGCAAGCATTCGCACCTTCGACGACCTTTTCTTGATCGCTCAAATAAAGCGAATCCATCCAGAACTTACAACGCTGGCGATCAAGTATCTGCTGGCCGGTCGTTGTGATCGTCGCTTTTCTCCGGGCGAAGCACTTGATCTTGCAATCGTCTGCAATTTCATCAATGGTCTAGGATTTGAACGTGTTTACGTTCTCAAGCCTCACTCGGTCGCGACGCTCGACCATTTAGACCATGGTTTTGATTGGGACGTAACTCCGAATCTAATTCGCATGGCTCAAGAGGATATTGGCGAAGCCAAGGTCTGTTATGTTTCGCCCGACGCTGGGGCCGCTAAATGGATTGAGAAGTATAAGCTGAGTCCATTGATTCAAGGAAGCAAGAAGCGTGACACCAATGGTGCTGTCGCTGGCGTAGAATTGCAGCATCTTGAGCAAATGCTCAACTATCAAAACTTCGTCATTGTGGACGATCTTTGCGATGGTGGAGGCACTTTTATTGCCATCGCAAAGGAAATTCACTTGCATTCGCCGCAGGCGAAGGTATACTTGGTCGTCACACACGCAATCTTTTCGAAGGGCTTTGAGCCTTTCGCCGGTCACATTGAACGGGTGTACTGCACAGACAGTTTTGCCACGTTTACCAATCCGCTCGTCAAGCAATTCAAACTTTCATGAATATTAGTCCGCTTTCGCTCATCGACTGGTACAAGTCCGATCACCGTCGCCAATATCCCGAGGGCACGTCGCTCGTGTTCTCCAATTTCACTCCACGCTCGTCACGCCTGGAAGGCGTTGACAGCGTGGTGTTCTTCGGCCTCCAGTATTTCATCAAGGAATACCTCGTCCGCCAGTGGAACGAGAACTTCTTTTCGCGACCCGTCGAAGAAGTGGTCGCGAAGTACAAGCGTCGCGTGGACAACGCTATCGGCAAGGACGCCGTGCCGATGGACCATATCCGCGAGCTTTGGAATCTCGGCTATCTGCCGATCCGTATTCTCGCCTTGCCCGAGGGTACGCGAGTCCCGGTCGGCTGCCCCCCGTTCGTGATTCACAGCACGCACCCAAGCGGCTTCTGGCTTCCGAATTACCTCGAAACCATTCTGTCTTGCACGCTTTGGCAAGCTTGCACGTCGGCCACTATCGCTCGCGAATACCGCCGCGAATTTGACGCCGCCGCAAAGGTGTCCGCACCGCATATGGTCGGTGGCTTCACGCAATTCCAGGGTCACGACTTCTCGTTCCGTGGCATGAGTAGCCTCGAAAGTGCGTGTCTGAGTGGTGCTGGTCACCTACTGTCCTTTGCGGGGACCGATACGGTACCAGCAATTGAATTCTTGGAACAGTATTACTACGCCGACTCGGACAAGGAACTCGTCGGCGTAAGCGTTCCTGCAACTGAGCACTCGGTTATGTGCATGGGTACGCAGGAAGGTGAAATCGATACGTTCCGTCGCCTCTTCAAGCTATACCCTGCGGGTATTCTCAGTGTAGTCAGTGACACTTGGGACTTCTGGGGTGTACTGACGAACATTCTCCCGCAATTGCGGGAGGAAATTCTGGCAAGAAATGGCAAGCTGGTCATTCGTCCTGATTCAAGCCCGAAGACGCCTTTGGAAATCATTTGTGGCGATCCCGACGCCCCCGAAGGCTCGCCCGAGTACAAGGGTGCAATCGAAGTCTTGTGGGACTTGTTTGGTGGCACTACGAACGCCGCAGGATTCAAGGAACTGGATTCGCACGTCGGCCTCATCTACGGTGACTCAATCACGCGAGACCTCGCGAAGCGAATCAACCAGCGACTCATGGAAAAGTGTTTCGCTTCTACGAATTGGGTTGCTGGTATCGGAAGCTACACGTATCAGTACAATACTCGTGACACCTTTGGCTTTGCCATGAAGGCCACCTACGGTGTCGTCAATGGCGAGGAACGAGCCATCTTCAAGGATCCCAAGACGAGCAAGGGAGCTTTTTCGAAGAAGTCGGCGAAGGGCCTGATTGCGGCCTTCAATAATCCCGATGGTACGATCCGCATGAAGGATCAGGCCACTTGGGACGAAGTGAACAATTGTGCCTTCCGCGAAGTGTTTGTGGACGGCAAGGAACTAAACACAAATACCCTGGCAGAAATCCGTGCCCGCGTCATGGGCTGAAAACATGAGCGATCTACTTGTGCGTGTAGTGACGATTGACGAGGTTCGTCCGCATCCGAAGCGTCGCATCTTCAAGATCATCAGCCCAGATTACTTGACTCGCAAGGGCGGGACTGAGCATCATTGATGGAAAGAGTTTGGTCCAAGGTTAAGAAGGGTGATTCTAGTAAGGGTAGAGCTTATACTGGCGACCAAACTTAAGTTACAACATCATTCATAAGGTCGTTCGACACAAAAGCTGGAAACACGTCTCATGAAGTTGCCCATCTTATACCATAAGGCGAAAAATGGTGACCTTCGCCAATGGCGAGTTTGGAGCCAAGGCGACACGATCTACACTGCATACGGTCAAGTAGGCGGCAAGCTTCAAACGTCCTCGAAAAAGGCGGTCTCCAAGAACATAGGACGCTCGCACGAGACCACTCCCGAGGTACAAGCCAAGGCCGAAGCCGAATCGCTCTGGCGTTTCAAGATCGAGAGAAAGTACAGTGAGACGCCGGAAGCCGCTCAAGAGGAACTGCGGCTGCCGATGTTAGCTCATAAGTACGAGGATAAGCGTAAGAGCGTTGTTTACCCAGCCTGGGTACAACCTAAGCTTGATGGCGTTCGCTGTTTGGCTGAATGGGATGGAAATAAGGTGGCGTTGACCTCGCGGGCCGGTAAGCCCTATTCCATGCCTACAGTCCAAAAGCAGTTGGAATCATGGCTTCCAAAGAACATGGTGCTCTACGGCGAATTCATGCAAGAGGGCTACGAAGGTGCCATGCTGCGTCTTGGTCACGGACGGTACCTCTGGGGCTATCGTTCTTCCGAGCTTCTCAAGGTCAAGGAATTCCAAGACGACGAATTCGTCGTTATCGATGCCCGTGACGGCAAAGGCAAGATGGAGGGCGGCGTTATTTGGAAGTGCAAGTGCGGCGATCAGACATTTGAATGCACCATGAAGGCCACAATAGAAGAACGCCGCGAAATGTACGCCAATCGCAGGAAATACATTGGCAAGAAACTCACGGTACGCTTCTTCGATCGCACGGACGACGGACTACCGCGTTTCCCAGTTGGTATTGTCTTCCGTGAAAAAGCCGATCTATGAATACGAATGAGCTAAAGTGGAGAATTGCACATTTTCCCAAGAACAAATCATTGCCGTTCAGAATGGGCTATCTAGCACAAACACAAGGTCGCTCCATCGAAGACGTGCCAACAAATCCATTCAAGCAGCACACGACACAAGACATTGCGAACGACCTACAATAGTCACTAACACGAATCCTGAAAAAGCGGTAGACACTAGACGCCGAACAAGACATAATAGACGTAACGGAGGCACTTACATGACCGATGATCTAACACTTGAGAATTTTCATGCTCGTACCGGATTTCGCTTTAGAGTCAGTAACGAACAAAAGGCACGAGTCAAGGCTGGAACTTTGACCAGAGAACAAGCATTCGAGGAGTTTTTGGCTAGCGGCGGAGTCGCCAAGCTAAAGCCTCGTAAGCCTGAAATCCCCGATTCTGTCTATTTAGAAGATGGACTGACGACGGACAATTTCTCTGAAAGAGTGAAGGCCGCTACTGGTGTTGCTCGTCGATTCCGTATGAGTCGAGAACAATGTCAGCGACATGCGAACGGTCTGCTTACTCGTGAGCAGGCTTTGCAAGAAGTAATCGCCTCAAAGAAGGCGGCACAGACTACAGGTAACTGAGGTAGACATGAGCAATTTGAACGTTGTTGTTTTGCAGGGAAACTTGACGGCTGATCCCGAGATCGTCGGCAAGGACCAGCATGTGGCTCGATTTACTGTGGCCGTGAATAACGGCTTCGGTGAAAACAAGGAAACCGCATTTGTTGATTGTGTGGCTTTCGGCAAACAGGTCGAAACCATCAAGGAATTCTTCAAGAAAGGCAAGCAGATCATCGTCAAGGGATCTCTTCGCCAGAACCGCTGGGAAGACAAGGAAAGCGGACAGAAGCGTTCCAAGATCGAGGTAACGCTCGACAATTTCGGCGGATTCAGCTTTGTTGGTGGTGGCGGCAGACAGAAGGAGGGGGCTGAGGCTCCTGCTACCGAAGCGGCAACCGGCGAAGGCAAGCTCTTCTGAGCCGAGACGGCTCAAGTTTTACGAGGACGGGCTTGACACAAGCCAGTCCTCGTCCTATTATGGAGGCAATGAATATGTCGGATGAAGACGAAGAGATCTTGCGGCCTCAAGATAGCCTGTGCTGGAATTGCAAGCACGGTATGGTTCTTCACGATAGTGACACGCAAACCTTCATGCAGCCCGGCATAGTGCCTGGAAATCCGTTTGAAGGACAGGGCGAAGAGCCTGGCATGAATCAGATCTCTGTAGAGATGAACAAGATTCGTTCTGCGTGCTTTTGGAATGCCAAGTTCTCGCCGCTCGTGTTCAATAAGGTGACGGAGTGCAATCGCTTTGAAAAGAATGTCAGGCGAATTCCGCTTCCTGAGTAACTTTTGGCCCTGCGAGGTCGAATACGAGGACATACCCGTCGTCAGAGAATGCATTTCGGCCGACATTCTTGCCGCCAAATTCAAAGAGCCGTGGCTTCGAGACCAATTGATAGCTACTGGCGACGCCGAATTGATTGAAGGCAATACTTGGAATGATACGTTCTGGGGTGTCTGTAACGGCAAAGGAAGTAATTTCCTTGGTAAGGCGTTGATGGATATTAGAAAGAAGTTGACTACACCTACCGCGTAAGCTAGAATAGGGCATGAAGCATCTTGATCTATGTCGCCGCATCCAGGCGGCTGGCGGCCAGCCGTTTGTGGTTGGCGGAGCCGTACGCGATCTAGTCATGGGCAGACAGGCCAAGGATGTGGACCTGTGCGTAGTTGGCATGACGATGCAACAGCTTTTGGCTGCCCTGCCGGAAGGTGAACAGCCCGTTGGTAAGTCGTTTCCTATTTTGATCGTTGACGGTATCGAAATTGCACTTGCTCGCAAAGAACGCAAGATCGGTGCTGGACACACGGGATTCGAGTGTGAAACGGATGGCGTTTCGCTGCATGAAGATTTGTTCCGTCGTGATTTGACGATCAATGCGATGGCCATGAATCCATTCACGGACGAAATCATCGATCCGTTTGGTGGCCGCAAGGCGATTTCTGAAAAGTGTTTGGCTCCTGTGAGCGAACACTTTCTAGAGGACCCGCTGCGTGTGTTGCGTGCCGCAAGGTTCGCCGCACAATGCGGCTTCGAGCCTACGTGGGAGCTTGTTCATATGTGCCAATTCTTGCGTGGCGAGCTTAACTCTCTTTCGCAAGAGAGGGTATTCACGGAACTCATGAAGGCGTTGCGTTCGCAACGGCCAAGCAAGTTCTTCGAATCACTGGACGTGTTCAATTGTCTAGATGTGGTGTTTCCAGAGCTTGCGGCACTGCAAGGTCGCGTTCAGTCCGAGCAGCACCACCCGGAAGGCGATGCGTTCGTTCATACGCTTCTGGTTGTGGACCGAGCACGCGAACTCGGAGCGGATGACGCTACGATGTTTGCGGCACTCGTACATGATCTAGGCAAGGCCGTGACGGATGACGACAATCTTCCGCACCACTACAATCACGAAGCACTTGGCGTGCCTCTTGTGCATCAATTCTGTGAGCGTTTGAAGGTTCCGAATGCTATGCGTGACGTTGGCGTTGCCGCGTCTCGCGAGCACTTGAACGTTCACCGTTTCAATGAATTGAAGCCGATGACGAAGGTGCGGCTCCTCGATAGACTCGGAGCCGCTCACGGAAATACGCTCATCGAACGAGTGACGTTGGCCGCTCAGGCGGATGCTCAAGGACGTGGCCCGCTGTTCCATGACAAGCCGTACCCGCAGCGTCAAGCCGTGCTTGACGCGGCAGATAAGTTCCGTACTGTTCGTGGTGACCAATTCGCGTCGCTTCGCGATGGCGAGAAGATCAGAGCCAAGATGGAACAGGCTAGAGCCAGGGCTCTCGCATGAGACGGATACTGGAAATGAAAGACTACATCCTCTACGAAAAGCTCCTCAAGGAAGTTGAGGAAGGTCGCGTATCCGCGTCGCGGATGGGCGACCTGACGATTTTCAAGTACACCCAGGACACTCACATCCAGGGTCTCTGGAACGACGTGAACCGTCAGGCTCGTGGTATCATTTTCCGAGACGATGGCACGGTCGTTGCACGACCTTTTCCTAAGTTTTTCAACCTGGGAGAAGTCTCGGAAAGCATGGTGGAGAATCTGCCGTGGCATGAGGAAGTCGAGATCTACGAAAAGCTCGATGGCTCGTGTGGCATTGGCTACATGCTAGATGGTCGTTGGCGTTTGGCCACGCCGGGTAGCATGGAGTCGGATCAAGCCGTAGCGGGTACCGCCATCCTCAATTCGCAGTACACTCTGGAGCACTTGCCTCAGGGTTGCACGCCGATCTTCGAGATTATCTATCCCGAAAACCGTATCGTCGTAGATTATAAAGGCGAGACCTTCTTGTGTCTGCTCGCAATCTTCGAGCATAATGGCGAAGAATGGCATCCTCGTCGTGTCGATCAGATCGCGGATAAGTGCGGATTCCGTCGTCCTCGTCGTTACAACATCGACCTACGCGGCGAAATTCCGTTTGCGTCGAACGAAGAGGGCTACGTCGCCCGTTTTGCGAGCGGTAAGCGAGTCAAGGTGAAGTCGCCTGCGTATCTCCGTGTCCACAGACTGCTCAATCACATGAGCCCCAAGGGTATCATTGAGCTAATTCGTGGCAATGAATACGGCGTCACCGTCAAGGAATTGCCGCAAGGAATTCAGCAGGATTTTGATGACATTCGTGCCTACGTACAGGGAATGCATGATAAGCTTCGTATCCAAGCCGAGAGTATCGCCGCTCGCATCCCCGAGGGGGACCGCAAGACGCAGGCGTTGTGGATTCAGGCTAATACGCCAAACGAACTCACTGGTATCGTATTCGGTCTTTTGGACAAGAAGAGCATAAATGACAAGATCTGGAAAATCGTCCTTGAAAAGGTCAAAGACGAAAAGGGAAAGGTTTTGGCAAGCGAATGAGTGAACGCAAGAATCCTGATAACAAGCCCTTGCGTATTGGCTACACGACAAACGATAATGAGGTAAAGAACTGGAGAGAGCTTATGGATTCGAATTCAGAATTGCAGACGAGATTGGCGGGCAAACAGTATTGCCTCAAACTGACTGAGTTTGTAGCTCGTCAGCACTACAATCCAACCACCGGATATCCAGCCCGCTTCATGGAAGTGGTCAATGGAATTCAGCCATTGAATTTTGTTGTTGGACCGTGGCTCGCTGGTGGCTCGATTCGTCGTCTCTTCGATGGCAACAACGACGAAAGCGATTTCGATCTATTCTTTGCCAGCGAAGCACAACTTCAATCATTCAAAGACACTCTCAATACACCATGGAGAACTACCAAGGTGATTAGTGAGAATGAATTGAATGTGACGCTTGAAGTCACGCTCACGCCAACCGTTGATGCTCCTCAATCAAAGCCATTCAAGCTACAACTAATCAAGTTCTATTTCGGTAGCCCGGAAGAGGTTCTTGAGTGGTTTGATTACACCAATTGTCAATTCCTCACCGATGGCAATACGCTTATGGTGGGGCAATACACTCTGTATGACATTGGTCGAAAGCAATTGCGTGTCAACAACGTACACCACGCACTTTCGACAGTGCGTCGCATGTTGAAGTACGCCAAACAGGGCTATTCAATTTGTGATGGAACTATCAATGACGTGCTCGTGGCAGTTGCCAACAACCCATCTATTTTGCAAGAAAAGGTGAAATACATTGACTAGTCTAAATGACATCAAGAAGCGTCTCCGCGTGTATATCAGTGGAGGTATCTCAGGCAAGCCGAATGGCAACAAGGAGGCGTTTGCCGAAATGGAAGATCGCCTCCATGCGATGGGATTTGATGTAGAAAATCCACGTCGTACATCGTGGCCAGCATACCTGAGACTCGACGATCCGCAGGAGTTCAAAGAAGGCTGGGCTATTTGCATGAGACATGCAATTAGACAGCAAGCAATCTGTGACGCGGTAGTGTTTCTGCCCGATTGGCAAGAATCAAAGGGGGCCACGATTGAATACCAAATGGCCCAAGTGTTTGGACAACCGTGCTTTTCTGCCGATTTGCAACTAATCACGCCAAGTGCTCATACACCGGCCAAGCTGTTGCGTACACCTTAGGAGTTTGACACAGACTCCTAGAATTTTCACAAGAATGTTGTTACATGAACTGGTTTGATGAAGTAGACTATGGCGAGCCAGCGGTGTCGTTGTGCATGGACTTGAAAGATATGTCTAAAAACACCCCCCATACTCGTCCGGCATTCATTGCACTATCTGGCAAGAAGCAGGTTGGCAAAGATACAGCAGCTAACATGATCGTAAAGATCATGGCAGAGTATGGCAAGAAAACGGTGCTAACCGCTTTTGCAGAACCACTCAAGCGTATGTGTGTCGAGATCCTTGGCTTGAAGCCAGAGGGCGTGTATGGTACAGACGCACAAAAGAACTCGCTTTCTCATATCATGTGGGATGGCCTCCCACTTGAAGTCCGCTTGAAATACAGCAATGAGTTTGCTATCTACAATCAGGGGTATGATTCATTTAGCGACGTGCCAGAGACACGCTCACAGTCATTGCCTCGTAGCGGCCCAATGACTAATCGCGAAGTGCTGCAAATTGTGGGGACGGACATCTTCCGAGCTATGTACGATCAGGTATGGGCTAAAGCTCCATTCAATCGTAATTGGGGTGATGCCGACGTAGTAATCTTGACAGATTGTCGGTTTCCCAATGAAAAGAGCGTGACAGAAGACGCTGGCGGCGTCATCATTAGACTTGAGAGGTCTACTGGGTTTGTGGATAATCACCCCAGCGAGGTTGCTTTGGACGGGTTTACTTTCGAGAACACGTATCAGAATAACGGCTCGTTTGAGGATCTTGAAAACTACGTACGTGGCGTTTTGAAAGCACGAGGACTGATCAATGGCTGACCAAGCACAACCCAATATCGCATTGTCCGGGGACGAGGCTCGTATTTTGATGGCCGCTCTCCGTACAACTAATGTCGGTGCTCCAATCGGAGTTACCATTAACCTTTTCCTAGCACTGTCTATGCTTAGCCAAGTGCAACCACCTGTGCAAAACGCACAAGGACAAACACCAAATGAAGGTTTGTGATCTCATCGACTCGATGGCCTTTTCTCACCGTCCCAATGACGGTATCAGTGTTGGCATTGCCGTGATTGCTGGCGTTGCATACATGGCAGTTGGCTTCGTTCGTGATGGCGATAGCTTCAACCGCAAGCTGGCCCGTCACATTCTCGCTCAGCGTATTGTGAGCACGATTGAAGGCAATGGAAATGTCAAGTTCGTTGGTATTGTAGAGCACTTGCCCGAAAAGGCTGATGCTCGTGCAATCGTCCGCGAATTCCGCAAGGCATTTAAGCCAGACCATACTTGTAGCGACGCCACGTTTGCAAATGTTGGCAAGCTTGGTAACGTAGTTGTTCGTACGCCTATGTCTCGTGACGACCAGTGGAAGAAGATCGTCGGCATGTTCGACGAGGCCGTGAAGGCGGTCAATAGCCAAGCTGTAGCATGAATAAAGAAATTCCAGCACGCTTCATGAGTAAGGTTCGTATTGAACCTAATGGAGGGTGCTGGAGTTGGCTTGCTGGCAAACGTGATGGCTATGGTAGATATCATTCGAATGGCAAGTGGGTACAGGCACATAGATGGATTTACAAATTCATGTACGGTGCTATTGAATGTGGTCTACAGCTAGATCATGTTGTTTGCCATAATCAAAAATGCTTAGACCTCTATTATAGAAAGAAAAACAAATAATGCGAATTATGATTATGGATACAGAGACGGGTGGCCTTGATCCTAAGGTCCACTCGGTATTTTCCATAGGTGCCCTTGTTGGCGATCTTGAAACTGGCGAGATCATTTCTCAGTTTGAAGCTCTGCACAAACTGCCATCGATCAATGATTACAAGTTTACGCCCCAGGCTATAGAGATCCATGGAATCACGCCCTCTCAGGCGTTCTCTGAGGGTATTACTACCGAAGAAATTCGGGACAAGTTCATGGACTTGTGGCATGATCATGGTGCCCAGATTATGGGTGGCCACAACACTCAACATGACGTACGCATGATGGCGTATCAGATCTACGGCATTGAGCCGCAGCAATTTGAGGCCAACTTCACGTATCGCTTTATTGACTCCTTGCCGGTTGTGCGTTTGTTTACTGGCAATGACAACGTGAAGTCTGGGGCGTCCTTGACGCAGGCGGTCAAGGCATTCAATATCGACATGGCAGATGTTGGCAAGAACAAGTTCCACACCGCTCTGTTTGATTCGATCGCTTGCTTCCGCGTGTTGCATAAATTCCGCAAGGTGCTTTCTGAGGAAGACGTAATAAAGCGTCTAACTCAATGAGTTCTTTTCTCGACCTAAGTCATAAACGTTTTGGCAAATTGATCGTCACCGGCAAAGTGAAACGTCGCAACGGTCAGATACTTCGCCAATGTGTCTGTGACTGTGATAGAGAATCATGGATCCAAACTGGACATTTGACGCAGGGAAGAACGACAAGTTGTGGCTGTACTAGAAAACTTGGCGTCGGTCAATCTTGCCGTAACAGAATATGGCAACAGTACAAGCTTCAAGCCAAAAAGCGTGGACTTAGTTGGCGATTGACTGCGGCCGAGTGTGATAAATGGAATCGACAGACTGAACAATGATATTGGTTATACAATAAAGAATTGCGTACCGTATTGCAAGTTCTGTAATAGAGCCAAAGGCACTGGCACTGCAAGAGAGTGCAAGAACTGGTTACGGAGTATTGTGCAATGAGCAGCTATCGTTACGACAATCGCTCAGAAGATCAGTTCAAAAAAGACATCAAGTCTCGCACTCAAGAGGAGCGAGCCCTATTCATTTTGTGGCTTGATCTCATTGAACGCATTAGCGGCAAGAGACCGGCATACACTGATACCGGCTGTGGCCAAACTGGCGAACTATTGACAGACAAAGAAGTGTCAATGGATCCCGACTTCAATGTTGAGGGATATGGTAAGATTGAAGTCAAGTTCTCCAAGCCTCTTTTGGATAAGTTCTTTCACCTGAAAGTCTCTCAAGTGAAGTCGTATGTACGGGATGGTGCAACCATCCTAATGATCAATGGATCTAATGAAAAGATTCCGCAATACACAATGCTTAAAACGGCGGCGTTACAAGATATCATAGATACTTGCAAAGTAATTCCGTGGCAAGGTTTTGGCTCTAAGATGTCATATAAGATACCTGTCTCGAAATTCATTTGGCGACCTCTCAGATGAAGTACCGTGTCAATTAAATGTAACTATAAACGATGGCGTGCTCATAGGTATGCTTACACACAACTTGTTGGGAAAATCCCAAACGCACTCAGCTTGATCACGTCTGTAGAAATAGGGCGTGTGTTAATCCGACGCACTTAGAGCCAGTAACATATCGCACTAATCTGATGCGTGGCAATACACAAGCCGCTTCTGCCACAAAGAAAACGCACTGTAAACGAGGTCACGAATTTACACAAGATAATACGTACATTTCTGGTCATGAAATTCGACATCATCCTGCCGTCCGTAGGGCGTCTCAGCCTGCTACATGCGATTGAGTCAGTTCTACACCAAGACTACGCCGATTGGCAGTTGTGGGTGATGTGTGATGGTATTGGCGGTCTAGAGTATCTAGTGGAAGATCCGCGAGTCACTGTTGTCGGTGCCAATGGTCCGTGCCACGAAGACTTTGGAGCATGGGCTCGCAATAGAGGTATTGCCATGGGTGCAAATCCATGGATCGCGTACATCGATGACGACGATGTGTGGCTCCCCAACCACCTTTCAACGATTTCAAGCTTGCTTTCTGAGCATCCGCAAGCTACAATGGTGCGTACCTCTGGTCAGCCCTTCTCATGGAGACACAAGTCTTCTCGCTCGAAAGATACCGTCCGCAAGATCGGACAGCCTAACACAACTGACATACTGACAGTAGGCATGGCTCACACTCGTGAGCTATTCAAATGCACAGCAGGATGGATGCCGCAAGACAATCATGATAAATTGTTGTGGAATGCTATGATAGGAAGTGGTGGATTGCCTGTAGTAACGGATCAAGTGACATTTGAATTTGCAAGATAGATTTTGGTCCACAGTTAACATGGATGCCTTCCACAACCTCCTAAAACAGTGGATCATAAAGGGATGAGGAGTATCGAGAGCGTATGTATACTCCACGACCAATTGACGAGGCAGAACGAATTCATTTTCACGAGTCATACGACGGTGGCACACCATGAAAATCATCCAACTACAAGCAGAGAATTTCAAGCGTCTCAAGGCCGTCCAAATCTCTCCCACCGATGATGTGGTAGTCATCAGTGGTAAGAATGAGAATGGCAAGACATCTGTCATCGACGCTATCTGGTCGGCACTGCAATATCGTGCGGCCTCCAAGTCCATGCCACAGCCTCTCCGCAATGGAGAGAAGAATGGCTTCATTACACTGGACCTGGGCGAATACATTGTCACTCGACGCTTCACGGAGAATGGCAGCACTCTTGAGGTTCGTACATCAGACGGCAATAAGGTAACCGGACCGCAGAAGCTACTCGACGGCATGATCGGAGACTTGTCTTTCGATCCTTGGGAGTTCTCTCGTAAGAGCGAGCAAGAGCAGCGTACGATGCTGTCGGATCTCCTTTTCAAGATCACGGATGGCAAACTGAATCTAGCTGATTTTGATGCTCGTAAGCAAGCGGCTTATGATGCCCGCACCGATGCCAATCGTGAGAAGAAGAGACTGGCGAGCTTGCTCGCCAATTTGAAACCGCCGACCGATGCGGAACCATCCGAGGAGCTATCGAGCCTGGAATTGACGACAGCAATTTCCGAAGCGATGATTGTCAATCAACGTATCAAGGATTTGCAGTCAGAAAACATTCGGCTAACGACAAGTATTGCATCCGCCGAGGCGGAGATTGTTCGTCTTCAAAAAGTTGTAGCTGATGCAAAGACAATCATTGAGTCTAACACCGCTGAACTTAACAAGATTGAGCCAATCGACGTAGCGTTCTTGCAGAGCCAGCTCAAAGATATCGAAGTCAATAACAAGCGTGCTCGTGAAGTGCTTGAGTATCGCAAGCTACGTACGGCACTGGACAAAGTGGAGGCCGAGATTACGTCTTTGAATGCAAAGATGGAACTCATTGACATTGAAAAGGCCGAGGCTCTAGAATCGGCACCGTTGCCCGTCAAGGGCTTCACGGTCACGGCAGAGGGCGTTCGCATCATCAACGAAGATGGCACCGACGTTCCGTTCTGTCAGGCATCTGCCGCTAGACGCTTGAAGATTTCTCTAGCTATCGCTATGGCAGCCAACCCAACGCTCCGCGTCATCAGAATTTCTGACGGGTCATTGTTGGACGACGAAAGCATGGCTATCGTACGTGAAATGGCGTCTGACAAGGACTTCCAGGTATGGATTGAGTATGCAAGTCGCAATAGCGATGACCGCATGGGAGTCTATATCGAAGACGGAAAGGTCGCCTAAATTAGTGTAATCCCCTTTGAAGGGGGTACTTGTCTCATGGCGATCAAACTCAATTGGGATCGAGTAAAACAACTTCATGCGGAATTGCAATCAGATGGTTGGCAGAAAAACGACAAGGTTGTTTTTGTGCTGATCGAGCGGGGCGGCAAACCGAAGAAGGCCGTGGTGCGGTTCGATCAACTGCTCAAGTTTTTCTGGCATCTGCTGGACGATGAAGACCTCCATGTACTAACATTCGTAGTACAAGACACCGAGGGGCGAGTGTTATATCGCCACCGTCAAGTAGTGGGTAACGAAGAAGTACCAAACGGCGGCAACACAGATGTAATCTCTCATTGGACGGCTCTCACCGACGACGAGAAGAGCACGTACATCACAATGTTGGTCGCACAAATTGACGCATATGAACGATAGTCCGCTAGACTCTTTGCCGCAAAGTGAATGGGATGCATTGATTAGCAGTATTCTGCGTCCGTTCTTGTCGTTTACCAAGAATGATCCGCTCATTACGGCAGAGGATCTGGAGCAAGAAGCTTGGGTAGGTCTCCTAAGTGCTGCTAGGAACTACGATTCAACAAAGGCCAAGTTCACGACTTACGCCTATCACTACATTCGTGGTCGTATCCTACGTTACATTCTTCAAAAGACACGTCTTGCGTCTGCTCGTGTTGATGCTGACATGGAAGCAGTCGAAACCGGATACACAGACAAGACGCTAGAAGATAGTGAACTTCTAGGATCTATCTTTGGTGCTGTAGCCGAAGAACCGCACGCCAACTTTTTGGTCGAGCATTATGTCAATGGTAAATCATTCCGTAAGATTGCCAAGAACAGTGGCATGTCTCACCAAGGTGTGGCGATGCACGTCAAAAGACTCATCAAGCTTCTAGAGAAACGATTGCAACATGAAAACGCCCAAGACCATCACGCTGATTGAGTGTAGCAATTGCCGAGGCTGTTATTACGGTGACAAACTCAAGGTAACACTCAATCCAGGCAACGAAAAAGAACAGCCAGATGAAGTTTACATCATCACCCGAAAGGTCGCCAAGTGTCCAACCTGTAAGGCGGAAGACGACCGCACAAAGGGCGGTAAGCGGACGCGATATGAATACTGAGACGTACGTTCCCATCAAGGATTTGAAAGTTGGTAGATATCGCCAAATCTTCTTGGTGCAGAAGGTGACTCAGAATGAAGCAATGGTCACTGCTACTGGCAATCGATTTGCTAGAGTAACGCTTCGCGACATTACTGGCGAAATCGAAGGTGTTGTTTGGAACTATGACAGCACTCTTGTTGAAGGCCAATACTATCGTATGGCCCTGGAACTCAAGCTGTATAAGGGCGAGGTAGAGTTCTCGGTAGACGCCAGTAACATCACAGCGGTTCCTACGCCCCTCAACGTACATGATTACGTCAAGGGAATGAGTGATGCGGCACTAGCTGCATGTGCTGCAACAGTCGAGGAAGCCTTTGAAATGATGGACGATGAACACTATCGAAACGTTGTCGGAAACGCCATTCATCGTCTCGATCTGTTGAACGCCCTAAAGACAAGTCCTTACGGACTCAGTGGACCTCTGGCATATAGAGGCGGATTACTAGTTCATGTCGCGGGTTCGCTGCGATTAGCTAAGGTTATGACCGCTCAAGCCAAAGAGTCAGAGATGCCTCTCAATGCGTCGCTCGTATTGGCTGCATGCATATTCCGCAACATCGGATGGCATACTTCAACCTCATTCGCTAGTGGATATCTGCGTCCAAAGGACGCATTCTACATGACGGGCGTTAATCGAGCCAGTGCCCGCTACGTAGACCATCTAATGATTCACGTTGAAAGCGATCTTGATATGAAAGTGCCGGAAGCAAAGAAGCAGGCACTCGAAAACTCTTGCAATGAAATTGAAGACATCAAGACAATTGAGGGCCGTATCGCTGCATCAGCGGACGCTATGATGAATCTGTTGCACTTCGGTGGAGACGCTTTGCGGAGCAAGTCTAAGGGCAATTGGACGAACGAATTGTTCACTGGACATAATGTATGAACGCTCAGCTTGATGCCTTGCGAGAACAGATGTCGGTGTGTGGATCTTGCGACCTTTGCAAGACACGTACAAAGGTAGTGTTCGGTAATGGCTCACATGAACCGCTTATCTTGATTGTTGGCGAGGCTCCAGGCGAAGATGAAGATTTGACTGGCGTTCCTTTTATTGGTAAGGCCGGTCAAAAACTTGATTCAATTCTAACGTACGTTGGCGTTTCACGTCAAGACATATACATTACGAATTCTGTATTGTGTCGTCCACCCAATAACAGAACGCCTCGAAAAGAAGAAATGGACGCATGCAAGTGGCGACTCGATCTGCAAATCAAATTGCTGCGTCCCAAGCTCATCATATTGTTGGGTCGCACCGCTCTCGAACAGTTTCGCGGCGAACCTATCAAAGGTGCCCTCAATCAGTTTTTCTTTGACAAGGTATCAAACAAAGATGGTTGGTTGAATTATACTGTAGACGGGCATGAGTCTAAAGTGCTTGTCACCTATCACCCCAGTTATCATTTGCGAAGCCCTGAGAAAGCGTATCGCGAAACGCTGCCGCACTGGCAGAAAATCAAGAAATGGGTAGAGAGCAACAGACGAACGTCTTCGGTTGGCTAGAAAGCATTTTTCCAGACTGGAAAAGCGGCAATATCAAGCCCAACAAGATGATATCAGGATGGGATTGTCTGCCTAATGATGAATCAAATTGCAGCGACACGTCACGCAGGACGAATCAATCGAGAGGCGATTGAGGCTGGCTTCTCTGTCGCTAAACCCGGCGTAACTCTTCGCGAGGTCGATCGTGCAATTGAGTCCCACATCGTCGCCTCGAAATGCGTGCCGATCTTTAAGGGCTATAGAGGATTTCCAGCAGCGTCATGCTTATCCCCTAATGAGGTTGTGGTACATGGCGTTCCCAACGATTACGTTCTAAGGTCCGGCGACATCCTGACAGTTGATGTCGGATGCAGCTTTGAGGGATGGTGCGTAGACTCTGCCCGAACTCGCGTCATCGGTCCTGGTATTTTTCCTTTGCAAGACCGTCTGGCTGCTGCGTCAGAGAGTGTACTTGAAGCCGAGATCTCGATTCTCCAGAGTGGCCGAACCTTGCTTGAAATAGCCAAAATAGCCGAACAGAGGGCAGCCGAGCTTGGCGTTAAGATCTATCCTCAGTGGGGAGGTCACCAAATAGGCCAGCAGCTTCACGTCGATCCGTTTATCCCTAACTGCATCGACCCCAAACTTCCACAGATCAAGCGATGGCAGGCTGAACGCGAATACGAGAAGTATAAGCTACAGGCTGGACAAGTAATTTGTCTGGAACCAGTAGTCACTTTTGGCGAGACTGACATAATAGTAGATGGGGATGGCTGGACCGTGCGATCAGCGGACGGTTCTCTAGTAGCCCATTCCGAACGTTGCATTCTAGTAACGGAAAAAGGATACGAGATTCTATCATGAGCGATTGTAGCGGACCTGACTGCACACACGAATCACACAACCACGGCAACCCACGCAAGGTAATGCAGCCACAACCTGCTGTCGAAGCCGCTACTGCGGTTTCAGAAAAAACGCAGCCCGAGGTTGCAAACCCTATCATTACACCCGCAGACGTGCAACGCTGGCCGCTCCTGGAAGGACCGTCACAACCATGCAGTCTTCCGGTGAACGATACGGACGCAGCAGTTATTGGCAAGATGGATGCTGTGCTTGACATGTTGGGTGACTCTGCGGCTGGGCTGGCTGCCGTGCAGGTTGGTTACCCAAAACGAATCTTCTTGCTTCGTGAGAACGGCGTTAACCGTGCGTTCATCAATCCGGTGATCGTGTCGCAGAGCCAAGAACAAAAGAAGAATGGCGAAGCATGTCTCTCTCTGCCAGGATTCGGTGCGGTCTTCAAAAGACCTAAGAGCGTTACGCTTCAATATCACGAGCTTGACGGCGAAGTCAAGCGAGAAGTATTCAATGGGTTCTGGGCTCGTGCAATTTGTCACGAAATGGACCACTTGAATGGCGTACTGATCTCTCATCATCTTGAGCGTGAAGTCGCAAAACAAGTCCGCCAAACCAAATTTGGCATGAAACTTACCCCCCACCGTCGCAAGGTAATTGCGGATCGTCGTGCCCGTAGCAAGCGTGCAAGGGCTTCGCGTAGGGCCAATAGAGGCTGATAGATGCAAAAAAGTGAAGTCCGTTTTGTCCCAGCTAAGCCAGCACCGGGACAAGAAGAGTACCAAGATTCACTGGAGAGAAACATCATCACTATTTGTACCGGCTATGCCGGTACAGGAAAGACATTTCTAGCGATCAATCATGCATTGACCATGATGTTCAACGCACCCAAAAGGGGTGGCATTCAACGCATCATAATCGTTCGTCCTTATATCCAGTCAAACACCGGGGAGAAACTCGGTGCCCTACCGGGCACAGTAGATGAGAAGGTGACGCCGTATGTCTTGGGCCTCAAAGACAATCTGCGTCTGATGTTCCAGAACGAACAGGACATCAACAATATCATCCGCGAGAAGTTTGAATTCACAGTATTGAGTCTGTGTCGTGGTCGTTCATTCAACAACTGTTTCGTGATCGTAGAAGAGGCACAAAACGTTCCTCTGGATGGCGATGCCATGAAAATGTTGCTGACTCGTGTTGGTAAGCATTCAAAGCTTGTCATCGCTGGCGACATGGATCAATGCGACATTCGTCCAGAGAATAGTGCTCTGATTGAGGCCATCAACATTCTGAATGGCGTGCCCGGCGTTGGTGTCGTATCGATGGAGAATATTGATACGGTACAGCGTTCGCCAATCGTCAAGGAAGTGCTTCGTAGATACGAAGCATACAGAAGCAAGGATCTACCATAATGGCAAGACGTATTGTTCAAGAATGTGATTTGACTAAGCAGGAATACGATCCGGCTGAGACTGTCACATTGATCATTAAGAAGAACGGCAAGAAGCAGGGTCGCACGTACGAACTATCCCCGGAAGCTGCGGCCAAACTTGAACAGCAGCTTGTGTCGGGCAACAAGTTGCCTAATGAATGGGGATTTGGCAGCGGTACACGTAGCTCTGAGTCGGTCATCAAGGCTGACTCGGTGCCACGTAAACTTGCTGACTTAGATAGCGACGAACAGTTCGTTGCTGAAAAGAAGAGGTCTCTAGCGGCTGAGGGAGTGGATATCGCACCGCGTGAAAAGACAAACGATCAGCCTACCATTCTGCCAGAAATGGCAGTAGATGGTTCTGCTTGTATGCACTTGAACAAGAGTCCAATTCAAACAACAATGCACGACGGGAAACGAGTCATCTATCGTACCTGCCGCGATTGTCGCAAGCGTATCAACGAGAAGACAAAAGACGAGAAGGCTGCTTTCTTTGGTGCGAAGGCACCGCCGGACACTAGAGAGGGCCATAGTTCAATTGTACAGAGGAAGAACGAATGAAGAACACTTTTGCAGTATTGATGTTGTGTCTATGTCTAGCTGGTGGCATCGTTGCTAGCAGCGGATGCACCACAACGAATGGTAACGGCGTCAAGCCGTTGGAACAGATGACAGAATTGGAATACAGCAAGTGGAAGCTGTACATCCAGTTGGGAGTCAAGATCGGTGCTAACCGCCTACTAGAAGAGGGCGTAGTCAATCACGAGCAGCTTGAAATTGCTGCCGCGGCTATTGATGGCATCAAGGGCGAGCCCGTTGCTGGTGGAGCAAAGTCACTAATCGTTCCAGCCCTACGTAAGGCTGGCTTCTCAAACGATGAGGTTGAGTTTGTTCTACTCGTTGCCGAGCAGGAGTTGTTAGCACGCGGTGCTCTTGAATGGCTAAACCCTCAAACCAACGTGTTTGAGCTATCGCCACGCACCCAGGAGATCCTGACGATCATCGCTGCTAGCTTGCGTACTGCGGGCACGGTTACACCAGAAGAAAAGACACAAGCTAGCGGCATGAAGGCCGACTTCTGTCGTAGTTCACAATGATCCTGGTATTTGTCACCAAGGACGGTTACTATGTAGCCGGGGAAGGCGTTGAAGCTAGCTTCAAATGCTCCCCGGCTACAGACGAACGTGGATATCCTATCTTCAACGAGATCCATCATACCTACAAAGTCTTGTTTCTAGCCCTGAGAGAAGTGGCTCGAAAAAGAGATATTCAGGGCGATGTGCTGGTGTACAATGATACGCGGATCGTTGACGAACTCAATGGCGATGTGCAACCCCTCGACGATGTTTGTCGTAAGTGGCAGCAGACCATCAGACGCGAACTCGTACCGGCTATTCGATCGCTGGTATTCTTCCGCAAGAAGAACGCAGAGTACATCAAGTCGCAAGTCAAGTCCGGGGAGGTCTTGTTGACTCCCGGTGATCCGGCAAAGCTCAATGAGCTTGCTACAAAGCTAACCCAACTAGAAAAGGAAGCGGCACAGTCTTTCAAGACCCGTGCCATTGCTCGCTTCAAAAGGACGTGGAAGAATGAATAGTGGACAAATAAGTAACGAAACTGGCTTGACGCTGGATCGCATTCTGCGTGAACGCCTCGAACAATTCGATGTTCCGCAGGAAGTACGTGCGGCTCTCCGTACTGAAATCATGACGTTCTTTGGACGACCAGAACGCAATCCGTTCGGTGCCTGTGTCATGACGCCTGAGGCGAGTGTGGCGGCCGACAAAGAAAGGATCGAGAAGCGTGGCGACCCTGGAAATGCCAAGCCGCGTATCATCTGAAACACTCGGGGCCGCTTTTGCGGCCCCGGTTGTTTAGTCTGACTTGTCTTGCTGCTTTTTATCCTCTAGCCGCAGCAGCGTGTTATTCATAGATTCAAGACATGTCGTGAGCTTAGCAAGCACTTCGGTCTTGTTTTTCACAAGCTCGACATACTCGCCAATCATTTCTTTATAGTTGGCGATCTGCTGTGCCTGATTCGCATCTGCTTGTTTTTCAAGCTCTGTAATGCGGGTATCCGCGTCCTTCTTGTTCTTCCAAAGCAGCCATAGCAAACCACCAAATGCTATTCCAGTAATACCATACTGTTGAATGAGCATGCTAACAATATCGCCGAAGCTGGTGATTGATTCCGCAAGCATATTAGGACACCTTCTGTCTGAGGCCAGTGATTGATCTCTGAGGACCAAGATATTCTACAACCAAGTTTGCCGAGCGTTGTGGGAAACGCACAGAGTTTGGTGCAACAGGAACAGAGGTTGTTGAGGCGAAAAGATTGATAACCTCGCCAGCATTGATGTCAAATACACATTGACCATTGGCCGTTCCAAATGGAGCAGACAAGTCTCGCACAGTAACGTAAGAAACTCCGCCCAATATTCGCCAAGTTTGACCCCACTGATCGTACAGTCTTACCTCAGCCTTGACATTTTGCTCAAGCTCCCCAGCGGTCTTCTCTATAGAGGCAGCATACTTAATGCTGTATAGTCCAGGAACCAAAACCTGAACTCCGCTACCTGTGATTGATCTGAAAAATCTATCAGTATGCGACTGCGAGGTTTCTGTCAAATTCAGTGCTAGGCCGATTTCATTGATGGCAGTCGAAGCCGAAACGTTGAAGAACTGTGCAACACCAGAGGCCGTTCTGAATGGAACAATGCCTGATCCGCCACAGTGAAGCCAGAGCGTAGGAATACCGGCAGAAATAGACGAAATGTCATCTTGGTGATTAATGTTGGCGATATGAGTGCTGTCAAGATTCAAGCCGTGACGCATCAAAATGATGCTGCCCTGCTCAGTGAATCCAGTCGGCGTCTTCAATACACCAGACAACTCAAGGTGAGCGAAACCACCTTCGTTAGTTTCAAGACGAAGTGCGGCAGCGGTTAGACCAGACACTCTAACTGGTCCACCCTCAACACTACGAGTAATGATAGAGCGACCAGCTACATATGCTTGCTGGAGTGATGTAGATCCTCCGGCAGACCGAGCGATCATCTCGGCGACATTACCAGAGTGAGCAATAGGCCAGTATCCATTGTTGAATGGACCACCAGTGTTGCTGTGCGAAGTCTTGATGTACCAAGATTGATGCGGACCAAAACGATATGCCAAGAGTCCACTACCGCCAAACGCCGACGCACTAATATCGGTGTCTGCCGTCAAGGCAATGTTAGCATTGCTACCAAAGTTATTGTCTGATGCTATAATACTAATGCCATCGTCGGCGGCAGAAAGCGTTGCATTTGTGCCAGCATTCAACGAAAGAGCAGTACCAGCAGACAAGATGGCGTCAGATGTCATCGACTGCAATTGCAACAATGAGTTTTGTACAAAAATCTTGAAGCTGCCGTTCGATACGTAGTGCAATACGTTGCCATCAGAATTAACAGAGAGACCGTGACTAGCAATGCTAAGCGAGCCGCTACTTGCAATAGTGCCAGCATTCGAATTGGCAGGATCAATACCTAGCCACAAATGACCATTGGTTCCAAAGGTACCAGAGCCTTGAAATGCCAATGCGTTGTGGTTTAGATACGCAATACCATAGCTATGTGGATTGAGTGGTGTGCTTGTGTAGCCACTCACTGCCAAACCATATCCTTGATCTCCAATAGGGTCGGTTGGAAATAGAGGACGTGTGATTTCTGGTTGCTTCAAAACAACGCCGTCAGATCGTGTACCGGCGTTCTTTAGCAATACCTCGTCACCGCCATTATAAGCGGCCTGGAGAGTCGTGCTGGTAGTACCACCAGCAATCATGGCAGCTACTTGACCAGAGTGAGGAATTGGCCAGAAGCCATCGTTGTCTGGACCACCAGTATTTGAGTGTGATAGTTTGGCGTACCAAGCTTGGTGCGGACCAAAGCGGAATTCTAGTTGACCACTGCCATTGAATGGTGAAAGATTGGTATTCTGTCTTGCGTTAACAAAGACGCCACCACGTCCTCCGAGGCCATCGCCAAATGCCTGAAGGACTAAAGGTCCATCATTTGCAAGCATTTGATTACTAGCATCAGGACCAAACGAGAACGTTCCCATCCCGCCACTACCAATGATTCTCATTGCTCCAAACGGAGCTACGATGTCGGCACCTTGTCCAACAGCATTATCACCAAGCTGAAGAGGGAACGTTCTTCCGCCGTCTGTTGAGAATCCAAAAACCTCTTCTCCAAGAGAGAGATTTTGTTCTTGGCTCAATTGAAAACGAATAACACCAGAAGTACCAGTGCTTGGATTATACCAAACACCACTGTTCATGAACACACCAGCGAACGGACGCACAGCCCCGGTGAATCCACCATTCGTCATTTCTGCCCCTAGAGCAGCAGAGCCGCTAGCCTGCGGCCATAGATCGCCTACTTCGCGTGCCATTTAGTACACCTTTTGAACGGTTAATGAAGACCCGTTGATTTTTTGAACAGACCGTCCAGTAGTGTTGTCTGTAGCATACAATGTGATGCTACTCAGGGATGGTGGACAAGTAATCAAGAAAGATTTAGAAATAGTGACTGGAGTAGCTTCAACTTTGTAGTCAAATGATTCATTTGCATAACAAATTGTTCCGGGCTCTTCCGTATAACCACTACCATTATCAATCATCAGTCGAACAGAAAAAGACGATGCTTTTGCTGTTGAGTTAGGACTTAGAGTAACTGACCAGCTAACAAGATATACGCCACCAGCACCAAGGCTAAGTTGATCGGAGCCATTCCAAACAAAAATGTTTGGATGCGTATTGTAAGTTGGCGTTGCGTCGAATATTATTGGCGTATCTGTTGTAATGGTCTGTCCACCAACAGTATCAACAACTTGAAAGAAAACTGCCGTTACAATAGGGTACGTTTCTTTTGGCGTTCTAATTAAATCAATGCGTTTGTCTGTGTTATTGTATGTTAGAGTGCCAGATGTGCTGGCATCGTACAAATTCAAGCTACGCAAATGCAAGTCATTGATAGGAACGGCTGGTGCCGCCCCGTCATATGTGTTTCTGCCAATAGAGACATTAATTCCGCTAAGCGGTATTACGTCTCCACGCAAAATGTCATACAAACTCACCATATTAGAAGCCCGTGATTACTACTCTTCCAGCCTGTGCCACATTGAATGTGATCGTTACTGTGTTCGCGTCAGTGAGTGCGATAGCATCAGGAATGATAGCAAGACGAGGAGTGCTTGCATCATATACGTCCACCTGAACGTCCGTTGTGTTGAGGTTGTGAGAGACGGTCCATGAAGTAGCAGCACCGAATGAAGCTGCAAAGCTCTTAATAGGTGTAGCGGCACCAGTGATGGTCATTGTCTGACCAATAATGTCTACATAAACACCAGATGCACCAACAACATTGATTGCACCTTGGGCGGTTGTGCCGTTGAAGTCGGTCAATGAGTTGACGATAGAGCCATTGAAGCCCTGAGTTGGGAAACGCCACAACCCAGAAAGACCAAGACTGTCAACGCCAATAAGAATTGGACTGACGCCAGCCGTGTCCGTAACAGAAATGAATCCACTGCCCTTGCTGGCAATGTCAACCGCACCAGTAAGGTCCGCTCCACCTAGCTGACCAACCGACGTGACCGTACCAGCATTCGTCACGAGTGCAGTGAACGTTCTACCCCCGTCAATCGAAATTTGGAACGCACCAGCGGCTTGGCTATATCTAAGGACGCCCGACTGGCCCGACATCGGGTCATGCCAAACGCCAGAGTTCATATGGATATTACCAAACGGCGTGAGCGTGGTTATATCAAATGAGCCGCCTACGCCACCATTGATTCCCAAGTGGGCTTGACCACTACTACCGGGAATGAGATCGCCGTTAAGTCTTACCATGAGATTCCCCCGTCAAAAAACACACTAATCATAGGGACTCGCAATAGATGTGCGTAAATCTGAGGTTACGAACACTTGCGGTGATGTTGTTCAGTTGAATACCGGCACGAAGCAAGACATTAACGCGAGGAAGATTGTTGATCGCATAGCCATTAGCAATGCGATTCCATGAAACGTCATGCAGCGTCCAGTACAACACGTTGTTGTTTGGGAACGGCGGCGAATAGATATACATATCCCAGATTCTATTGCCAGAACACGAGATTCCGGTGTCTTGCGTGCTTCTTGTTGTTCCATCCTTGGTGGAGAACAGCCAGTTCTTAGCTACGTTTTGTGTCGTGGAGAACGAGAAACCACAAGAGTCTACGCCAGGATCGTCAGCACTAACAGAAGAAGCCATGCTGCCAGCGACCAATCCACAGAAAATTCTACCAGCATCAAAGTTAGCGTCTGGCTGTGTAATACGAGTTGCGTAGAAGAAGCCAGTGTTCACGCCAGATGTCGCACCACGGCAGAACAGAGTGCTGTTTGATCCAGTACCACAGGTAGCGGCGGCGGTAGCGGCGGACGCAATGTTAACCATAACGCCCGACTCAACGTTAGGGGTCGGGTGCGAAACAGTACCTACGCTTGTCAATGTGTTGCCATACGTTTGAATGGTTGTCGTCACTGACGGCAATGCCATGAAGATGAACTTATTGAACAGGGCTGGCTGGAAAAAGTATGGCAGGTTCATGCCAGAGTTACTTCCACCGAATATAGGGCGTTCAGCCAAATTCATTGCAACAAATCGAGAGACGCCAGATCCAGCTCTGGGACCAATAGCGGTGCGGTCAAGAGTCTTGCGACCTAGTTGTAGCTCGCCACTGACACCTAGTGCGTCGATGGACTGATTGAATGTCAATCCTAAGGAATCGCCGCCAATAGATCCGCCATCATTGAAGAGTACGTCGCCGTTATTGCCGCCTACGGTAGCGGTGCCCACAAAAGTCTTGCCGCCATCGGTTGAGAATTCAAAACCACTCGTTCCAAGTCTGATGACACCAGACTGACCATACAAGTTATGGAACACTCCACTCAACTGATGGATATTACCGAAGGGCACGACAGTAGAGAAGTTATCAATCTTGTTCAGATTGGTTCTACTCACGCCAAGGTGTGACCCTCCGCTGACAGCCGGTGTGAAATCGCCTATAATTGTTCCCATTTACGTGCAAGCTCCTTGCAAAGATAATACACTAACCAATGACCAAGACTCTTCCGCTTGTAATGGAATTAAAGACTATTGACACAGCGTTGGCACTGGTGATTTCGATGTCGTCTGGTATGATAAGCTTAGGAGGAACGCTCGTGTCCTTCACCTGTACGATCACATCGTCCGTGTTCAATCCGTGTGTAATGACTACGCTTCTCAAGTTAGTGAATGACTCAGCGTACTTCTTAACGCCGCCAGTAGGTACACCAGATGGAGCATGAATAACTACGCGACCAGTCTGTGGCGTGTTAAAGATCACCCCAACCTGATTGAGGTTTTCCGAGATGATCTCATCTGGCACGATGACTCGTGGCGGTGACGAGTTATCGTAGAGTTGAACTATTGTTTCTCTGGTGTTAAAGTTGTGGTTAAATATTCCACTAACTAAATGGGTGAATGATGCAGTGTACGAAGCAACTGCACTAATTGAAACGTCCGTAATCGTGCCGATAAGGCCAGACAGAGCGGCACCATTGACGACAAAGTTGCCGCCAATTTGTTCAACGGTGATACCATTGACTCCAATGACACCAGACTGAGAAGACGCCGGACCAACGGTGCCAGACGCTCCCGCACCATCAATCGTGATGAGGTTGCCACCCGCCGTAACAACAACTCCATTGACGCCAGTGATGGCGACTGTGGGTCCTGTCTGGCCGTTGATAGACTGAATGCCGGAAGTAGATCCGCTGCTTCCGCCAGACCCTCCACCAAGCGATACGATTCCACCAACGCCAATACTCATGCCAACTCTAAGATACGAACGTCGGACGTTGAGTCAGAGACGCCGTACACTTTGACGTTCGGAGTACCTTGGATATCGAAGGCGATCTTTTCGCCAACCGCCATAGGCATACCATTGGATGTCGTCACGTTGGACGTACCGACATAGAGTGTGCCGGGACCGGCGTTGTAGATCACCAATGCTCTTCGATTTTCGAGCGGCGAGCTTGGAATTGCTGTTGGCGATCCGCCAACAGAAATAGCCTGTTGGCTTAAACCAATAGAAACAGAAGCGTTCTCTGGATTGAGAACGATAATGCCGTCGCCCTGTCGATGACGAAGATTGGTACGCTGATCGGGCACAGGATATGTGCCGGGCGTAATACCGTAAGGCGGAGCGTGTGCTACGTGGGGAGTTGTGCCGCTCCCTATGACTGCGTTGTATTCTCTGGGCATTGGGGGTTCCCTCCATTAAAGGGAAATGCCTCAGTAGATCAGCAACTTTATGTTAGTTGATCCAGACGCACAACGAGCCCAAATAGAAACGTTCTTGAGCACAGGAATACTAACCGTGTCGCCAGTAGTACCGTTAGCTGCCAACGGAAATCCTTCGGTGTCTGTGAAGTTTTGCTTATGACTCAACAGAACGACTGACGATCCACCATTTTTGACAATAACATTGCCACATCTTGGAAGTGGGTTGTTATTGAACGCCAAAACTTCAACTGCCGACGTGCCTACCGTAATGCCAGAAGCGGCAAAAGCATCAACCGAGTTCAAATCCTCGGGATTGGCAAGAATCACCTGCGTGCCAGTACGCACGCCCTCACCATTTGATTGATTGCCACGCTGAGACGCAGGCAGAATGCCGCGTGTATAAGGTAGCGTGCCGCTACCGACAATTGCTGCTACGATTGAAGTCATACTAGACTCCCTTGAAAGGGTACCAAACGATACCTGACCTCATACAAATACACTAAGGGGCCGCCGTAGCAGCCCCTTAGAAAAAGATCGTTAGACTCTAATCAGAATTGTTTCAGAGCCAGTATCGAACAGAATGGCAGCGTATTCACGTCACCAGTTCCTACGAATCCAGCAAACACTTTGAGAGCACAACCAGCAGGCAGAGCAATCTGGAATGTGTTATTCAAAGTTGCCTTGGGCGAAGATGAAGACACGTCCTCAAAAGACACGCTCTCGCGGATCATGCTCTCTGCACCACTGCCATCGTTCAGAACAACATAAGCAGTGAGGTTGCCACCGATGCCAGATCCAAGACCTGCATTCACGGTATATGTACACTCATACAATCCTGAGTTCGCAACAGCAATTGCCGCGTGCGTCAGAACGTAGTTATCTGGATCTTCATTGATTGGCAACGCATCGAAAAGAACCTTTTCGGGCGTGGGGCCAATTGGTTGTGCGAAATCCTGCTGTGCTTGTACCATGTGGTACCTACTGGCATTCAAGTACACTAAGCTTCAATCATTTTAAGCTTGTGTTTTATATGGGCTTCGTACGACCACGGATAGAGTTCCTTGAAAATAGAGGCCATAGCGTCTGCAACCTCTCTGATTTCAAGCTGTGCATGCGGATCCTGGCGAAGGTTCAGGAAGTGCATCAGATTGTGAACGTCACACGAAACGTAAATCTCAGTGAACATCGACACTGGTAGAACGATACGTGCTAGTTCTTTGGCTACGCCACGACTCAAAAGCTCTTGATAACCAGCATAAGCTGATTTAAAAACACTCTCAGCAATGGATGTATTATGGCTATGCCAAAAGTCTTCTGATTCGGTAGCACCAGTTAGCTCCAAGCTACCTTGTTTGTTTTTGGTATCCTGAATACGCCACTTCTGCGGCATATAGAATTCGTCCGCCAATTCGCTATAGCGTCCACTCCATTCGTTCAAGCGGAATGTGCGGTGACGCACAAACTGCCTCATACAAAAAATGGGCATCTTGATATTGAACGTAATGCTGCATGATTCGAAGGGGCTCGTGTGCCGATTCTTGTGCAGGTACATCAAGAGCTTCTTGTCAGCTTCTTCGCCCTTACTAGGCGACTTATAGCTGATCCGTGCCGTCTCGACAATACGAAGATCGTCGCCTAGATGGTCGATATAGCGGACGTAACCCTGTCCAAGGACAGGAATGGTGTAGCCTTTTTCAATCATAGGACAAGCTTCGGAGTAATGATGTCGCTGAGAACAGAGTCCAGCTTTGTCCTCAATTCTGCCAACACTTCTTCGGCGTCAAAGGCACGACCAATGACAACCTCGGCTGTGTAGCGTCCATGAATTTCCATACGATCCACGCCCTCAGTACCCATGAGGGCCTCAAGCAGCGACTTCTCAACCGCCTTGATTGATTTGTTGATGGATAGCATGAAACGATAAGGAATCTCGTTACCGTTTTCGTCCTTGGCAAAAATCAATACATACTTCTGTGTGTTCTTCATGTTGATATGATGACTTCGGCGAAGCCGAATGTCTACTAGATAGTACAAGAGTCTCCATCACAAAACTTTGGAGCTACCGCGTCGCCTTCCGAGGCGTCATCAAAAACGATAGGCTTCAAGTTCTTGGACATTTCAAGATACTGTTCTTCGGTGATTGTTTCGTATGGAGCTTGAACGTAGCCATGTTCCTCGATTGGCAAAAAGGAAATCCCCTTCAATGAGTCCTCATATAGTTCGAGGATGTGTTGAATGTCTTCTTTCTCAGACGGCTTGAAAGTGACAGTGACAGACACTTGGTTATCGGCCCAGTAACGTTGGTACGCAACCGCATTAGCTACCTGTTCCCAAATCGACACATCATCTTTGGAGCGAACAAAGAACTCCTCGCGAATTGGGAACTCGATACAGACGGTATTAGCTTCTTGACCAATGGCAGGCTCGATCTTGTAGCCCGCTTGGCGTGCGGCCTCTACCAAAGGCGAAGTCGTGCCCACGCGGATTCGCCTAATGTAGTATTCAGAATGCGGATAGTGGATACCGGGCGGCTCGCCAGCTAGCAAGCTGATGGTGCCACTCGGCTTCACCGATGTCTTCTTGATTGACTTGGGTACGCCCAGCCAATTGGAATACTGTACGTCAAGCCCGCTGATAAATTCATAGCCTTTATCGCACCAACGCAACATTTCGCGACGCCCGTGACGCCCGAACGCCTTGATGATGCCGGATTGACTTAGACCAATACGACGATTGCGAGCCATGACAGCATTCGTCTCTGCCCAGTGAGTAGGAATCAGAGTGACTGTCTTTGCATACAAGTATGCAATTTTCAATGTCTCAAAGTATTCTTCGAGACTCTCGTGTCTCGCAGGGAATGTCTCGACAAGAGTGCATAGTTCGTATTGATGTAGCGTCTGTTCTAGGCACGGATTGCCACCAACGGCCTCACGGTCTGCCCAATCCGCGGGATCCTTCATGCGTCCGTATGCACGAGCATTATCAAGCCACATGTAACCGGGTTCGCCATTGGTTGCGGTTTGACGTGCATGCCAAGCATAGTCCATTCCTACCGTAGCAAAGATAGAATTGTTGGATGCCCAACGGTGATGCATGAGCTTGTCTTTGTCTTGCTTCAAAAGAGCAAACTTCTCATCTGTAGGCTCGCCAAACACAATCTCGGCAGAACGACGAACATTACCAGCCACGACACAGCGACCAATGAGGTTACCAATATCAACGATGTCTTCGGACGATAACGTTTGATTGATGCGGCTTCTCAGGATGGCCGAAATGTCTTGTAGCATTTCGATGAGAGGTTGGGGACCGCTAGCTGTACCGCCGAATCCCTTGATAGGTGAGCCTTCTGGACGAATAAGACTATAGTCAAACCACGGTGCCGGAGTACCATTTACGTACGATTCGAGCACAAGTCGCAACGCCTCAACCCAACCCTCACGAGTATCTGGAATAACGAATGGATTCACTTGATTGACGATCGGATCCTTGATGAAGAGCTTGCCAGCACCCATAGTATCAAAGCCAACGCCTACGCCAACCATGCTCATGTCCATGATGAACAAGAACGGCTTGATGGGATCGGTAGCGAGATCCTTTGTGCTTACGAACGCACAATTGTTGAGAGCAGCACCACCACGCTCTTGAACGTATTTTGTGCCCATCGCCCACAACCCGCGACCAGGCGGCAGGAACTTGAACGACCACATCAGTTCGAACATACGCTTGGCAGTACGCTGAGCCTTAGCGTCATTCCAAGGCAAATGACTACGCTTGCAGTGGTTTTTTTGAATGCTGAAAGTACCTTCCACTACGCGACGACATGTTTCCCAATACTCCTCTGAACGATTCTCGCCTTCAATTGCACGCGAATATGTTCGCTTGTAAGTGAAATAGCCCAAAGGCCCCCAGTCGGGCTGCTTGCCACGATACTTGGAGACGAATGATTCGGGAAGAGTGAACGAAGGTGTTGCAATATCAAACATTGAAAAAGCGTCCTGGATTCAAAATCTTGTGGCCTGACCCGGTAGAGTCCTTGTGTTTGATGTAGTCCTTAATCAACATACTGCCAAGAATTGCATTGCTAGAATCATAGCAACCAAATCCAGTCAACATGTATTGATTGGGACGATTAGGCACTGGTCCAATTAGAGGTTTATCATCTGCCGTTCCACAAAATACGGCAGACCAAACGTAACTGAATTTGGCCGTCTTCAAAAGAGGGAAGGACTCGTGCGAGAATGAGCTTAGTTTGTCATACACGGCAGGGCTAATCTCGCCATCGTATACGATACCTTCTTGTTGGCCTCGTACGGCTTGACGCATCCCTCCCATCACAAAACGCGACGAATACTGGCGGAACCTTTCGTTGCCATTGTTGCATGAAATGCTCATGGTTGGAAGGGCTTGTACAACATCAGCTTCAAGGTAGTCGGTAGCGATCATTTGCTCCCGAAAGGGACGAATGATGTCTCCAAACTCTGGCAGTAGTCTACTTGTGTACGCTCCAGTACAGTACACTACTTGTTTGGCACGAATGGTTCCTCTGTGACGAATTGAAACAGTCAAACTACCATCGGCATTCGCAACTACAGATTCTGCCTGCGTGTTAGTGAAGACACGAGTACCGCTCTTCTCCACCGCGTCTCTTAAGCCGTTGACGACCTTATATGGATTATATGTTGCCTCATTAGGTACAAACATTCCGCCAACGAAGTGCTTCGCTGGTACCATTAAGTCTAGTTGGCGTCTCGAAAGCAATGGACATTCAATGCCACGTACACGAGAAATAAACTGAGACTCTAGTTCGAGCTTGGACATTTCTTCTTCGCTAACAGCGAGCCGCAGACCGCCGGTTTCGCGAAGATCGTGATCGAACGACAAGGCTCGCAGACCATTCAAGAAGCGACGATTATTGTCACCAACGAATTGCAGATAGTCTTCGCCGTCTGGCATTTCATGGAAGAGTTTACTGCCTCGCAGTAATAGCTGTCCCATGCCTCTACCAGATGCATGAAATCCTACAGATGTCTCTTCGACCAGATAGGTGTTGAGCATGCCACTATTGACAAGATAGTAAAGCAAGCTCACCCCAGCGAGTCCGCCGCCGATAATGAGCGTGTCTACATTCTTAATCAACCCAGACGTGACTTTATGCTTGGTTGGGCATGATTCAAACCACAGATTAGCGTGTCGAACCATACTATAGCAGCTCTTCTAGCGAGACATCATCGACGGTAGCCGCCTCTTCATTCATGGCCTTGAGAACCTTGCGAATATCCGATCTTGTCGGCTCGAAATACTTGCGGTAGTTGCGTGCGATACAAGGATCACAAACATCCACAAATAGCGAGACGGTTGATCCGTCTCGCGTCTTGAATTCTTTCTGTTCCGTGCTGACCTTATGATCCATAACACGGGACATACGCAGCTTCTTACATTGCGGACAAGTGAAGATCTTCTTGTCTACGGGCCTACCACCAAAACGCTTCATCGATTGTCTCCACTACCACCGAGCGTGCCCTTTGCGGCACGAGCAGCTAGCTTGTCAAGATTGCCTTGAGCGACATCGCCCATGTCCAAATCAAACTCATCGCAAAGAGCATGGACATACCACAAAACATCACCAAGCTCTTTCTTGATGGCGACCCTATCTTCGGGCGTTGCTATGCCACCTTTGTCACGAACCATCTTCTTGATTTTTTCAGCCACTTCACCAGCTTCTCCACATAGTCCTAATGCTGGATACAAGTATGAGGAATCATTATATCGATTGTCTTGCCACGTTTTGATGTATGGATAGACGGCAGTAGCGGCGGCACGCCGCTGATATTCTTCGAATGATAGCCCCATCACTCTTCCTTCTTCGTCTCAGGATTCCACTTGGTCCAACCACGCTTGCCGATCACCTTGCCGTCGTCACCCTTACGACGAGGGAAGAGAGTGCCTTCCTTGCCCTTGTGCTGACCAAAGGCGAGACGAGCATAGCAGTCGTTGCAATGCAGTTCATAGAACTGATTGTCGTCCACGCTACGCACTACAAAGCGTAGATTGTCTTGGCCACATGAGCCACAATGCTGCTCCTCGAATACTTCTTGAAAAGAAGAAATCTGACGGAAAACGTCCTTCTGAGAGTCGCCAGAAACTTCGATGGCTAGACGCCCGTTCTTGCTTGAATACGTAATCTTCATTGATTGTCCTTATCTGCTTGTGCCTGCAATTCCTTCTTGCGGGCCTCTCGTTCTTCGGCAGCCGACAACTTCGTCGGCTTAGCCTTCGTGGGCTGTCGGTCATTTAGCCAAGCCATAGCCTTCTGACCTTCTTCTACTGTCAATTCGCCAAGCTCAAAGACTGAGCTATTACGTTCCTTGGAAAGAATAGCTTCCAGGACTTCGGCTGTAGTAGCATTGCGAGATTCACATAGCTTTTCGATGGCCTTTACCACCTGCGAGTCGATTTGCTTGCTGGTCGATGCGGCGATCTGTTCAATCGCCCCGCCATCCACAAATCCGACTTCTTCCGACGACATGATACCGATATTCAATGCCTTGCGTAAGCAGCGAGCTTCTGCACGCGACTCGGCAACAGCAGTTGGGTAGGCCATGAACTTGCCAGAAGTATTAGCCGAGTTACAGTCAGCGGTACCAACCCAAATAGTACCATCCGAAAACTCAGCTTCGTAGACGGCCTGCATGATACCAACAGAGCCAGTCTGATCCTTGGGAATGAAGTTGAATTGGCAGCGACTACGTACAATACCAGCTTCCTGGGCCAGGCGTTGCAAGCCACGAAGGTACACTACCCTCATTTCTTTGCCGTCTTCCTTACGGACTCCTACTTCCGATGCCTGGAATTGCTCTTCCCAGTTGGTTCCGTAACGCTGAGTTTTGGGTGTAATGGTCATGAAACGATTGTCTTCACTGGTTGCGTCTCTTCAAAAAAGAGACAAAGTTGGTCGTACACACGCTTACAGCGGGCCCGGGATACTGAGTTTGACTTGTCCTCAACGATCATGACGCGATAGCCAGCAGCATTCAAATGTTGTGTGATACGCTCGTACCGCTCTTCAAGTCGATGTTGCTGCTGCTCGCCATAGATACTAATAGGCAGGATAAGCTCTACAACCACTTTCCTGTCCTCTAGTATGATGTCAGAGACGTGATCGTTCGTCAGCCGGATTCCGGTAGAAACACGTTCGCGGCCCGAAAGAAAGTCGGCTAGCTTCTTGCCGAAATTTGAAAGCTCGCCGGGTTCTGGCCGGTGAGCTTCCTGGAGGCGTGCAATCACGTCCGCACGCTTCTTGCTCGTGCTATTTGCCCATTCTTGACGACGTAGTTTACGTAACACGGCCTTCTGATTTTGGCCACGTTCAGACTCCCAGAACTCCTTCGTGCCCGTGGAAATCTTTTCCTTCGTTTCTAGCGAATGATGACTACCAAGTCTTTGATGCCCGGCAGTATCGATATGCTTACGCTGAGCGTCGCTCTTGTTTCTGCGAACGACGCCCAGCTTCTTCATGTGATAATACAGAGTGGACTTTGGCATGCCCGTATAGGCTGCCATTTCATCTAACGACATTGTATCGTAGAGTTCCTGTAAACCTTGCTTCGTCAATTTCATTATCGCTTAACGCGATCCCAATTCACGCGAAGCTTGAGTCTATTCGCTTCCGCCTTCAATTGCATTGGCGAAGCGTGATACTTGTTGATACAGAACTGCATACCGCAATTCTCAAGATCTCTACGGAAGCGGTCAATGATGCCGCGTCTATCAGACTCAGAACCTGCGAGAGGCAGAGACCAGGGTTCGCTCTTGCTTAGAGCCTCTGCTGTTTTAGCTTCTTGCTCAGCTTGAAAACGTTGCTGACGTTCGGCATCTTCTGCACGAACCTTGTTGCCGTCAGGTGTGCCTACGGCCTTTTCACGCTTCTCAATAGTGCGACGCAACTCAAGCTCTTTGAGCCTGAGATTAGCGGTCTCTTCGGCAGCACGAGCTTTGCTCGTCTCGTTGATGATGACTTCTTCGCGTCCCTCGACCATAGCAATCTCAAGACGCTTGTACAAACGACGTGCATCGTCTTGATTCTCAACATCGAATTGCTTCTTGTAGTATTCAATGTCTGCTGGGTCCAATCCAAGCTTCCGTTCGAACGTTGAGTTGCTTGCAAGCTGTGCAATTAGCTTCAAGAACTCAATTCTCTGCGGCATTGTAAGCTTGGGACGTTCACGTCTACGAGGCTTGGCCCCATCTTTCCATGCACGCTTCTCACGTTCAGTGATCTCGTGCTTATCTTCATTTTTATTCATGATAACTCCTAGAAAAGGAATTCGTCTGCCTTGCGGACAAACGCGGGGTCGGGAGATTGCAAGTGGAAGTCATACCGACACATCTTGTGTACTAGCTGATTGAAGTCACACTGCGGATACCAGTTGAGCTTCTTTCTAGCCTTGGTGCTGTCGCCCAACAAAACCTCAACATCCTTGGGGCGTTTAAAAGCAGGATTGATCTTGTAGACCTTCTCCGGTTCCAGATCGAAAAAATTGCAGCAGGCATCAAAGAATGTACGTACGGAATACGTATTGCCTGTTGCGATTACAAAGTCATCTGGCTCATCAAGCTGTAGCATGGCGTGCATAGCACGCACATAATCACCAGCGAATCCCCAGTCGCGGCAAGCGTCCATATTGCCTAATTCAACATGCTCTTGCAGTCCCCACTTCACGCGGGCTAGATTGCTCGTGATTTTGCGGGTTACGAACTCCTCGCCACGCAGTGGAGACTCATGATTGAACAAGATGCCGCAAGCGGTGTACATACCAAATGAGCGACGATAGACCTGTGTAATATTGAACCCGAATACCTTAGCGGCAGCGTAAGGCGATTCGGGCTCCATCGGCGTATCTTCATTCAAGCTCGCTGTCTTGCCGTTGTGGATTGGATTCCCAAACTGTTCGCTTGAACCGGCAAAATAGAAGCGACAATCTAGCTTCTCTTGACGAATGGCCTCAAGGCAGTTCAGAACACCAAGTCCCGTCAGTTCACATGTGGTAATTGGATACTTCCAAGACATAGCAACATGCGATTGAGCAGCCAAGTGATAGAACTCGTCGGGTTGAAACTTTCGAACGGCATCTTGAATGCTTGAAATGTCAGAAATGTCTCCGTCAACTACAACGAAATTGGGACTTCCACGTAGCGTGCGGAGGCGTCCGTCTGTTGGCATAGACGTACGACGACGAATGCCAACGACGCGATAACCCAACTGGAGCAAGTAGTGGGCGAGATAGAAGCCATCTTGGCCGGTCACGCCAGTGATGATTGCAGTTTTACTTTGCATCGCGATACCACTTGATTGTCTTGGCGACAGTATCTTGGATTGATGTTGTGGCCTCCCAATTTAGAACACTCTTGGCACGCGAAACATCTAGACATCTACGCGGCTGTCCATCGGGCTTTGTGCTATCCCAAACAATGGTAGCGGTATAGCCACCAATTCTCTTGACAGTCTCCGCCAATTCCTTGATAGTGATCTCTTGTCCAGTTCCAAGGTTGATAGGCTGCGGATCAGTGTCTTTCTCGATAGCGATGGCGATAGCTCTCGCACAGTCGCCAACATATAGGAACTCGCGAGAGGCAGAGCCAGTTCCCCATAGTACCACAACGTCTTGAGCCTCTTCGAACTTGCGGATCATGGCTGGTAGTACGTGTGACGAATACAAGTCGAAGTGATCGTGCTCACCAGCCATATTGACTGGCACAAGGTTCGTTACGTTGAGACCATATTGCTTGTGATATGCAATACCAAGCTCTACGATAGCTTTCTTGGCGATACCATATGGAGCATTGGTCTCTTCTGGGTAGCCATTCCAGATATCACTCTCTCGAAATGGCACTGGTGTGTGCTTGGGGTATGAACAGACGGTGCTGAGGTTGACAAGCTTCTTAACCCCGGCAAGGCGACACGCCTCGATAACATTCAATCCCATCTGCAAGTTCTCATACATGAACTTGCCGGGGTTGTCTTTGTTGATGCCGATTCCACCACAAATGGCAGCAAGATGAATAACGGCATCGCAATTGGAAAACCAATACAGTAAGCCAGTGTCTGGCGATTCGTACTGGAATTGAGAGAATAGGTTCATCTCAGCACTTGTAGGTGCTATGACCTCATGACCTTCGGCACGCAGTACCGAAACGACATGCTTGCCAACGAATCCATTGCCGCCAGTAACTAAGACTTTCATGGCTTACGTCCGATCCCTCGCACGATGCAAGGACGTTTATTGTGAGGACCACCAACGCCGCCATTGCTTACCATTTCAAAGCCAGCGTCTTCGAGTAGTAGCTTGATGCAGTTCGGCGTAAAACGCCAGAAGTCATCTGGATAACCGTGGATCTCAAAGTCAAAGACTGATGTGAGATAGAAGATGCCACCCGGCTTCAAAACACGAAAAGCCTCATGAGTTACTTCACGAGGCCAATCAACGTGTTCGTAGCAGTCTGTACTGATGATCACATCAAAGTGATTATCGGGGAACGGAATGGCTTTGGCATCTGCAACCACGTCAACGCCCGGTCCCGTTTGCATATCAAGGCCAATATACTCTAGTACTTGTGGTGCTATTGTCTTTCGGCAAATAATATCTTCTTGACCAGGAGCGATCCAGCTACCAATTTCAAGCACTCGCATATCCTTGGTAAAGGGCATGCGTACTGCGGCCTCAGCTTCAATCCAGTGTCTATTGCCAATGTCCAAGGAATTGCTCCACGGTGATTACACCCATAATCTTGTTACGATGCTTGCAAAAGAAATCCCAAGTGTAGCCGTCGATTGGACGAAGCTCAACAAGCATACAGGGGTCAACGCCACGCTCAATCAGTCCACATCCATAGTCCGTATCTACAACACGCATAATCAAATCACGACGATCAGCTCGCATGGCCGCAAACGCCTTCCATACGTCGCCTGTCCATGGTTTGCCACTAATGCCTTCTCGTAACTGCTCGTACTCCGCAGAGGGCAAACAGTCATGCACAACTATTATGCCACCGTCGTTTAGGTGTGTCAATGAGTTTTCGATATCTCTTTGAACTTGTTCTGCAAGGTGTAGACCATCAATGAAGATTATGTCGTAACTCTGCTTGCAATGGTTAGCAAAGAACTCATCCGATGTCATGTTGAAAACCGCTTGACCATTAGGGTCTACGCTGTGTTTCACATCCAAAGGCGGCAGGCTATTGTACGTTTCGTTTCCAAGCACCCCGATCTCAAGATAGGACTTGTATCCACGCTTTTCAATCAGGTATCGAATAATGTCATAACGTTTCATGTTAGTAAGTGACCTCTTGTACATACGGTAGATACACGTTCTTGCTATACGCATGAAACATTGCCGCCCGCGTCGGACCCATGTCTTTAGTAAACGTCTCATAATGATTCATGTATCTCTCAAGATTGGGCCACTTGTTACGCCACATCTGTCCCAACAGGTCGTGCGTAAGTCCATTTGGCATGGGCAGATAGCCGTCGTAAGCCTTGTGAATTGCACCACTCTTTGTGGTGCCGTTGTGTTCATGATGACACCATGCACCCTGGTGAACTACAACTGAGCCACCCTCAATAAACGCTCTGAGTGCGAAGTCCATGTTCTCGTAACACGCCTTCCAGCGTTCGTCGAAGTATCCGATCTTTTCAAAGACGGTACGTGGCCAAAACTGAATCGTCAACTCTTGCACAATGTTCTGCAACAGGATGCCATCTTCGCGAGCATGCGGAGCACGTTGGTGATCTAGCGACGAGTTATCCGATACTGGACAGATCTGATAGATTGTTGGATCGGCTCGAAGAGCCGAGACCAACGTGTCGTCCAATCCAGGCGTGAATGTCACGTCGGAGGTTACGAGCGACACAAACTTCCCGCGAGCCATATTGGCGAGCAGGTTGATACCACGACTTATCCCCACGTTGCTCCGCAATAACACGGCCTGGAACCCAAACTTAGCGGCAAGATTCGCCGTCAACTCAGGCTGACTAGCCTGATCAATCAGATATACTTCGCTCGTCAGATTCTTGCTACGATTGGCAGCAAGAGATTCAACAGCAGCAATAAAAGCCGCCGTTGCTGGACCATCTGCATCAGGGTTGTAGTTAAGAATACCAAAAGTAACGTCTACCATGTATCCACCACTTTAGCTATACGCATTGCCCAAGAACGAAAGTCCGTGAACTTCATTGTGCCCTTAGCATGCTTCTTGTATCTCTTGAGTACAACATTTCTAGCCGCATATCCCCTTGGTTTCCTGCGAATACATCCACAATAACAGAGTCTTTTGGGCCCAGCTAAGTGACTGCTGATGTGGTTGGTAGCCATCAAGCGACCAAAACGTTTGCCATGTAGATCTAGCAACTTAGGCATTATTTGATCAATCGAATAATTGTGTCATTTGCAGCGGCACCGGGCGTGGGCACGTACTCAACGCTTACGCGACACCCCAATGTTCCAAGGAATGCCATGAATTTGTCGTGAGCGTAGGTATTCCAGAAATACGTACATCCATTCTCATCTGGCTCAGACTCCTTGATTACGTCCGCAGGCATGTCAGCCAGATCAACAAATAGAACAATGATCGCTTCCTTGGAGGCAACTCGATAGACTTCTTTGATCGCCGCTTCATACCCCTCGCCTAAATGCTCAAGGATGTGACGAGCAACGACAACATCAAAAGAATTATCTTGAAATGGAATACTTTGGATATAGCCCTGTTTTAATTCAATTTCGCCAGGGTACAGTTTTCTGGCGTGATCTAGCATTTTCTGTGTGCGATCTAGCCCAAAATAGCGACATTGAACGTGCAACCCCTTCAATACTTCCCAGTTGACGCATGTACCACACGCAACATCAAGTACGGTGGGATTGTCGTGTTCGCGAATCATTTCGGCGAGACGATGCCGACCAAGATTATCTGTGCCGGTACGATGGTTACGCAGGAACCTCGCGATATGCTCGGGGTCCATGAAGTCGTGATTGTCTTTACGTGTCATGTAATTCATTTGCTGCACACCACGTACATTTCAAGATTGGCTCGATTGATCGACGCGACTGGCTGCCCGTCTAGGAACGTGATGTTCGTAAAACCGCAGACCGTCAGTAGCTTTGTCATTGTCCGTTTGTCAAACAGACATTGATGCTGTCCATTCGAAATAATCCAGTCACTATAGCTTGCAAACGGTGCATTAACGCTCGACTCTGATCTGGCCCATTGCGGATAGTTATAGTATAGCCAAACAATCTTTTCAAAATCAGGCACCTTGATTTCTAGCTTGCCGCCCGGCTTCAAAACGCGACGCCACTCTCCAAGAGCCGCCATTGCTGTTTTTGGATTTAATGGATTTGCAAGATGTGGCTCGTATTCACCAGCACGAAAGTGTTCCAAAATATGATATGCAAGAATCACATCAACAGAGTCGTCTTGAAACGGAAGGTCGGTTACGTCCGCCTTGAGATCTGCTGTAGGATGATCGAAATCAATATTAATAAACCCTTCGCGGTTATCGCCGTGAGACGCTAGATTGAGCTTGATCATAGCACACCAACTTCCTTGAATATCTTCTGGAAGCGATGATGCCACTGATGCTCGTTCAACATACGTTCACGAGCAGCGAACGCAATCGTTTCGCGTTCAGTAGAATTATTGAGATAGTACCGCGTCTTTTCAATCAACTCTGTCACGGTATTGACAATGATGATTTCTTTGCCTGGAACAAAATACGACTCTAGATCATCTGCTGGTGTACTGATTTGAAAGCCCTGACACTGCGGAATCTCGAAATGTCTTCCCTTGATTTGTGGCATAGTGCCATGATGCCATGGATTAGATAGATTCAAATTGACACGAGACGCATTGAACACGTCGATCACTTCATTGAAGTCGGTTAGATAACCATGCCAGTTTGTATAGCCATCCCAGTAATTGCCGAATAGGTCAATCTTGATACCTGCGGCCATCATCTGATCGATAATTTCGCTACGCCAGAATTTGCCATTCGGCATCTGTCCATGCTTCTGGCCAACGAATGTCGCATCATACTTGTATAGCTTGCGATTGGGCTGATACTTGGGAGAGCCAGCCCATTGTGATTTAATCACTTTCATGCCGTGTCGCTCATATAACGGCAACGTCGCTGAGTGAGTGGTCACGAAATGACTGACACGATTCTTGCGTGGCAAGATCCAGTTACTGAATCGCCAACTTGCGTCACAGTCCCATTGAATAACTGGAATATCCTGCTTGAGTGCTAGCTTTGCTACACCCTCAGGAAGATCTAGAGATTCATTAAAAGCAACGTGGAAGATGGCGTCGAACTTGTTTTCAGTGAACACTTCTTCTGCGGAAGGCTGATATTCATACGAATCTGGATACCAGTATTCAGCATCAAACATGTCACGGGCAACGCAGTTACGAATACCGGACTCGATATTCATGTGTTCATACGAGAAGCCCTCGTTATGCTTCCCGTAATTGTATTTCAAACCAACATACAGAACTTTCATACTTCGCCGCGTGTTACGCTTGTCCCCATCGAATAGATGTATAGACGTTCTGGAATCTTGTAAAACGTGAATCCACTAGTAATAGCACGCTTCCACAAATCCCAGTCTTCACGTCCCAGAAGAGAACGGTCTGTTCGATATCCACCAAGTGAATCGATGGCCAGCTTGCGAATCAATGCTGATCCATGGCATACTACATTTTCACGCGGCATAGCAGCAGCAATTGCCGAATGGGTTTCGTATTGTCCCACCTTGAAGCAGTTGGGGGTGAGTACGCCACCGGTACTATCCCATACTTCTGTGAAACAGAAATCAACGCCTGGATTTTCTAGCAAGAAGTTGCGTTGCCATTCAAGCTTGCAATCCATCCACTGATCGTCAGCGTCTAGATAAGCAACCCATTGCCCAGTGCAATGGGCTAGTCCAAAGTTCTTGGCAATTGCCAATCCTTGCTTGTGAGGACGTTCGTGAATCTTGAGATTCAGAATGTCTTTGTATGGCTCAGCGGTCCATTTCGTGTCTTCGTGGCATTGATCAAGGACTAGAATGGTCTCAAAATTCGGATATGTCTGTCGAGTCAAAGACTCAAGAGCTTCTTGCAGAAGCACATCATGCTCATGATCGACGCTGTGACAGCAGATCAAAACACTGATTGTATCAGACTCTTTCATGTGGAAACAGCTTTTCTAGAATGGTAGCACAACGACGGCCATAAGTATGATCACGCAAAACCACGTTTTGTCCATCGCTATTTGGAAGAAACATGACGCCACTTACGACTCATTTTTGGTACGTCCATAGCATTGAGTTTAGACAGTATTGTCTTGCAATGATCACCGACTATAGCATATTGCTTAGTGATGTTAGTTTTACAATTAGTAGCTGGCCGGATAGACGACTGTCTACAATGCGTGGGCCACGTTGTCATTGTCTTAAATCTCTCAATCATAAACTCAAGCACATCTGTTGTACCAACAACATTCAAACCTAAATATTTATTGTCTTTAATGTAAATACAACCATCGCCATCAATATATCCTATGATATACGCAAGAGAATTGATATCTGACAAATGAGGACGCCGTAATGTCAAAGATTTGCGTTGAGTGATATTGAAGTGTCGTTCAAGATCATTAACTATTTGTTTACTATAAATAACAACACGCACTATATGATCGTATCTAGCAATAGGTCCATTGTACTCAACATCCTCACAAAACCGAGCGACATGATCTATGTCCTTATAATCAATACTAATTTCAAGCCACTTGGAATACTTGTCTTCATGCACGCAACCGTCCGCCGCAATAAAGCCAGCCCAATAAGAGTTCAATGGGGTTGGACTAGAAAAGAAATCGTCATTGACTGAGTATTGCCTACGTCTCATATGGAAAAAGTCTTTGAAGAATGGCTTGACATCTATTACGATATGTATGATGTTCTAGACAATGTTGTTGTCCAGTCAATGCAATTCGCTTAGAGAAGCTTTCTCCACAAGCAAACATATGATGAAAGTGATTAGTGCCATTAACCTCTGTGCCAAAAAGATGATTCTCGTCTCGAAAATTAATATAGTGCTCTAAGTTAGTACCAATGGTCGGCAGTGCCGGGTCTTGCACACTCAGTAATACACTACCTGCCGCCATGGTTTCCGTACATCTCATTGGTAAAAGACCCGCCCCACCGCCAGCAACATCATTTATCACATAATGACTAGAGGCTAACGCATCAATGTATGCTTCACGAAAGACACCATGAATAAAATCTATTCTAGCATCTGGACAAGCTCTTTTCATGAGATCGTAAAGTCTGCGTCTTTCTGGCCTATCAGATCCGATGAGTAGAAAATCGCGTGTTTTTTCTTTATAGGATCTATAGTGTAGTGCTGGATCTGCTGCATATGGCAGGTACTCTGTATTGAGATTGTCATATAGCATTGTGCTATTGGCAATGAAGTTGACATCAAACTCAAATAGGCGAAGGATGGCTAGCCAGTGCTGAGGATACAGGGCTGCGTCAAAGAACCAACTCGCACGTTTACGTGCTCGTATGTTGGCTAGCTCTGTGTAGACTGGATCGCCGTCGCCACATTCAAGAAATAAGAATAGATCCCAGTCATCTGCGAGTACGTTACAATCCTCCAGACGTTTCTGCGTCTGATAGTAATTACCGTACGGAGTGACATCGTGCCCCAATGCCTGAAAGGCACGCACTACACAATCACCCGTCGCCCAACCGGGCGACTGAGGAATCGCTCGGTACGAAACAAGAATTTTCATGGCTGTAACAATCTGCCTAGTCTCTGTAATTGTTCCTGCTTTTGTTTGTCACAAATTTTGCAACGAGACGAAATGCCATCAGGACGACTTTTGTCTTTATAGAAATCTAGAGCCGATTTATCAACAATGTTGTTCATAGTCTTCCTTCGCCGTGCGGCGTATTTTCCTTCACACAATTTGACGTGACTTCAATGAATTCGGCATTGCGATGCAAGGCTTCAATGTTGCGTGAACCACAATACGTCATGCCTGATCGAATGCCGCCCATCAAATCCGCAATCACGTTCTTTACTGGCCCCTTGGCTCGTACTTTGATCTGTACACCTTCGGCGGCTTTCCAGCCTGCCATAGAACCCATGAAGTCTTCTTGAGCCTCTTTCGAGGCCATTCCTCGAAATAGCTTGTGCTTGCCCGCAAAGGGATAGTGGTCATCTTGTACTTCACCGGGGGTTTCGTCACATCCAGCTAACATACCACCAAGCATAATAACGTGAGCACCAGCAGCCAACGCCTTGACGGCATCACCCGGCGTCTTGATGCCGCCATCAGCAATGATGATGCGGTCAACTTTAGCACAATCCATGATAGCTGTGAGTTGCGGCACGCCGCAACCAGTTTTAATGCGTGTGGTACACACGCTACCAGGACCGATACCTACTTTGATTGCATCAGCACCACACGACGCCAGATAATCAGCGGCGGCATGCGTCGCAACGTTGCCGCCGATAACAAAGATGTCGCTGTATTGCTTCTTGAGTAGCTTAACAAACTTGCCAATAGCTTTTGTGTGACCGTGTGCCACATCTACACAGAAGTAGCGAGCACCAACTTGATACAGTGCTTCGCAACGTTCAAGACCTTCATTCACTCCAAGCGATACGACGGTATGACGTTCATACGATTGGGGCACAATGCCATATTGTGCAACTGGGTCGGTGTAGTGTCTATCAATAGACTCACAATACATCTTGATGTTGTCTTCAATCGAACAGAATCTATGAAGAACGCCAAGACCACCAAGATTGGCAATCTCGCGAGCCATGTTGGATCCTGTAATGGTATCCATATTCGCCGAAAGGACTGGAATACTAAGATGCAGTTCACCAAACTTGATGGACGTGTCTACGTCCTTTCGGCTAGGAATGTCGTTATACCGAGGCACCAACAACACGTCGTCAAATGAATATCCCTTACGAATCATACCTTACACCACTTTCGTTGAAGCTTGGGAACATCAATCTTGTTGAGGAAACTCACGATCCAAGAGTTCCTTTAGCCATCGCCATCCAAAAAGCCAATAACAAAGGCCCATAAACGATTGCCACTTAGTGCTGGGGGCTGTAACGTTTTAGTCTTGGCGGTCGTAATGTTGAATCTCTTTTCAAGTGCTTCAAGCCAACTATGCACGCCATTCAGTCTAATGCGGCATTCAATTGGCGAATTAGATCAAGTCCATGAGGCACAGGATTGATGTGGCCATCCGATGCAATAAAGCCAGCCCAATAACATGACTCCAGCGTCATACGATCATCACAAACATAGCGTCTCTTACCTACCATACAATAATCTCTGCTGCTCTACATCAATGATATCATGTTCATTATATGTAGCACCAATAAACTCACGACCACTACGTGGCAATGGAATTGGTCTGGCGGGCCATATGTGCGTGTGGAATTCAGAATGATTCATAGTTTGATTGGCTACTCGCGGCCAAACAACCTGGGTAAGGAAGTCTTGGTCGGTTTGCCATCTATCTTCCTGGTGCCACGCATCAAGAAATATGCTAAATTCTGGAAAGCAGTCACGCTTCTTGCCCCATAATCCTCCTAGTATCGGTACGTTATGATGGAAGTGATCATGGATGGTATGGAAGCCTTTGTCACTAACCATCCATTCATCGACAGCAGCCTTTTCGCGTAGCCCTAGCCGCGAGTCGCAATCGCGGCTAATCATGACTTCGCAGTCGGGATCACTAGCGGCTTCAAAACGCCAGAACATGCCACGCCAATCCCCGGCTACATTCATACACACAATATGCGTGTTGTCCATAGCGGCCAGCTTATGAACGATCTCTCTGGGGACAGATGTCCCCAGATAGAAGCGACATGTCCAGCCTGGATAGATGGTCTTAGCAAGCTCGGCATTCTTGAGAGCACCGATGCAATATTTGGGGCTATCGCCCCAAAGAGAGAATGTGATCAGCTTCATTTGTTCTTCAATACCCAGTCATAGATCTTGGCAAGTTGTCCCGTAACGATGCTCGCTTCAAAGTGACGCATAGCACGACGACGGCCTTCGCGTCCGAAGTGAGAACGCAGACGTACACGAGACTTTTCGTCCTCGCTCGCCATTTCTGGATTCTCTACCAGTTGCATAAGCACGTCGCGATATGCCTCGTGGTGACCAACAGGAACAACAAATCCACTCTCAGCAAGGATTTCAGATTGACCGTTGAAGATCATACTTTCGTGTGATACCACAGGTAGCCCGTGCATCATGGCTTCCTGAATGTTACACGGACAACACTCTCCATCATGACGAGCATGAGCGTAGATGTCAAGTCCTGTGTAGAATCTTGATAGGTCGGCATCATCAACGATCGGCCCTGAAAAACGAACATTCTTGATTCCCAATTGTCGTACCGTGTCATGCCATCCTTGACATGGATTAACAACAATGTAGTAGGCGTTAGGATACGACTCCTCAACTGCCTTGAACGCTCTCAATGAGATTGGATCAAAGTTGTCTGCTCTACCTACACGTCCAAGCAATACAGCGTTGTGAGGTAGCTTGAAAGTTGAAAGAAGGTGTTCGCGGGCAGCTTCCTTGCTCTCCGGCGAGAGCCCGAGAACCGGCATTTCGATCGGGTTGTATAGCACGGGGCCGTTCGGCCCGCCAGCACGAAGGGCTGTGTTTAGGATGTACTGCGAAATATAGATGTTAACATCAATCTGCGGCTCTGGAGAATTGTCCTTGTAGCCGAAGATGTTAGTCTCAATCCACTTGGCCTTGGGTGCCATGTAGCGGAAGCACGGCCACTCTGTATAGCCACTTCTGTGGACGTGAACAATTTGTGGATCGATCGCCTTCAAAACGTCGTAGAGATTGTCAGACTCCGGCAGATAGGGCGGCTGCTGTCCCTTCTTTCCTGGTGTCCATTGATAGGGAATTACGTGATCGTCGCCGATCCACGATCGCACAATGTCCAAGCGGTTGTTTGCCGGATCGCCTTCGCGATAGACAATAAACGGCTCGTACTTATCGCTCTGAGCTAGGTACTTGCAAAACAACTGGGACGTGCGGTCTGTGCCGCTAAAGCCTACTGTCTTCGAATGGTGAACGACGCGAATCTTGTTCATTGTGCAATCTCTCTATAGATACTTTCGAGCTTATGCATACACACACTAACCTCATATTCGGCTTCGGCCTTACGTCTGCCGAATTCGCCCATAGACTGACGCAACTTCTGATCGTCAATCAAGGTCTTCAATGCTTCTGCATATTCTCCAGGTGTATTGTTGACTACCAAGCCCGTAACGTTGTTGTCTACTAGCTCTGTTTGTGACTGGAACACTCCCATGCCCGGAACGCTTGGTGTAGCAATATGTGTAATAACAGGATTGCCGTGAATCATAGCCTCTGCAATGTTCACGCCAAACGTTTCGCCGTCTGCACGGGCATGGGTATAGATGTCTACGCTATTGTAGAACATGCTTAGAACGAGCGGATTGACTGTCGGCTCTATCATGTAGAACGGAATGTCGTAACGTGACAAATCGTGTAGCATATTGGACGGTGGGGCTACAACTAAGAAGCGAATATCATATCCTTGCATTCGCAGCAATCGCACGGCATCTACATTGACGGCGTTGTAAATGCCATTGTCGGGACGCCCACAACGTCCAACAACAATAGCTCCTTCCGATTTCCAGCGTGCAGCAATTTCAAACTGATCGCCAGTACATGGACGCTCTACAGGATTATTCACGAAGTCAAATCGATCAGGCTTGACGCCTAGCTGACGCACCGTATTGTGCATAAGCCATTTGCTCATGAAAAGCGACCTGTCGATATGTCTATTGCCATCATAGAAACCAAACACATTGGTCTCAATGAAATGCGGCACACTAATGTCATGACCAGGACTAGGGAATTCGTGATAGCCGCTGCGATATACGTGTAAGATGTCTGGCTTAAACGTATCGATCACCCTTTGCAGGTCGCGACCATCGGTGTGGTTTTTGGTATCCACTCCCAACAATTTGCCACCACAAACTAAAGCGGCTTTCTGAAATTCTTCTTTTCGTGGATGAGAGCCGTTTACATCGTATGCTACAGCGACATCAAAATGACTAGTGTCGGCGTGCTCAAAAAACAATTGACACGTCTTCTCGGTACCGCCTAAACCAAGATGGCGGAGATAGTGCAATACCTTGATCATCTTTGGTTGAACTTAGCTAACTTTGCACGCAATCTATCAAGCTCTGGATACAATGCAGCTTTGTCGGCACGTAGTCGTGCAACCTCAGCTTCTAAGTCACGAATGACGCGAACAGCAATATCAGCATCAGACTTTGACTTCTTGGCAGCTTCTTCAAGTTCGGTAATGCGAACCTTGTGAACATGAACAGTGTTCAGTAAAGTGTGAATGCGAATATCCGCATCCTGAAGCTTTTTCAGTAGACTGCCAGCGACAATACGATACCACAGATTTTTACTCATGCTCGCCATTTCTTACCTGCCTGCATAGTCGCAATCCACGCCTCACGCGGAGGACGGTTCTTGAAGTCTTCAAACTCGATAGCATGCTTCAACTGTCCCCTGAAATGATGACCGAAGAACTCGGAAATGGCAGAGTAAGTTTCGTAATTGTTGGCGAACTTGTTGCTGTTCTCGATCGATCCAGGTCTTTGAGTATAAACCGTTAGTACCTGTGGTATCACATAACCATGGTACCCCAAGGACATAAAGTATAGCCATAGCCAGTAATCAAACGCCGATCTGTATTCCTTGGAACGCTGGAACATCAAATCCCAGTCTAGAGACTTCTTGAAGCTTTCGTCGTTTCTCCAACAAACCTGAGGACCAGCCCAGCATTCGCGGCTCATTAGTTCAAAGTCGAATGGCGGCTTAATGCCACCGCCAAGCGGCTTGCCATTGTCATCAATCACGCTGATGCCAGCATAACCGAATCCAATCTTGCGGCCAGCGTGCATACCGCTGGTCGCAAAGCTCATGTACTTGTGAAACTGAGCAGTGAACTCTGGATGATGGTAGTCATCTGTATTGCTATTGACAACGAAATCGCCGGTCGCACACTGCCAAGCACGAAGCCATGAAGTGCCATACCATTCTCGTTTTGGCCAATACAAATACTTGACACGAGAATCAATTCCTACCCACTTTTGGGCAATGATGCCATCTGTTCCAGGCGAGTCTGGATTCATGATGACAATCTCGAAATCGGGATCCGTCTGTCTATCGATCAAATCAGCAATGTGCCGATCAAGATAATGACCAGAGTCATACGTCGATACAAGATATGACAATTTAGTCATCTTCTAGCTTCTCTCTTTGCCACTGAGGTAGTTCGTAGTAGGTGCCAGAACGCTTCTTGTCACGAATTATTTTCTTCGCGTCGATCTTCTGCTGACGACGAATACGGGCGTTATCTCTAGCCTCTCGCTCTTCATAGTCGTCAGACCAGTCTTTATCTGCTACGTATTTCATCACTCAAAATACTGTCTGCGTGTTTTGGAGTCGAGAGAATTGAAGTCAGCGTCTTGAACGGACTATGCTCTGGGTCGTTTTCGTGCATTGTAATAGCATGATTAGACCTTCATTCCGTTGTGATAATGATGCATGTGTGGCACAGACTGACGAGTCATACACAACCAAATATTGCCATATTCCTCACCAGCAAGTACCTTGCTGTAGAAGGGATCATCACGCCACGTACGCTCATGTGGCTTTCGCGGAACCTGAACATTAACGCTTTGCTTATCCATAACCGCAGGATGTTGACCGTCAAAATACAGAACCGGCTCTGTGCCAGCAAACCAATCCTTAACCTTCTGGTCGAACTTCTTGTTGGCTCCACCGTGTGTAGCCAATTCCTTCTCATAGTATTCTTGTTTAGCTTTCATGATTTCATCCATGTTACTACGAGCGTAGCCATAGTGATAGATGAAGAAGTCGTTCAGCATGACTCTACGATGCTGATAGTGCGGCGAGAAATAAGTACAGTGTCCAGCCGGATCTGTCACAACTGGATGACTATTGTACTTCATGCCACGAACATATTTGAAAACACGTTGATGCTGTGGCTGCCATTCAGGTCCGGGCACGGCAACGTGACTGAAATCACGATAGAAATGCAGGAAGTTCGGCACAAATTCACAGGCCGTAGGATTCAATTCAATAGCCCTGCGAAGACGTTCAATATCTTCCGGGCGATAAATTTCGTCCGCATCATTGATCAATATCCAGTCGCCCGGCATAGACATGTCCAAGAACGTCTGCTTCATTTCCTCCAAGTTTTTCCAATGCTTGTTGATGGAAATAACTACAATCTTCTTCTTGTGGTCATGATTCGCCTTGAAGTCCGCTAGGACTTCACGTGTCTTATCGATCGAATGTCCGTCTGGAGTAGATCTCGGATTATTTTGCACCGCTCCCTCAATCACGAGAATCCTATCAACCTGATCGTAAATGGAACGCAAGACGAGTGGTGCAAATTCTTCTTCGTTCAACATCTGAATGCATTGCACCAGACGCGGCTTGCGATTCACTCGCTCCGCAATCGACTTCATTTGAGGTTCATAGTACATCTGATTCATTGTACGCCCCCACCACCGTCATCGCCTTCACGCAATCTACGTCCAGCTTCACGCTGCTTGTCGCTGACCTTGGCATTGATCAATGTTTTGTATTGTTCAGCGGTTGGAATACCAGGAGGCTGAACACCTTTCTTTCCGCCCGGTCTAAACTGCCATAGCGGACACGAATAAGACTTACAAGCTACAACGTCTGAGCGGTTGCCGCCCATACATGACAAACAGAACAGATGGATGGCCGCTGTGCGACCCCCTCCGTAATCTGCCTTTTGACCGAGTTGCGGACGTGCAATCCGCATTTCGTTCTCAAGACACGGACGAAGATTGAGCTTCGCTACTTTCTTGGACGGCTTCATTGAATACGATCGTTCCTGTCTGTTTCCAGATCTTGAGAAGAGAATGTAGTTGAGTTGTGATAATTGGAGAGATACGACGATAGTCGTACTTCTGTCCAACGAGCTTGGCGTTGTTGCGTCGCGTCAGGACCGCCTCCCACTGTTCTTTATTGCCAGCGTCCAGTACGCCTTCCTTGTTGCCCTTACGGAGCAAGTGGAAGTTACGCATGACCATAGCCATTTCTGGAATACACGGCTCGAAACACTGTTCGACACCCGTGTACAAACCAGGATCTCCGTGTGGCATGTCAAAGAAGTAAGTTGGCATACCGCCATACACCAGGGCATTATCGCGTGTCACGAAATCGCCCATGCCGCCAGCGGAATTGGTGATGACAGTTTTGCCAAAACCAAGTGCGTCAAAGACGGGAATGCCCCATCCCTCTGCACGCGAAGAACAGACGTAGGCGTCTCCGCGAGTATGCAGACCATTAATCTCTGTATCGCTCATAGTAAAAACGAGAGGCAACACTGGTGGGAAACGCGACACAGGAATACGACAACGCTCACGGATGTTCTGAATGTATCGTTTCACTTGCTCCAATTCGTTGGAACGATTAGACATCTGAATGTAGGTTTTCAGAACTAGCAAAACCTCATCTGGGCTATCCCAGAAGCCAGCATAATAAGCACGCAAGAGTGCATCAATGCCCTTCTTATTGCTCAGTTGGCAGATGTTGTAGAAGATCGTACGATCTCCAGCGTTCTCAAGAACGTACGGCTCATATTCCTTTGCGTAAACGTCCGCATCACAAGGAAGACCGCATACGATGATTGGCTTCGTTACGCCAGAATTCAACATAGCTTCGCCATTGGCTTTGGAGGGCACCATGAGGAAGTCGAATTCATTAGCCTTCGCAACCCAAGAAAGTTGCATGTGGCTACTCTCAAGAAACGTGTATAGGCCATTCAGAATGCCTGGAATAGGCACGGCCTCAACATTACACGTCGTCATTTGAATGGCCATATCAACGCCCTGCAAGTCCCGCTCTAGAGCCTTAGTAAGCCAAGACTCTGGAACGAACCTCTGTCCAGCATCTAGCTGATCATACTTGAGGGCACGAGCCACAACTTCCATATTCGAATCCTGCACAAGTGTACGCAAGAAAATGCGTGACGCATGAGCGAATCCAGAGAAGTCTAGAAGGGGGCCGGTGAACAATAGCTTCATACGAACTCCTGAGTCTTCTTCGCGGGCTGAGACGCCAACTTGCCGCCGACCTCTAGACGAATCTGATCGCGAATCTTGCTAGCACTAGATTGTTGATTACCAATAGCAACAAACTGCTGCATCAACTGATCGCGTGTCACGCCCTGTTGTAGGTGCGAAATCCACATCTTGGCACCTTCCGTATCAACGGACGGATACTTGAGAACGTTCAAATACAACCAATGAACGTATTGCTCGTCGCTCAAGTTAGCCGGAACAGGCACGGCGTGAACATCGTCAATTTGAGCGATGGGACGATCCCATGTATCGTTACGATCAAGAATCTTGACGTTATCGAGTACGTATTCCCACTGATGCCACAACTTATCCCAGTCGTAGTTAGCCTCAACACATTCTCGTGCCTCTCGACCAAGTTGCTTCAAACGCTCTGGGTCGTTGATCATGTTACGCATCTTGCGTGCAAGGTCCGCAATGTCAGGCAATGCTCGCTTACATGACGTTTCAGGTTCATAGTAGTAACGACCAACGTTGATTACATCACCGCCCTTGTGGCAAGTGTAATTGCGTTCATTGATACCAGACTCCTCGAAATGAGAATAATCGGGGTAGCGTCCCTTCTCTCGCATGGCCGTGTAATCGACTACGAGTGTGGGCACGCCGCAAGCCTTGGCTTCCTGAATCGGCATCCCGTCGCCTTCGCAGATAGAGCACTGCACATAGAGATCCATGAGGTTGTACAGCTTAGCCAAAGCATCACGATCAAAGCCCATGCTTGTGTTCGGCGGCGAAGCTTCGGTCGCTCCACAATATGAGCACGGCATCTTGATGCGACCCTCCTGAATAGGGCGTCCCCACAGATTGGCGGCAAACGTCATAGACGCCTGCTTGCAAGCATAGCAGTACAGTGATTGCAGAATGTCTCCACGGATACCCTTCTTGTGATTCGGCATCCAGTCGTAACGTTCCAGACGGAAAATGTGGCGTGGGTAGTCGTACGAATAGACGTTATCCGGCCAGCATGAGTGAATCATGAGCACGGCCTTGTCTACTTGCGGCTCTCCCTTGTACTTGTTCTTCATCAACGCAAAAGCGTCAATCAAATCAGGATATAGCTTGCGACTCTGGTTACGCATAACAGTTCCAATGATAGGAATGTCAGCGGCCAAATTCCAGTGCTCACGGATCGTCTTCTTGTCCACTGGCTTGAAAGAGTTAATGTCTACGCCGGGACGCATCGGCTTGGGGAAGATCTTCATCGCACGCTTGCCGGTTGGGGTCAGCGACGACTGACGACGTAGAGTATGAATGCCATAGTCAGAATATGCCAACACCATATTGGCGTTCTCGTACGTCTGCACCCACTCTTCCTGTTGGGGCTCGGCGTCTACTGTAGGCATCACAATCCACTTGTACCATGGACGAAAGACGTTGCGTTCCTGGAATTCCAACATCCACCAGTCACGAATGTCGATCACGATGTCTGGCTTAAAATCGGCCACAGCGTGAGCAAAACGATACTCGCCGAATTGATTCGTATTCTGACCGCGAGTTCGCGGATGAGGATTAGGCTGCTGGAACACCCGATTCTCTTCCTCGGTCATCGGCATAACGCCGTAAAAACGCCAACGACCAGCAATGAATTCCTTCACGCGAGGATCATCTTGACGGGCGTATGAGCCAAGTTCAGCAATCTCGTATTTGCCGGTCGCAGCCAAACGAGGCAATAGCTCACGATAGTATGTTGAAAAACCAGTGTTCAGAAAGCTGGCTTCGCCAACAAATAGGATTCTCTTCTTGTATGTCATGCCGCGTCCTCAAGGGCTCGCTTGATTCTTGTCTTAAGACATGCTTCCTTCTTGGAAACAGCCTTTCTTGAAATGTGAAGAATGGCAACAATCTGCTCAATAGAGCAGCCGCCAAAAATGCGTCTGTCAAGGATAATACGATCCGCTTCGTCTTTGACGACGCTATCTAGGAGATCTTTGATGGACAAGTCATTTTCAATGCCTTCCATAGCAAGGTCTTCTTGGACTTGAGAGTAATGTCTGCGATTGTACGTGATGCGTAGATCACGGGCATGTGCAGCGTCGAAATTGCGTCCATACTTCTCTGTCAGAGCCGTAGCGATTTCTTCATCGCTCTTTCCCTTTTCGTGCATCTTAGACGCCATAGATGCCAAATTTGTAGTTCTGAAATCGACAGTCAGAACGCCGAGAAAACGAGCGGCTTCATTGAAGATAGCATTACGAATTGAATTCGTAACAAACGACTTGATGTTGCGGCCAGAAGACGGATCATAAGCACGAACGGCTCTTAATACTGCCATGTCACCAACCTGATACAGGTCATTGATGTCTAGGGCAGAAGAGGAATGACAGGCACGTTTTGCAATGTGCCGCACGAACGGATGATACTGTTCGAGAACCTGAGCTACGGCATCGTCGGGAACATCAACCATCATGTCTCACCCTCCGGTCCATGATCTTGATGAATCCGCTTGGTGACACGCGAGTAACTTCTCGGTATCGATCGACGCCATTTTCCGTATACTTTTCGTCATCCATGATTCCAACAACGCTTATCAAGCGTCCCTTGAGGCCGTCCTCTTCTTGGCACTTGCTTACGTAGTTGGCATATGATCCGATCACCATGACTGTACGATAGATAGTCTTGGCGATCTTTTCGTTGTTACGCTGTATTGGTACGTTACACGCTATTGTGAATACAGCCTTCACAATGCGACCATCTTCCGATCTTGAAAAGGCTGCTTCGCCAGTAGCCCGTCCAAGCATATGGACCGTTGCATAGTCAAACATTATGATGACACCGACTGACTAGACTGTCAGCGAATTTTACGTTTTTGAGTAGGAGGAATGCGTCTGAACCACAGAAGTGGCACAGTGAATGGGTAGAGCGGTTCCCATCCTTGCTTAGCCCGTTCGTTCACGATTTCTTTGATTCGGGCACTGATGTCCTCAACCTTGACCATTCCAAGGTCAACAAGCCGACGCTGATCCTCAGTTAGACCAATGTCGTGAAAGTCGTATTCGTAGTTCATTTAAGTCTTTCCACAACGTCGGCAATCAACGATCCACGATCATCGACTTTGCCTTTAATCCGAATGACGTTACCAGACTCCAAAAGCCCCTTGCATGCCGCAAAGGTTCTCGGGAAGACAACAATGTTGTCCATCTGATAGGTGTTATCGCGAGCCGTCAAGAAGGCCATAGCGTCGCCCTTCTTAGTGGTGATCTCTCGAACGCCATCAATGCATACGGCAATTTCAAAAGTCATGCCAGCGGAAGCACCTTTTACGAGGTCCACGCATTTGTGGCGTGCCTTGTAGATGTCAGCTTCGCTACCGCTGAGAGAGATGCCTAGATAGAATTGTTCCCAGGCAATACGCTGTGCCTTACTGTCAAACAGTTCTCCAGCATCATACTCCTGTAGGAGTTCTCTAATCGTAGTACGACGACGCACATTTGGAATGGCTACGCCATACTTCTCTTTAATCTGATCGACTTTAGCATCGTCAGCAAGCGAACGCACGAAACGCACCCAGTCTGTAATGTCTGTTTCGATTCGACGTAGGTGTGTAATACTTTCGCGTTCCTTGTCAGTAAGACTGTCGAGCAACTTCAATCGAGCAACGCCGCGTACACGATGTTCTTGAACGTCATCAAAAGCTCCACCCTTGATGAACGCCATCATGGTAGCACTTGTTACCTTGCTCTTAGTTGTTGCCCACTTCCAAATGATCTCATCGAATGTCTTGAGTCCTTTGGACATCTTGATCATGTCGGAAACGGCTGCAACGCCAACGCCCTTAAGGGCCGTGAGCCCGAACGCAATATGATTGTCCGTCACAACATCGAAGTCTTTGTTGGCGTGCGTAACACGAGGAGGCGTAACTTCAATGTTGAATAGCTTGGCGTCATAAACTAAACTGCTCAGTTTCTCGGCTTCGCCATCGGAGTTTGTGAGTTTTGCACACAAGAATTCAACCGGATAGTTTGCCTTTAGATAAGCTGTTTCGTACGCCATCAAGGCGTAACCAACGCCGTGTGACTTATTGAAGCCATAGCCAGCAAACTTGTCAATATAGCTCCAGATCGACAATGCGATATCTGGATCAATCCCATTCTTGCTACAGCCAGAAGTGAACACTTCTTGCCACTTCTTCATTTCTTCGGGCTTCTTCTTGCCCATGGCTTTACGTACCTTGTCGGCATCAATAAGAGACATGCCAGCAAGTACACGACAGATTTCAATAACCTGTTCCTGATACAACAAACCCGAATATGTATTCTTGAGAATCGGTTCAAGAGAAGGATGAATGTAGGTTGGCTCAGCACCCCTCATCTTTACGTCACGGTATTGCGTATGCATGCCGCTTTCCATAGGCCCTGGTCTAATCAGAGATACCAAGTCGGAAAGCTGGTCAATATTCTCGGGTTTAAGATTCTTGCTCCACGTACGACCAAGCTGCTTTTCGATCTGGAAAACGCCAACCGTAAAACCTTGACCAATCATGGCGTAAGTCAACGGATCGTCAAGCGGCACACTTTGGCGTGAGATTTCAATCTTGCGACGTGCCTTGACCAAATCCATAGTGACTTGAATGTCGTCAAGCGTATTGAGTCCCAGAATGTCGAGCTTGAGCAAACTGAGAGCATCAACAGTATTCATATCCCATCCAAAGATGAGGTCGCCGTCCTTGGAACGAGTAAGAGGATATGCACTGTCTGCAAACGGCACGTCAGAGATAACTACAGCAGCCGCGTGTATGCCGGTTGACTTGTAACAGCCTTCAAGAGCACGGGCAATCGTGAACCACGGCTTGTATTTCTCGGAGTATTCCTTGAGTTCCTTGACTGACTCAATAGCTTCATCTAGAGAGATAGCTACGTGCTCGTCGTTCTTAGCTGGCACCAGTGCCGTAATCTTATTCGCCTCATCGAACGGCATATTGTAGACGCGGAACACTTCCTTGAGAACGGCCCTGGCCTGTAGACCATTGAACGTTACAAGCTGTGCAACGTTGCCAGCACCGAAACGGTTGCGGATGTACTCCAAAACCTTTTGACGCTTGGAACGCGGAACGTCCGTATCGATGTCTGGCAACCCGCCACGTCCCTTGTTAAGGAAGCGTTCCCAAATAAGGCCGTACTGTAGCGGGTCAATCTCTGTAATTCCCAGTGCGTAGCTCACCAAGCTGCCACCAGCGGAACCACGCCCACGTCCTAGCAGAATCTCTTTGCTACGCACCCATGAAATCACGTCGTGAACGATCAGAAAGTAATCAGAGAATCCCATTTCGCGAATGTCGTTTAGTTCGCGATCAAGACGGTCTTGATATTCTTGGTCGGATCCAGCGACCTTAGGAAGACGTGACAAACCATCGTTGGCTAGCTCAGCCAAGTATTCGTCAGACGTTTTGCCTTCGGGGACAAAGGCGTACTTGGGTAAACGACGCTTACTAATGTCGATATTGACATTACAACGTGCGGCAATTTCATTCGTGATGTCAAGTTCTGCTTCTTGCAAACCGGCTGCAAGCAGTTGCTCACGAGACTTGATATAGTATTCCTCATGAGAGAAATCTGTGTAAGTCAATTTGCTATAGGCATTCTCGCTCATAGCAAGCAGTGTCTTGTGAGACTCGGCATCATGCTGATGCACGTAGTGAACATTGCCAGTTGCAACAGTGCGAATACCATACTTGAGTGCTATGGCACGCAAGCGAGCATTGATCTGTTCTTGCTGAGACAGTCCAGTAAACTGAACTTCCAAGAAGAAGTTGGATGGTCCATAAATCTTCAAGAAGCGACGCACCAGACCTTCTGCCTTGAAGATAGCGGCAGGCTCAACGCCCGTGCCGTCTTCTGTAGGCTTGTCGTACAGGTGCTTCGCGATCACGCCATCAAGACTGCCACCCGTCAAGCAAATGACACCCTCTTTGTACTTTTCGAGAAGCTTGAAATCAACGCGAGGATTGTAGTAGTAATTGACCTCATTGTTTGCTTCTGAAACAATACGAGCAATGTTCTTCCATCCAGCGTCCGTCTCCGCCAACAAGATCAGGTGGGAAACCTGACGTACCTTTTGGATGCGTAGTTGCTCAGCATCTTCACAGAAGAAGACATCAACGCCCAAAATGGGCTTGATACCGGCGGCCTTGGCTTGTTTATAGAACTCAATAGCATTGAAGAGATTGGAGTAGTCCGTCAAAGCGACAGATGTTTGCCCCAATTCCTTGACACGCTTGATGATGTCATTGACGTTCGCCGATCCATATAGCATCGACGCTTTAGAATGAACGCTTAGATGTGTGAAGTTCATTCGACTAGTCTGTCTGGATTTACGGACGATTTGTCGCGGCGTCCATAATCCGTCTTCGTGGCCTTGTTGATCACCTTGCCCGGCTGGCGATCCTTTGAAATATTGCGTCGTCTTGCCATGCGTGCCAAACGCTCCTTGTGGGCTTTCTGGCTGCGGCTCTCGTTGTAGCCACCTTGTCCGTCATAGTTGCCCGAACGTACGGGCTCAATGCCGTGACGATCCCACAAATCGCCGATTCGCATTCTAGTTTTGATGGCGGGAGCGGAAGGATAGCTCAACTGGAAGTTGTCGATAGGCGTAAGCTTACAGTCGCATGGCTTTCCATCCACTACATGATTACAAGCAATGTCCCCTGTGTCAATCAGATTCGGCAAGTCAGACAGCGAACCGGAAATGTTTACGCACTCCTCGCGATCTGGCCCAAAACAGATGTTTAGTTGATCACCTAACGGAGCGATTAGGCTCAAATGACCTCGCTCACAACGATATGCCTTTGATGGATTGAAGACGGTAGCACCATTCACGATCGTGATGGAACAATTTTCTGGCTTACAATCTGGACAGACCTTCTTCATCTTGGGAATGTCAGACTCAAGTTTTTGCTCTTGAGCCTTGTTCATAGCCAATTCGGTAACGTGTGAACGCTTCCAACAAATAATGCGTACCAATGATTTAGCCATATCATTCCTTTTCATCCCAGATATGATCGATCAATCCCCACTCCAAAGCCTTTTCGGCATTGAAGTAAGTGTCGCCAGCCTTTTTGCAAAGATCTAACCAAAACTTAGATGACTTCTTGCTGTGCTTCTCCATAAGCTTGCCCCAGCGATACGCCAATTCATCATAGTGCTTGAGATCGATCTTTAGTTCATCCATACGCTTGGCACCGAAGTCTTCCCATGCTTCGTGTACCATGAACATGGTATTGGGAGTAGCATAACGATGTCCTTCTTCGCCACCAGCAACAAGCAATGGTGCAGCAGACATGCACTTGCCAATAGCCGTCGTATGAATAGGACTGACGAGAGTGCGACATACGTCATACAGGGCGAACATGTCATACTCGGAGCCACCAAAAGATCCTACAAAAAGTTCGATCGGCTTCTTGTCGGTTTGTGCCTCCATCAAGTAAAGTCCCTTAATGACGGCACCAATGCTATTGGAGTCAACATCATCAAACAAAAATACCTTGCGATTAGCAACGTCAACGCCATACGCAAAATATGCGTCAACCCAGTCTTTTGAGATTCGTGCCATCATTATTCAGCCTTGAACTTTCCGTTCCACTTGGAAGCACACACTTCCGTATCACAAAGAGATCGACACTTCCAGGCCCAACGCTTGGTAAAGTCGTCATTGCTTCTCACAATACGATCGATCCAGTTAGTGTTCTGAATTTCGTTGATCTTGTTTGCCGTCCACACTTCGGTGGCAGCGTCCTCATCCGCTGTAAAAGCGAGGGTGATTGGATTGCTGGCAAAGTAGTCGAACGTCAAAATGACATTCTTGTACTTGTAGCCCTTATTGTTCACGTCTTCAATGAACTCTTTGCGGCTTGCCATCGAATAGATCTTGACTTGAATGTCCTCACGACATTCGGCGTAATTCTGTACCCATGCACCGCTCTTGTAGTCAATGATGTGAATAGTCTCAGGGTCTTCCTCGATCACGAGGTCCAGAATGCCGATCAAAGGTACGTCGGTACCCTTGATCTTGATTTCAAAGGAATACTCTGTTCCAATTGGTACGCCCTTGGCGTCTCGTAGCATCTTGTCCCAAATGCCGCCCTGGTAACGCTTGATAGTTGACTCAAGCATAGACACAGAAATATCAAACAGATAACGCGGACATCCAGTTAGCTCGGACAAGGCTTGTTTGGAAATACCGCAGCGTTCTTCCTGTTTGTAAGGACATGTATCACAGTATGGCTTCTTGTCTTGATAGTCCTTGGACTTTGCCCACACGAGCGGACTCTCCATGATCTCGGGCTGTCCATTGCGATCTAGAGTAGAAAGCTCGCCCGCATATCCTCTATACAAGCGGCTCATCCAATCGGTGTCTTCTTTGTTGGCAAGATTCTCTAAGATGTCATGAAGCAGCGAACCGTGAGCAGCCCCCCAGTTCGACTTGAGTTTTACATCTGGACAATGATATGTCAGCCAGTATTTGAACTTGCACATATCAAATGTCTTGATACGTGACGGCGAACATGACTTGAGTTTCAGCATCCGATCCCCTTGAAAATGAGTTGAAGTTGTTCTACTGTCAGGTCGCCGCAATCGTGTGCGTTGAGGAGATCGACCTTGTGAACATTGAAAATGTCGCCGACGACACGCTTGAGTCGCATGAGGCCCTTCTCGCCAGCCTCGTTCTCATCATCGTCATATGCGACGTACAAATCAGTTACGCCATACTTGACCAAAAGGGTGCGGTGATTGGCACAAAAAGTGGTTCCTAGCGTTGCCACCCAATTGTGTATTCCAGCCATTTCTAGTTTCATGCCGTCCAGCGGACCTTCTACAACAATCATCTTCTTCTGATGACCCATATACCGCTTGGCTCTATTCAAGTTGAAGAGCAAGGAACTAATAAGTAGTTCGCCACGCTTTGGCCATAGATTGTAGTGACGGCCATGAATCCACTTGCGATACTCAATGCCCTTTTCCAAGAAGTATTGTTCTGAATGAATGGTGCGTCCCGTATAGCCAACCAAGAATCCGTCATGGTCGCGAATAGGGAATACGACACGATCATTCATGAATGTCCCAGGACGCTGCCACAGTCCTGCGTTGTAGTCGCGTAGAACTTCCTTGCTAAATCCACGCTGAATGAGATACGCTGGGTCCATTTGCAGGAAACGCAGGTTATCTTCTTTGAGTGGTTCGTGGGTATGTAGTGCTGTGCCACGATGTAAATTCTCGGGCGGTGCCGCCTCTTGTGTAACGTCAACGCTTTTCTCTGCCAAACGATCATGGATCCATTTAGCCGACGCTGCAAAGTTAGTTCCTAGAATACTACTAACAAGCCCAAAGATGTCATTGCCACGCAACTCCTCACAATGGTGTGTCCAGCAAACCCACTTGCCTAGATCGGGACGCCAACTAAAGGCAGTTGGGTTGTCGCGATTTCCACCGTGCTGTTGACACTTGCAGCAAGATTGAATGAGTCCATTCCCGCGATCAGTATAGCTGACGGCGAGCTTGTCGAGTAAGTAGGTAATGTTGCGGTTCGCGTGGTTCCGCAACGCCTTCTTCTCTGTTTCAGTCATCCTCGTCGTCATCATTCTTTCTCTTTGCATCGCGGCCCTTCTTGTATTCGTCTAGACGCTTCTGACGCTCTTCGTTGAAGTTGACCGTGCTTAGTCCGATTTCCTTGAAATCGCCGCAACTTAGATCAGCATCGAAATTAATGTGACCAATCGGAGTGCCCGCACCATAACGGGTAGCAAATACACGTACAAGGTGAGAACCATTCCCATCAAACGCTCTTTCATCGTCTGTCTTTTTCTTCAAGTAACTGACTGACGTGACGTTTTCGCTGATACGCTTACCACCGGCAACGCACTGAATGCCCTCATCGACCTCATTATTTGTCTGACCGAAGGCTAGACAGGGAATATTGTATCGCTTCATGGTATCGTGTAGCAATGCTACATTGATACCATGCATCTGCCATTCAGCAATGTTGCGATTGGCCTTAAGGTCTGTAATGGTAGCGAGCTTAATGTAGTCATATACAACCAGGCACTGTGCGTTCTTGGTAGTACGATCCGGCTTTACGTCTTTGAGAATCCAACGACGTAGATGCGGAATGACTGCTGGCACGTCCATGCCAGAAATGGATTGGTACGTAATAGGTAGTGCCAGAACACGCTGACGTAGCTCTGGATCACGAAGGCGACGACCACACTCCATGATGTGTGAAATCTGCTGCTCATCAGTGACGCCATGAGTCTTCAACTGCTCTGGTGTCATCTTCCAGAAACCAGTTTCGATGTACTGAAATGGCACGCGGGCCATCATAGCCACCAAACGAATTTGCTGGTCATTCTTGTTAAGTTCGCTGTCGCACAATATGACCGGCAGTCCTTTGCGTGCGGTATTCAGAGCAGCACGCAACGCAAACTGAGACTTGCCAGCCTTGGCGGTTGCAACCACCAAAGTTACGGAACCATTTCGGAACTGACCAATACGATCCTGCCATACTGGATAACCAAGGTCAATACCTAAATTACCGGGGTCGTTTGCCAGATCATCGATGAACTCGAAGATGCCCTTTGTCAGAAGCACTGGAGCATTCTCGCCACGATCAAGTGAATTGACTTGACTGATGATAGAGTCTTCAACCCTACCAATCATAACAGATAGCGGATCCGACGTAGTGGTCAGATAATTGCTAGTTTCCTCAAAGGCTCGCTTGTAATTCTCTTTCAGTGTTTGACGCTTGATCTCCAAGAAGAGTTCGGTGAGTTCTTGCTCCTCAACCTTTTCTTCGTACAATTCATCAATCCACTTACCGTCCTTGGTAGCCGACAAGTAATTCTGGTGACCAAGAGCCCTGGCTTCCGCAACTAGCTTGGCTTTGGTTAGGCTTGTCGCTTCCTTGTTTAGAATCAAGGAACGCACAGCCTCAAATGTCATCTTTGTGGCCGCGTGCTGAAAGTCATTCTCATCTAGATAGTCGAGATAGTCAAACAACTTGGTCGGGTTCGCAATGACGCCCGCCAAAAATACCTTCTCGGCTGCAATATTGGACATTATACTTCTCTCCAGGTAACATAATGCACAATTCTATGAACGGTAGCAATAGACACTCCGTATTTTTGAACCAGTGCAGCGAGAGTCCATCCTTTATGTCTTAGCCATCGCATATACCGCATCTTTGTCTTGGTCAGTTTAGATGATGGATTAGACTCGCCATACATCACCTTACACATTGCTCGACCTTCTGCCAGAATTTTTCAATCGTGTTCTTCATGATCCGCTCTTTGTGATTGAATTAAAGCTTTGAGTTGGTCGGTCGATAGCGTACCGCGAACCTCAACCAGCATAATCTCGTTCAGAACGCACCAAGCTTTCTTTCTTTGGTCGCGTGCTTGAGAACGCTCAAAGCCGCTCTTGTCGCCATGGAAGAACTTGTTGAATGTGTCGTGTTGGTCGCCCTGAAACTCAAACGCAAGTTTGTGGTGTGGCATGTAGAAGTCAAGAAACAGACGCTCATCTGGAATAGGAAATTCTTCTAGAAGCAAGGCATGCATACCATAGATCGCTCGAATAGTACGTCCTAGATTGTATTGCCCTAGCGATTTAGACTGAGTTCTCGACCTAACAGGATAACGGCTAGGCAAGATTTCAAGTCTTACTTCCTTGTTATTCAGCGTCTTGAACTTCATCAAATGTGCCAGATGAATTTTGAGTGCTGTTAATGATCTTCATGAGTTCTTCATTGAGTTTTGAAGTCAAGACTGGATCCAACAACAGCTTACGCGAAGCGTTGAATTGACTCATCCAAGTGCCCTCGATTTCGCCACCCTTCTTGACGAACTCATTTGACTTTCTGTCTAGAGTTGGCAAGTAGACTTGTTTGCCACCCTTGCCACCAAGCTTCAAGATGCCAAAATTACAACACTGAATGACTAGTTCCTGTTCGCGGAAAATGCCGTTCTTGAAGAGTAGCGGAAATGAATTCTCTGTGCCTTCTGGAGCAAACTTGTTCTTGATGATCTTGTAATTGATCATCTTGCCAATAACTTCACCATCTGCAACGGTAATCATATCAGCCTTGGTGGGCGTCTTGAGACGCAAACGCTGTGTGGCATAGAATCGCACAGCCTTGCCGCCAGGAGTTTCGGCTGGGTCACCATACATAGTAATCTTGTCACGAAGCTGATTGATGAAGATGAGACATACACTGTTGGCTTCAGCAATACCGACTAGCTTACGCATGGCGTCTGACATAAGCTTGCCGTGATTACCAACACGGTTCTCGCCAATCTCGCCAGCAAGAACAGTCTCGGGTTGTGCTGCATCAATGGAGTCAAGAACACCAATACCGTGAGGTACCATATACGCAAACTGCTTGAGTGCTTCGAGTGCTTGTTCGCCAGTCGTTGCGTTCACAATCCAAAGACGGCACCCGTCTTGTTTGGCAATTGCATCATCAATGAATGGACGAAGGGTGCGGATCGTTCTCATGAGAGAGACGTTCAAACTCTTCTCCATATTGACAAATAACGCAATCTTCTTGGGATCACTCGTAAGAGCCTGACCAATCACTTCAAGAGCTAGCGTCGTCTTTCCGGTACCTTCCCCCCCAAAGATCTCAACAATACGACCCTCTGGAAAAGGAACAACTAGATCGTAGTCCAAAGTAATCGAGCCGCTCTTGTTTGGCTCAGGGTCTTTCATGCTGCTGGCCTCGAAGACCCGCACACCCTTTTCTTCATCAGTGATTTCACCGCTAAAAAATCCAAACGACACGGCGTCCGCGATCTTAGGCTCTTCTGTCTTTTCAGTCTTTGACTTCGCCACGTTCTAGCTCCTTCAAAAAGGTCAGGAATGACTTCGGTTTCTCTTGCTTGTATGATGCTTTTTCGAGTCCTGGCTTCATGGACTCGCGGCGTTGATCTGAATAGAGTCTACATACTTCGTCGATATTATAACGACGAAATAGCTTGCGGGCCACGACCGCCATTTTGGCAAACTCTGGCGGATTGATGTAGTGAGGCTTGCACCTGTAAACGTAAAACGCCAACTGCTCAGCCGACAGACCAAATGACGGTCCCATCAGCTTCTTGAAAGCTGATACGAACCGCCCCCACTCTTTGCCGTTATCTCCACGCCATGGAAAGATGTCTGTACGCAGATCGCGATTCAGCCACAACATTTCCGTCAAAATGTTGGCTTCGTCGTGCTCTACATCAGGCGTAGTGATCGACTTGTACTTCATACTGCATCGTTCACAATACAGGCGGGATTGCCCTCCTGATACTGCTTTATTTCGTAGCTGACGTTGCCCGACTGATCGACCCACGTCACATGGATCTCGCGTCCCTTGATTAGACCAATGCCATTCCAGTACATCTGGCCAATAGGTCCAGCGTTGAGCAATGCTCCAGCCTTCTTTGAATGCCAATACCCATTGATTTGGGGATTGCCAAATTCGTCCTTGTAGGGCATGAGCACTACGCGATGCCCGTATGCTTCCAAGCGTAGGTTAGTAACCTTGAGCTTGTGCAAAGCCACATACTCCCTCAGACGAATCCAGGCTGACTTTTCGCCCGGCGTCACATCCTCAAAAACGGTAGTTCCGTCTGAGAGTGAAGCAATCCAACGACTCGCATTCGAGTCCTTAGAAGGGTTAGGCACAAAGGGATGTTTCGAGCTAAAGGCTAACGTCATGGCTATCAGATCCGCAGGTGATACCAGCACAGCGGTTGACACTTCCATTATGACAGCCGACCATCCAAGTGGCGGAAAAAATTGGGGGTGGCTTACACCACCCCCAGATAGACTCTAAATCGGGCCATCTTTCGGGCCGTTTCGGCCCGATTACAGATACTCAAGTTGCATGTAGTATGCGAAGTTCACCTTGCGTCCGGCGGCAGTCGGAGTACCGCTGATGATCAAATGGAAGTCGTGTACGCTCGCCGTACCGTTCTGAGCGTTGAGGGCTAGAGCAGAACCGCTGCTATCGATGTTCTGCCAAGATGTACTACCGGCAAAACCTTGTGTATCGGGAAGTTGTGCAGCCTTGATGGTAATACCCGTACTCACGAGATCTGACACGTTCGGGGCACCAGACCCAGCCGTGAGATTGATTGCACTAAACGTAGCGTTCTGAGTGATTACAGCCGTACCATTCGGTTCCGTGAAACGACAAAGCAGGGTGCCGGAGCTACGTGAAATATTCTGCAATCCGGCCGTGAATGGAACGCCAGAGACACTGGCAGTAGTTGCACCAGTGAATTTGACATTGATCATCGCCCCAAAGTCAACGCCAGTCTCGTCACAGCGGTGAGTACGATCTTGATACTGCCCAACAATGACCGCACTGTTTGGAGCACCAGCAGAACCGAAAAATCCCATGCGGTTAGGATTGTTGGTAGCACCCGGCTCAAGGTTGAAGATCTCAAGGTTTGGAGTTGCACGAGTGGCCGGAGTTCCACCCATAGCTCCAGAACATGCAAAAAAACGAATTCCACTTACCATGTGTTTTCCTCTACGTGATGGGCAACTATCTCACGAGAGAACGTTTGACCCTGCACTGCTATGGTAAAAATACCAACGCACGTAACAATACACTAATAGGTCATGTATAAGAGTTCTCGCCTACCTTGATTTGGGCTTAAAAACGATGTGTCCAATTCCGTGACGGCACGAATTTCCCAGGCGTCAGTAGTTTCCTCAAGACGCAACAAATACAAGTCATTGAAGCTACCTTCTGCTCTTGCCCATCTTACTAAGGCATATACCCCAGGCACAACGTGCGTTGCAGACGGCACGTATATCATATCAAGAATTTCGGCAAAACGTCTTGTGCCAAGAAATGGAGCACCATTAATGAATTTTCCCTCGTTGGGCCAAATCCACAGTACACCAACTTGCGGCTGGTTACTAGTATTGTCATAGGGCTCGGTACCGTCTGCACCAAATCGTACAGGATAGATGCCACTACCACGAATGTGAGTTGTGCCTGTTGCACCAAACTCGCCATGGAATAGATAGTGATTGCCATTCATGAAGAAACCACGAGCGTTGTTAATACCGCTATTTGGATTGAATATGTATTTATTGATGTACTTAAAAGACGAGTCGAATTTCCAAACATCAAAGCCAGCAAAATTGCTATTTGCAATCCAGTATTCGCCAGTTACATCATCACGCCACAAATCATTAACTTCAATAGTAGTAGACGAACCAACACCAAGCGGAACGTTGTCTACTAGACCAGTTTCAACACTGTCTGATGTTGTAGCAAAAGACGTTGTAAGGTCAAGCATATCATTATATTGCATAATAATAAATTGACCAGATACAAGCGTAGCATCGTGTTGTATGTTGGGGTGTAGACGACGAATGTCGTTTGTAGTAACCCTTTCCAATCCCTTGCCAGTTGACCAATTCTTTTTTTTCGCAGGAAAGCCCGCAAGTGGAATAGAATCAACGGCTGTCTGATCTGCGTAACGCACCCATAATGGGTGTCCTGTATACGGAGACATAATCGCCAAACCAGAGCAGAACCCCGTATCTGGGGTCACTGATTGATTGAACGAAACGTCCGTCTGCCACAAACAATCATCAAATACATGATAGCCAAGATAGCCCACAACTTGTGTTTGGCCATACGGCTGTACAACAGCGTCGGAATTTGGCCAATACGATGTAATCGTTGGCCAAAAGCTCATCTTGCCAGATTCAATAGTAGTTGTAGGAAAATCAGCGAAACGATTTTTGGCCGCTATACGATAGACGCCGGATGTTTGTGCAGACGGCGAAGCAAATATACGCGAGCTGGCAACGTTACCGCCATCAAGAACAACACGATGACCTTCGGCGTCAACTGTAAAATCTGGTGTTGTGGTGTTGAAGATGTTGCCATTACGACCCACAAATAACTTGGTGTTGCTAAACAGGGCGTAGCCATCGAATCTGATGGCACCAGAAGCAATGTGATCAATCTGATAATCAGAAGCTTGTGGAATAACATCTGGTTCGCGACCAGTCAATGTCACCAAGTCTCCGTTGGTCTTTTGAAAAGCAGGAAAAATGGGGAATTGCTGTACAGAAAACGTATCGTTCGTACCATCGACTTTTCGAGAATGCATCGTGTCATTACCAAAACTCGACAAGTGCGGTGGGGGATTCCACATTAATTCTCCAAAATCAATGTCGTACAAAATTCCTGATGCACCAAGCACTTCAGGTAATGTATAGTCTACAAATGCCCCAATGTCTGATGGAGCACGATGTGCCCAATGACCAGTCACATCATTGCCAGTATCGGGATCTGTTGCAAACAAAAAACCACTAGGGCTTTCTGGATACAAAGCTTGTAGCCATGCAGCTCTATAGTCATCGCTTCCTAGATTAGTATCTTGCGAAATGAATGAAAAGTGCTGGTTCATTGCATATCGCAAGTCTTGAATGTGATCGATGATAAACGCAGCACCAGGATACACCGCATTGCCAATCGTTGATCCATTTGCTTTGGGCTCATACGGCCCTGATGGAGCAATAACAGGGTTAACGTAGACGAAAGCATCATACAGATAGTTGTTGCCTTCGCCAAAGCTAAACTTCAATAGCTTGCGACGTTCTGCGGTTAGAACGAACAATGCCTGTTCCAATAGAACTCCAGACGGTCCAATTGGATGTATTGATGAATACGGATTTGGAACACGGAAACGTCCTTTTCCGTGATCGTAGTTGTACGGTAGCTGTCCTGATGCGAGTGTCATTACTGATATCTAAAGAAGGCTGGCTTGACAATTTCGATGAAGTTGGCTGTAGCTGTTGCACCGAAAGAGCCACTTGGAACAACGGCACTTGCCAAGAATCCTCTGTCGCCAGATGAAGCAAACTGTGGGAATGGAATCGGAATAACGTTAGAATAGATCGTTCCAGAACTAACGACCTGACCATCCGTGTTCAATGGACGACATGTAGCTCTTGCTGTTACGAGTCCCTGATCTGACATAGACGTGATTTCTACAGGCACAACACCAGCGGCACTTGAAGTAGTTCCATTGAGGTAAACCGTACCATCCATTTCACCAGGAATGATCTTGGCATTGCCTTGTGCTGCCAATGTAGTTCTGTCTCCAACTGTCACTGTGCCATTCAAAACTGGTAGATTGAAGATAGCTCTAGATGCCGTGCCACCAACAATCGTTACGTCATAGTTAGACGTATTGCTTGGATTGACACGTTCGATCTGAACAATGGTTCCGTTGGCAAATGGACGCCCTTGTGTGAAATACCTTAGAATAGTGTTGCCATTTGGCAACTGGAAGTTGTCGGTGTGATAGACTGCCTTATCGCCTATGTTCAAGAATCCATCGATACAAATTGCCCCCTCACGGAAATCAATGTTAGATGAACTCAGAGCTATAGGCGGCTTCGTGTAAGCGTGCTGGTCGATACCACGATAGCGTTCATCGATAGCGGTACCGGGAGTGCTTGAAAGTGTGAAAACATTGTTGACTTCAGTAATCGTTACACGCACAGCATTCTGCTCTGCGTCGAAAAAGATCGGTGGTGCGAACGTATCGCCCGGTAGTGCCGGGTTCGATGGCTTGCCCGGATTTGGGTCGAGAAGTTGCAGATCGGCGAAATCGATTGGATTGAGGATGCCGTTTAGCTGGGCACGCACACGTTCACCCAGTGGGGCCTCGCGACCGAACTTGGGATAGTAAGACTGAATCTTGTAGCGTGTAATGAAACCATCGACGCCAAAGCTGATGTTCATTTCGCTAACACCGTGCGAAATCTCGCCGTACAGACCCGATGGTCCAATGTTCTGCTCAGCAAATGCATCAAAGGACAATAGTGGCAATCCCACTTGCTGGAAATCCGCATAGCGAGAAGACGACTTCGGCACAATTTTGCCCTGTACACGACGAATAGCACGATCCGTCATGATCTGGAGAGATGTTTGATTTCCCTCTGGCGAGAAAGCCCACGGTACAAACTGGTCGTCTAGCTGTACGTCTTCGTGACGCTCATAATGGAGGTCGCCCAATACCCATTGACTTGGATATGTTTGGCCGTAACGCAGACGCGACTGTACCGGAATAGCCACTCCAGAGAGTGCGTCATAGACATTCAAGACTTGCGATGGATTGATGATATCTAGCAAACCAGAGCCGGTCAGCTTGTTGACAGTTGTCAACATCGTAGCCAAATTGAAGATGATACCATCATTCACAATCCCGCCAGATGGTCCGGCGTTGATTGGTAGTTGACAAAGCAATGTGCCTTTTGGATATGACTCAAATCCGTAAAGGTCTGCTTCACTATGCGGGTCAATGACACGATCACCAACGTCCTGCAAAGTGATCGGAATGTAGTGTCTGCCGTCTCCGCTTGGATTGAATGGCGGAGCGTCTTCCGTCCAGTTTGCAAAGCTTGCTGGATTGTCGTCGCCAAGAGGACCATACACCGTATCGCGAGGCAGAACACAGTATGCACGAACTCTAAAATCATCTGTCACGAATGGACTTATCGGACCTAGAGCACGATTGATTTCATAGTCTTCTACGAACACGCCGCTTGTTGTAACTGTACCAGAAGCAGATAGAGAATATCCCTGTACCTGATTTTCGATATTTGCCCATGCAGCATCAACAAGCTGGAAAAGACCGGAAGCTTGATTGTACAACAAGCCCTCAGCCACATACGAGCGTCCATAGTGACGTGATGCATGATCGCGTACTCGATTGTAGAAAGCGATTACCCAGTTTTGTTCTTGGTCTCGACGATTGCTGATCACCCTCAAACCAGACTCGGCTGCTCCAGTAGCAATACCAGCAAGCGGCATGTTAGGATCAAGACGACTTTGGAATGATGGGTCTTGAGCGGCGATCGAGCCGTTGTCAGGTGGGTATCCGTATCCTGGAGGGTTCGCTGTGCCGCTAGCCGTCTGATAGATCTTGTAGTATGTCCATTGCTCAATGCCCGCCAACGCAAGCTGCAATTCCTTTTCTGTTGGTCGGTATGTACGGAAGAAGCCATCAGCGTCATAGAATCCAACACTCAGTTTGTCCCATGCCTTAGTGAATACAACATTGCCGTCCAATGCGGACGTATCCATGCCATCAATTGGACTCAACAAATGAGAGTTGATGAAGCCTTCTTGGTGTCCGCCAAGAACGCGGAAGCGTGTTGGATCTGGAACAACGTCTTGACCAAAGCCAAGCTGTTTCGTTTCGTTTAGTCCAGACGCACTACCAAACTGCGACACCAGATTCAGGATATCGGCTTCACTAATGTCGAACTGTTTCTTTTTGTTGATAAGTGCGACACGCTGTGCATCCATATTCCAGTACCAGTCATAACCAGTATCTAGCAATACACGCGAAAGCACGTCATCCAGTGTGTCTAGATTGAACTGAAAACGAATGGCCGTTACAGTTCCGCCAATGTTCTTCTCAATCTGTTCTACCGTGGGCAGAATAGAAACCGGAATCGAACAATTGCCCTCGTTGTAAGCAAGGTCGATAGCCGCCAAGATTTGATCGTACGTACCACCGAATTGAAGGATGCGATCATATTCCTTTACAAGAGGCTCTGATGGATTGCCGTCAACGTCCTCAAGACCATTCAGAATTCGGAATGCTCTAGCAACAGATACAACGCCGCTTGGTACGCTCTGACCAAGATCTTCTGTATGAACCTTGACGCGACGCAAGTAGCGACGATCATCTTCTAATGTCACATTTACAATCGTTCCACCAATACTTGTTGTGTAATCTGAGTGAACTACACTGCCACGGAAGTAGAAGTCGCCAATGAAAATCTCCATTGGTTTGCCAATTTCTGGCAACTGTCCGCTAGCACCATGGAAGGTCTCTGGAGGACCAACGGGAATCCATTCAGTTTGTAGGTTGTGTGGAGTTAGATTGAAACCAAACGTAGCATTAGCAGAAGACAAGAAAGCTGCTAGTTGAGATCCCGGCACGCCAGAACCAAACTGACCAGATGGAAATGCAATGCCATTGAGCGGCACACCTACGCCGCTAACAACAATGCCATTAGATACAAGAATGTTCATGCCTAGACCCCTCTCAAGAAGTCGTTACCGGCTTCGAGGCTATCACACCAAATCACGCCACGAGAATCGCGAACAATCCAGATTGGTTTGTAAGTTCCTGGTTCTGTATAGACGTGAGTCGGGCTGAGCGTAATCGTAGACTGTCCATCATCAAAGTTCAACAGACTTGTATTGATGGCTACCCCAGGTGGCAAAATATCAACTGTCGTCACGAAATCCACTGTCAGTGCAGCATTGCCAGAACGTGGCACTCCAGATAGGCTGACAATCACAGGATCAATGCCAGATGCGGCATTAATAATGCGTGTAGCCGATCCATGGATGCCATTCGAATCGATTGCTTCAAACTTGGCAATGAAGAATCCGCTACCAGCATAGTAATGCTGAACTGGATAGAATCCATCACCACTTGGCGAAACAGAAACAGATGGCGTCAAGTCTCCAAATGTCCAGCGTGTTTGTACGATAGACTTGCCTTGTGTGCCTGATGCAGCACCAACAAAGTATTGGTTGAATGGGGCGGTTACTCCACTTACGGTTCTTGACGGAACAATGATATCTACAAGTGGTCCGGTTTCGGCTTGGAAAATGACTAGTTTGGCATCAAAGTCAGATGTCGTATTCTGGCGAATGACTACTTGCGAGTCGAAGTCCTTAGCGGCAAAAGCTTGTACTGTGAATCCGCCATCGAATTGCATGCTTCCACGAAGACCTCCAAGCATGAATCCACCAAGGATACCACTTAGTGTTCCAGCACCCTTGATAAATCCGCCAAAGAGACCTGATCCAAAATCGTATCCACGGATATATCCGCCGAACGATCCAGATGGTGCAGCCGTAAAGAACGTGACGCCGGAAATGTATCCTCCAATAATACCGGACGCCGCCTCAGCAGAGAAATTGAAGCCACCAAAGATGCCTGAAGTGGTGTCCAAGCCTCTTTGATAACCGCCAATAGAACCAGACGCCTGCATAGATCCTAGAATGTATCCACCGATCGTTCCGCTTGTTGCTGTGCCGTTTGCACCATCGATCCCATTTTGAGAAATGTAACGCACTTCAGCTTCAGTGAGTTGACGAGAGAAATAGAAAACGTCAGTAATGATGGAATGTTCATCATGCAAGGCGGATGCACTAAAGTCCCATGGAGAGGCATTTTGGTGCGACAAGAACGTGATCATGCGAGCCGCTGGATTGACTGGCACAATTGGATTCAAGCCTGATGCAGGACCACCGTTCAATGGATCAACCGCAAATTTTGTTCCCTTGCGATCAACCTCTTGACCATTGACAAAACACTTCAGTTCTTTTTGTGTAGGATCCCACGTCCAACAATAATGGTTCCAGAAATCCAACCTCGGTGGTTTTGGATTGCCAAATAGATAGTTGTTGAAGCGTGTTTGATCTTCGTATGGACTGTCATTATCGTAAGTACCACAAACGATCTGACCAGATTGAATAGGCACCGCTACGGTGGGATTATCGTAGTAACCACCACCACCCACTGACATCACCATTTTAATGTTGCCGTTGTCGTCACCAACAATTGCCCAACCACGATTGAAATCAATTGCAGTGTTTGTGGAATTTGTAGCATTAACAAGACCATACACAAGCATAGGGTCCACATTGTTGGTAACAGCATTGGCTCTCTTTGCCATAAAGAAACCAACCGAGAATCCGTTTTGTGGACTGTCGAAATACGATCCAGACACAGCAAATGGAGGAATCAAATTTGTAGTACCAGCACTACCATTTGCGTAAGTCAAGCCACTGCACTGCACCAACAAGTCTGAGTTTTTCAGCGGTCCAGGCAAGAACGTAAATGATCTCGTAGCTTGATTAGCAGCACCAGCTCTATTTTTCTGTTCTGCGAGTGGCGTCAAATGATGCGACTTCAAGCTCAGGTCTGTAGTTCCAGACCCGCCGCCAGCAAATCCATTGAATCGCCAATATCCTTCTAGATTTGAATCAAAGACAGTGACTTGCGTCTTGGGTAGAGTTGGAGTGTATCCAGCAATACTTGGGTTTTGAATACCGCTTGTTGCCAAAGCCTGAATTTCATCTTTGTCAAATGTTCCACGCATGAGGAAGATCTCACGCATGTAAATCTCTCCCAGACCACCATCACGAGAAATTTGAGTCGTCAGTGTATCATTGCCCGCTTCGCCGCCGAACTCCAACAAGAAGTCGTCGCCACTGCTATCGGCTGTATTGTCCGTCCATAGTCTTGCTGTAGCTGCCGTCATGCGGCGTTTAGAAGCAAGGTTGCCATTGATCCAAAGCGATAGTGTAAGTGGAGTAGTGCCAGCGGCATCAGCATTAACGTTGTATGGCGAATCAAACTTAGCGTGAAGCAAAACCTTGCTTGGAATACCATAAGGCAATACACCAGATATTAATGCAGTGTAGTTAGCTGCCGAAAATGTGCCTGTGCGTGAAGCGAAAACAATAGAAACACCAGAACCCTGAGCGGCGTCTACTGTCGTTAAGAACGAACGCACTTCTCCATCGGTTGTGGAACCGGCAAGATTACCATATACGTGCAATGTTGAATTGAATTCAAACTTGGTATTGTCTGCTGTCAAACCAAATGGTGTAGCCGGAATATTACCGCTTGGAGTTACTTCATATCCAAGAACAAAGTCTCCAATCGGATTTTGACACGCCAAGTTATTCTGTTCGTTCACCGGCTTGTAACGCAGAGCCAAGTTAGCAATCGATGACCTGGCTGGTGACGCATCGGCCACGACAGCAGTGCCAGGACTTAGACCATGCACTCCAAAAATGCCAGACGTAATGCCAAGAACGCCATAGCTGTCTAGTGCCGCTGGTGTAGTACGAGTTCCAAATTGATTGAAGCGTGGACTTACATACCATGCCGCCCACTTAGTGGTTGTGTCACCACGAGACAAATTGCCTGGGAATGGCTCCCATACTCGGGCACGATCTTCTGCAATAACGTCATCAAGCTTGAAATCAGTACACGGCCAATAACCAACAAGTCTTGGATCGTGTGGAGTTCTCCAAGTTGGCGTAGTATCGATGCCGCTTTGAGCAACGTACATGATCTCTTCCGGTAGTAACGCACGGCCCATTACAATAATAGGACCAACAAACAAGTCCTGTCCACCGGCAGCTAGAGTTCCGTGGCTAGCCGCATCAGAAATTGTGTCTGATACGCCATTCGTAAACATCAAAGGGTACCCACTACCAGCCAATCGTAAAAGCTGATCACTTAGCGAATGTGCAAGCGTGCCGCTTCCCTGTAAATGTCCATCAACGTAAACAGCAATGCCCTTTGTAGAGTCATCGTAAGCAACCGCATAATGATGCGAAACGCCACGATAGTAGCCGCTGGTCGCGGTATCAATATTGAATACCGACGCTGTGATATCGCCAAGAGGATAGGCAGAGAAACGAATTCTGTTTGGAGCACCGAATTCTGTTAATGCCATGCCAAATGTTGATGTTGTAATGGCGGCAGGGGCACCAACCGTTGTGGTCGCAGAAACAGATCCCATCGAGAACAACATGTTACTCGGGCGACCAAGACCGTTAGTTGGTCCAGCAAACATGCCGATAGTCCAACTACGAGCATTAATCATGTCGTAAATCAAGCCGCTAGTTGCTACAACATGGTTTGATTGGTTTGTACCATTGTTAAGCATCGCCCCGGCCTTGAAAGGACCAGGAATCGGAATGATAGTTGTGCTCGGTCCTTCGTCCTTTTGACCAATCAATGGTCTGTGATTTTTAGATACATCTGGCCATCCAACCGAACGGAATGGATAGTAGGCAAGTAATTGACTGTCTGTCAATTCAACTTTGATTGGGTGTTTTCTATTGCCTTCAAGTGGTTGGAGCGTTTGTCCATTATGAAGATCGAGGATTTCGCCCTCGTGCAGCACACGTCTAAAGATGTACGCTCCAGACACAAGGTGATTCCATCCACACGTACCACCATAATTGTTTGTACCGGTATTAGCATTATCGCCACCACCAATTGTAACAGCTCTACCAGTCAAGTTAGAGTTTGCCAAACACGTTGCACTTGCTCCGCCAGCACCAGTATTGCTTGTGCCGCTCGCAGCAACACGTCCATCTTTGTACAAAACTACTTGGTCTGTAGTACCATCAAGATAACGGAACGTGAATGTAAGGTGGGTATATCTACCAGATTCAATTGGAGTACGAAGCACAGTTGGACTACCGGCATTACGTTCAATGCTTGCATATGCCGTCAACTGTCTATTGCTAGCGGCAGAATTGAATTGTGCTCCCTGATCCATAGCACCAGAGATTCCAATTTGCCAACCACCAAGCTGAGCAAATTGTTTTTGACCAAACAACATGTGACAGCGTGTGCCCTCTGTTTCGCCATTATACGAAGCAGTGTTTGCGTCTGTATAGAAATTCAGGTATCCGTTGCTGTTTGGATATACCCAAATACCAACAGTAATACCACTTTGTGCAACGTTCTGTGAAAGTGTTTGTTCGCGAACTTGTGAACATCCATTACCAAGAACTAGGTACCTGCTGTATGGCGAAGAGTCCGTACCAAGCTTCCAGTAACCCTGAACCATGAAGCCGTTGTAGTTGACTCCAGACTCAGGATTGAACACTGTAGCAGTACCTGGCCACACAGATTTGACTTGTGCGGCGGCCTCAGATTCGGCTTGGGCAACGTGAAAATCGAACGAGATGCCACTAGGTTGACGGGAGCGTGCTGGGGAATAGTTCAAAAAGATTGGAGAGCCGCTAGGTTCATTGAGCGGCCAAAATCCAATCAGCGAGCCATCATTGAGGAAGTTAGCCATGTACGTACTCCAATACTACGTGCTCGCCTGTAAAAGGAGATACTCGATATCTCTTGATAACATTGCCGCCGCCATCTAACACATCAAGATTGATGAAGATGTGGTGAGCATTTTGGAGCGGATGACTAGCAATAAACCAAGTTGGCTCTTTGCCCTCCATGTCCAATGGATAATGCTCATGCACATAGCAGTGCAAATCTGCGTCGCTCCAATTTTCTGGAGACAAAATACCCTTACTCTCGAAAATACGTCCATTAGACGCAAACGCTCGAAAAGTAGAAAGGGGAAGGTTGAGTACGACACCTTCAAATACGGCGACTTCGTTAACTGCTGTTCCGCCCAAACGGAACGACTCGCCGTCTCGCTTCTCGCAAGAAATGACGTGCGTAGTGTCAAAGTGTGTAACCACCTTGAGAGAGCCGAGATTGCCCTCGTGTTCAAACGAAGCGTTGACCATGTACTACCCCTTACACCCAAGGCTAAGCGAAACGCTACGCCTCGAAATAGTAATACACTAACGCAAGGAGCCCGCCAGAAGCGGGCTCCTTGTTAGCACTCAACGAGGTTCAATCATCCAAGGATGGTGAACGGCTCGCCCGCAGCTACGCCTGTGCCGAGGTTATTGACCGCACTGATCAAACCCCCACGGGCCGTTGAAACTGCGTCGCGATCGGAATGCTTCTCAAGCTTTGTTCCGAAGCTCCACAGTACAACGTTGGCGTTGTTCGTGCTACTTGTGAAATTGAAAGTTGCCATGAATGGCCTCCTTGTGGAAAATCAAACGTTTGACTCGGGTGCTAGACCCACGAGAGAATACACTAAAAAGATAGCAGGTAGTCATTGGACCAGTAGTTAAATACTAATCCGAACCTGAGTAGACCAGATCCACAGACGCCAAAACTGCCTAACGGAAAACCAAGTGGCAGGATGAGGTTTAGGTATATGAACTCAGACGAATCGCTATCGCTCTGTCCTGCGAGAGCCCAGGTTCCATCTTGTCGGCGTACATTGGGCAGGCTTGGAATGCTTGTGGTCAAAACTGGATTAGAGCCCGAAGGCATCGTCAAATTGTACAGCCAGTTGCTTCCGCCTTGCTTGACTTGCACGAGCCCAGACCCAACACCATACCAAACGCCAACTCTCAGGGCAGAGTCGTCAATCAGGAACAATTTCAAGTCTGAGATGGCCACACCACTATTGGCTAGGTTGAACGTTAGACATGCTGGTTTAGACTCTAAGTACGGCGGCAGAGGCAATGATGTAAGGTCAAACTTCGTACCTTCGAAAAGTAGAGTGCCGGATGTAGTGGCAGGATTGAGTGGATCTGCCGTCATGCATCCCGAAGCGACCATGTACTTGAACGCAAACTGTCCACCCGGCATGGTGCGACCACCAACCGGGCTTGCAATTTCAGCAACATCCCACGCGAAGACGCGAACTAGAGGCGAAATCGTTGACATAGCTCTTCTTGTTCCTGTGCTGACACAGGCATGAAACGACCGCCCATTCGTCGCACAAAGACGGCACGGCCATCAAATTCAATGACATAGATACCAACCGGAAGCTTTTTTTCTTCTGGTTCACCAAGCTTTTTCAGTACGATGTCGTCGTTAGCTGACACTGTAACATCTTTCGAGCAAACCAAGCTCGCGAGCTTTGTCGTTGTAAGCCAGGGCAGCTTCACGTTCAGTAGCAAAGTAGCCAAGATGATAACGTTGATTGTTTTTCTTGATTTCAGCTTTCCATTTGCCAGTTCGCTTGAAAAAGTCAACGCCACGATATCTGGAGACGTATTTGCGTTTTTCTGCTGAATAGAAATTCAAAACCTCTAGGTATTTTTGATGCTTACGTGCCAACCGTATTTGAGGTGTAGAATCTTGATACAGCCAATCAAGAATGGGACGTACTTGCCAACCACCAAATAGGATTTGGAATATATTGCGGTCAGCACAAACAGATGGATTGCCCACGCCAATCACATAAAGTTGTATTTGTTGTTTGATCCATTGCAACATTTCTTGTGTGCCTACAAAACTCACGGTCCAGTGTGGAGACTTCGATGATTGATTGAACGAAATAGATCCATCGCCATCCATATAACCACGTATAAAGTGACGAACGTCTTTTTCATTTTCAAGCAATGGAGGCCGAAGAGTTTTGCTTTTGGCTTGAGTTATATTGAATGTTTTCTGTAGGACTTGCTGACATTCATACGCTCCATAGACATCTATTTGAGCACACCTATAACCATTTGAAGTATCAAAACAACGTACTGGACTACTTGATTTTATAGCAGACTTGAACAACTCAATTTGTTGTTTGTCCTTTTCAGATAATCCTATACGAATATTGCCATTTGGTGCATAGATAGATCCATCAGCGGCTATGAAACCAGCCCAATAGCAACTAAGAGGCGTAAGAACGTCAAAAAACGCTCTGTTGTGTGTGTGTTTGCTCATAATTATGAGTACACTAATGTATCGACTCGTCTACGAGAAATCATATAGAAGGCGGAAGCGGAATGTACCAGCACCGGCTCCACCCTTGGTTCCAATCGGTACGTTCACGTCAGCCTCAACGGCCAAGTATACATACTGACTCACATCCTGATCTAGGATACCACTCATCCATGGTTGACCTGATTGCCAGTATGGAGTCTGAATTGTGCCAGAGAAGTTTGCGTTTGTTGGTACGTTCGTTGGCGTGTTGTCCGCTCCAGAATCGAGTTGCAAGTTTGGAATGAAGTGCAAACTCTTCTTTTCCAGGAAGCGATACGTGCCAGCAGTAAACGCAGAGGCGTTCGTAATAAAGAATCGCATGTTGTACACGCCACTAGCGTCACCCATACTAGAAACACGAGCATAGACTAGTTTGGTGTCGCTAATTGCACCAGAGCCAGTAGTATTCATGCTTCCAAAGTCAAGAACGCCACCAGCACTAGTATCTACATTTCGCACGAAACCATAGATGGTCTGCTTTAGATGGCGGAAACCAGACGGATCCGTTGTCGGATCTTGCTGAATCCATTCAACTGACGGGAAGTTCACCATGTTACAAAGTCCTTAGCGTAATCGTAGATCCAACGGCTTGTACAGTAGCCAGATCAACCGTGAAGCCGTATTCGAGCGTCACACTACAACTACGATCAACGTCGCTAATTTGTTGATTGAGTCCCGTAATACGCAAGGTCACGAAGTTTGCAGAGTTGGCATAAATGTCTTTGAGTCTATTTAGTTCGTTCTGCACAAATGCAATAGCAAGATTCGTATCAGCCGTATTGTTGCCAGTATTCTTGGCTACGGCCTGACACTGGATACTGATCGTGCCGTCTGTAGTTGTCTTGATATCTTGGATGATGCTTCCAAGACGACGGAACGGAATGGCATGACTTGCTTGAACTCTAGTACCCTCTACAATATTGACACTAGACGACTTGCTTGCAATACCACTTGGTAGGTTCGCATTTGGGTTGTCAGTATATGTAATCGAGAAGTCAATCGAGCCACGACATTTGTTCTGAGAAATAGAGAACGCTGTCGGGTTGTTAAGTGCTAGACCACTTCCACCGGCTCCACCACTACCGCTCTTAAATCTCAGATATACGCCAGACGCAATCCATGGTAATTGTGGGCGTACGTAGTTCGCAAATCCAGAAGCAGCTCGGAAGTAGCCAACGCCGCCTTCCGCGTCCAAAGGAGTGAGTGTACGTCCCAGTCCTTGTACAGAACCAGCAATAGTGACTTGTGCGATACCGTTTGCGTCTTCTTCAAACGATTCGGTCTTGGAAGTGAAGTAGAATGGTACTCCACTGACAATCGTAAACTGCTCTGTAACAGAGTAGCTACCATTAGCAACGTCAGCAACCTCTTCGCGTTCGACGGAGACTTCGAATACCGGACCACCAGCCGGGTTCGAAGGATGGGTCATTCCGAACAAACCAGAGAAGTTCGGTTGAGCGAAATATGGTATGTGGATTGGAAGTTTGTCAATACCAAGCAATGGCTTAACGGCAGCCATAGCCTGCAAGAACTTATCAGGTTCGTTCTCTGGACCTTCTGCGTTTACTTGGTGAGTAACACGTAGCGTACAGGTATCTTGGTCTTCGCGGAACGACCATTGGTTACTGAGACTAGAAGTGACGCCGCTGACGCCAGAGGCGGCAACAAGGTCTTGTAGTTCAACCGTCCAGTCAAAACGTTGTACCTGCGTATCTGGTGCAATGTTCAGGCTGTTGACACGAGGACGCAAACCAGACGAAATAACCGTACCTTGTGTGAGTGTTCTATTGCCAGGACCGGCAAGAATAACAAGATCCTTATAATCTTCCGCAAACGTGTCACGTAACGCCTGCATCTTAATGTACATCTGTTCATAACTACCAGATGGTACAATAAGAGTTGTGCCAGTTAGTGTCAGGCGGTTGATGTTGTCAACACGAGTGCCGTCATTACGGAATTGCGATTCCACCGTCCAATCAATCAACGGAGCGGGTACGATCTTCTTGCCATTATAGAAGACTTCAACCGCAGATTGCGGTGGATTTGTAACGACGGATATTAAGTCACCCATGATTATCTCGACTGTCCAAACGAGCTAATGATGCCACGCTCATTCAATGCTTGGAAAATAGGTTCTAGTTGAACCATCAAAACCTCAATTGTCTTAGCCGCCTGCTTGTCCGTTGTCTCGGATAGAGCGGCCTTGAGTTGATCTCGCAAACTCTCAAGACCAGTGATTTGCACACTACTGTTTTGATTTGTTTGAAGATTGATATTGATTTCCTGTGCGGTTGTCGCTGCTGCACCAGGAGTCTTGGATCCTGTAGTACCAGCAAGACCGGCTGTATTGGTTTTAATAGCAATGCTCGAATCACGTACTTGACCAATACTTGTGTTAAGATCAGTCAATAGACCAGCAATCTTGTCGAGTGCCTGCTCACTACCAGTATTGCTTTGTAGCTGTGACAATGTACTTGTCACAGAACGGGCAATGGCAGCGACCATCGTTTGGTCGAGTGTACGGATTGTGTTGATGCTTGCTGCGATAGCACTGCCGCCTTCGTTACCACCAGCGAAGTTCTTGTACATAGGAATGATGGCTTCCTTTGTGTTGGCCACAGCCAACTGAGCACCATTCGGCATAGCTCGCTTTTCACGAGCAGCAGCTTGCAAAAGACCGGCGGCTTCACTAGGCGATAGGTTACCAGCAGCGAAGTTAGGAATCCATCCCTTAGCTTGGTTGCCAAAGCTTTGTGCTGTATTGAAATTGTTGAGTGATGTCTGTGCCTCAATCATAGACATCTTGGCACTAATAGCCTGTCCAACGCCCTGAACAATTTGATCGCCAACCTCACGGAACACCGAGTTCTGGTCGGCAAACAACTGGGCTTGGTTTTCGATGTCGTGCAATGTATTAGCGTTATCAGCTTCAATCACCTTCTGCAAGAGATCGCGACGTTCTGTATTTGCTTGATCCAGAACCGCCATTTCGTCAAGTACCGCCATACGCACTTGCTCGAAACCGTCACGAGCACGCTCTTCTTGAAGCTTGGCAATGTCAAGTTGCTCTTGAGCCTTCTCAAGCTGCTTCTGTGCCGCCAACACTTGAGTTAGTTGCATCTTGGCTTCCTCAGTTCCAAGCTGACCAAGTATCTTGAGTTGCTCAACTTGCTGAGCAGTGAGTTCAGAAATGGCTGGCAGACCCTCTTCTGGAGCCACACCCGCACCAATCTGTCCAATAGCCTGCTTCAATTGGTCGGCACTAAATCCACCAATCGATGTAGAGCTTGGAAGGAATGAAAGGGCGTCGAGGATTTGCTTGCGGAACTCGACTGGCAAGTTGAGGAGTTCCTGAGACAATCCCTGGATCTGTTGCGAGTCCATGCCCAAGAAGTTCTGGAACGATCCTCCAAGCTTCTCGGCCACGTATGTTAGACCGGCGATACCCTTCTGGAGTCCTTGGTTTTCTTGGGCCGACTGTCCGAAAACGTTGATGCCAGCAGATGTAATCTGATCCTGTGCTTGTTGCAAGAATGATAATGTCTGTTCGGCTAGCTGTCTTTCGAGACCGATACGCTGTTCCAACTTCATGTTGGCGTCATCTAGAACGCTAATGAATGCATTATCTAGAGAGCCAAGCTTGTCTTGGAACGATACGATACTACCATTGAGCATGCCAATATCACGGCCAAGTAGATTAGACTTGATCTTGGCTTCAGCGATAGCCCCATTTACCTGAATGATAGTCGAAATGTAGTCCTTGTATGCCGCCGAAACATCCTGCGTCGCACTCAGAACTCCCTGTTCGACAGACTTGAGTTCGTCATAGGCACCGGCTTGCTTCTCTGCCAAATCATCAATACGCTGCTTTGAAAACTCTTCGAAGCTCTTGTTGACATCATGCACAGACTTGGCGAAGTTGTATGTGGCGTCGGTAAGAGCTTGAGTCTTCTTGAGACGATCTGCCTCTGCCCGTGCAGCCTCTTCTTGAGCCTTCTTCGTTTCTGTGGTAAGTTTTTGAAGACCCTCAAGACTCTTGACGTAAGCATCCTGCTCAATGTTCTGTTTTTCAAGAGACTTGGCTGCAAGTTCTTGTTGTAGGTGAGCCTTCTTTGTGGCCTTTTCTGTGTTTGGTGCAACGTCACCAAGAGCAGCAATCTCGTCGTGTAGCTCTTGAATACGGTTATTGACAGGAGCCACAGCAAATGCCAACTCATCAGCAATCTGAGATAGATCGGTTTCTGCTCGTTTTACACCATCAACAAACGTCGATGCAATGACATCCTGCAAAACCTTGGGTAGATCTGATCCTCCAGCCAATGCTCTCTGTACGTCTTCGCTCTTGAGTCCAGCAATTTGATTGACAAGGCCAATGTCGCCATTTGTGCTTGCTTGTGCTCCAACTTTTGCAAGCTCAGAACGGAACTTGCCAAGAGACTCGGCAGCCTTCACAGAGGCTTCCTTCTGAGCTTTGGTTTCTTCCAGGCTACGCTTATACGCTTCGCTACTAAAAGCCGCTTCGGCTTCCTTGGCCTTCAAGGATGCCTTGACGCGATTTTCTTCGATCTTGATATACTCTTTTGCGAATTCTTTCTGGGCGTCCGTGAGCTTGCGATCACCCAAGAACGAAGCAATGGCACCGCCATTATTTGGCTTAGACAGCAATTGGCCAAGATCTGCCAGGAATTTCTTGGCGTCATCCATGCTTTTAAAAGCACCAAACTGCGACGTATCTGAACCAGCGGTTTGCAGTGTTGACAGCAGATCCTCAAAAGCCTTTTGAGCGTTTGCAAGATCTGTCTGAGCATTGCGAGCGATTTGAGATAGTTCATCAATACCTTGAGCCAAATCTTCTGGGCTCTTGGATTGATTGAAGATATCACGATTCATGTTGTTAACGTCTTGAGCAGAAGCGATCAGGTCTTGAAGCTTCTTCATGTCATCAAACGTCATACGCAAGAACTGTACTTGCTTGGCTGCTTCAGCGGCACCATGAGCAAGTCTGCCGTATGCTTGCTCTAACAAGTCCTGTTGCTCTTTATATGACTTCGAACTCTTGCCGGATGCGTCGTATGAATCACGTAGCTCTTGGAGAGCGGCTACATTTTTTACGGCTGCACTATCTTGCATTGCCCACGATCTGATCAAATCTTCGCCAGCACCTTTGACATACTTTTCAGTAATTTCGGTTGCACCAGTGATAGAATTCTGTACTGTTTGCAAAACTATTTTGCTATTAGTTAGATACACTTCTTTCAGGGTGTTAGAATCACCTAAAAGTTTCTTTGTACCATCATCTAAACTTTGGAATACGCCCTTGAAAAGGGCGTCGTAGTTAACGTTTTCTTGTGTTCGTCCCTCTAATCCTGTACTAAAGGCAGCAAGGGCTTGTTGTGATTTCGATGCCTTGCCAACACCAAGTTCTTGCTTCGCATTATCTTCTACAGATTTGATGTTTTCATGTGTAGCCTTGTCCATATCTTGTAGTGTTTCAACATATCTAATACTAACATCCCACAAGGCACCAAGAGAGGCTGCAACGCCAGCGGCTACAGGACCAAATGCAGCAAATTGAATACCCATTTGTGCTGCTGCACTAGTAGCCTTAGTCAAAGAACCGGCAAATGAACTATTGCCACCAAGCTTGTCAGCTAGAGTGTTCAATCCAGCAGTAACAGCAGATGCTCCAATTGTCAATGCGGCAAACAGTGCCGCTGACTTCAAGCCTTCTCCAGCACCCGCACCCTTGCCGAGTGGCGTGTTGAGAGCAGCCTTCATTTTTTGAGCAAAGGTTTGTGTTGCCGCTGTAGCCTGTTGTGTAGCTTGTGTCTGAACGTTGGTTGCTTGTGTTTGCACATTAGTTGCTGCAACGGCAACCTGTGAAGCACCGACCTGATTCATCAATGCTCCGCTAGCAAGTTTAATGTCCTGTGCAAGAACACTGATGACGTTTGTAAGCTGTCTTAATGCCGCAGTATTTGCAGCCAAGTCAGATGTATTTTGTCTAAGTGGCCCACCACCACCCCCGCCGCCACCACCACCGCCCTTGCCTGGAGCACCAGTCAAGCCAAGACCAAACACCTTATCAATCCCCTTAAGAGCGAGAGGAGCAAGAATAGGTAGGATTGGCACCTTGAACTTGTCTAGAAGCTTGACAATTTCAGTCAAGCTGTCAACAAGGAACGTTGCACTCTTAAGGGCGTTCTTGAAAAAGTCAGAACTGCCTGCTTCACCCAAAGCATAGGCGAGCTTTTGACCAGCAACAATCAAATCATCAAGACGACGTTGGAGTTTGGTAGCATCAACCCCTTCCTTACGACGTGCTGCACCGGCAGCGTTTGAAGAGGCAGCGGCGAGTTGGTTGGCACGATCCAATGAATTGAGCGTACCAATGAGTTCTTCAAACTGACGAACGCCAGCAATTGCCTTGGCAGCGTTGGCCTGTTCAGCTTCATTCAACCTGTCGAACGACACCTTGAGATCATTCAATACCGCAAGCGTAGGACGTAGACTACCATCTAGGTTTTGAACAGATACACCAAGACTTTCAAGTGCCGTACGCGATTCGCCAGCAGCGAAAATACGTGTCTGCAATGTCTTGAAGAAGGTACCAATTTCATTACCTGACTTACGGGTCTGTTCTCTAAGAGCCGAAATCAGACCAATTGAGTCATTGATGTCCTTACTAAATTCAGCAAGCGAGTTACCACCAGTCTTGAAGGCATCAGCAATATCGCGAGCTTCTACGGCAGACAAGTCTTCCGAGGCAACAAGACCATCAAGGGCATTTTTTAGACCTTCGCCCTCAAGTCGGAATTGCTTGCTAGCTGATAGCAAGAATTCTACAGCCTGTCCAGCTTCAAGAGTTGATGACTTTGTAGCAAGCAATGAAAGCTCTGCTAGTTCGTTCGCTTCCTTAAGAGAATAACCAGCCTGCACATACGTTTTGATTGTGTTGGCGGCCTCAGTAGCACTCGAACCAAATTGAGTAGCAAGATTGAAAGCACTCTTGGCAATGTCGTCAAATTTGCCGGAAAGAGAGCCAATATCAATACGAATGATGTCTTTGACGGCAGCGTCAAATTCAAACAAGAATTTGATGCCGCCCTGAATACTCTTGTTTAGAGTAGCGAATGTGGGGAGAAGGATGGCAAACTGTGCCATACGCTGTAGAAAGAGGCGTGCCGCTCTTTCGCTACCACTCAACTGTTGATTCACTCCATGTACAGCACGGTTGACGTTGTTGGCAGCATTAACGCTCTGATTGAGGTTACGATTGAACTGCTGCACTGGACCGGGCATACCGGCAGCAGCACGACTAATCTGATTGAAGACGCCAGAATTTACTTTGACGCCAACAAACCTCAGAATTGCTTCGAGTTCTACTCTGTTAGCCATTACGTCACCAGCTTCATTACGAAGATAGCAATCATCTTCTCAAGGATGACCTTTTGAATCACATCAATATTCTGCTTGAACCACTTGTCTTCATAGTGTCTCAGTTGTGAAGGAAAACGCCACAATCCAACGCTACCATAAGCACCACGCGGCAACATCAAACCACCAAGAGGAGATCCCAAACGAATTGACTTAGCAGCACGACCGCCAAGTTTGGAACGAGGAACAAATCCTCTATTGACTTCTTTGCCATCAACCCACTCAAGCCACGAATCAATATGCAAGTGTCCTGTACCATTTGCTGGGTGAGGAGTAGCTGCTCGCAATCTAGCGTAATTGCCAAACTCTAGTGTCATTTGTCTCTTCTGAACATTGATCTTGAATGCAGTAGTTTCATAAGCCTTCAAAAGCTTAGGAGGTTCTGACGCTTCAATACCAAGTTCACTTAATCCACGAGCACTTGTAACGTAACGATAGAAGTCTATTTGTGCGATGCCAACAATTCCCATTCCGCCATGTACCATAGCTGGAATAAGTTCCTTTCGCATCCATAGCTCAAGCTCAGACATACTGTATGCCCATGCGTCAAACGCATGTTTGTTCAGCGTGAGTATTGGTTTTTGCAGTTCAATTCTCCACTCGATTGCCATCTGCATTCTCCAATGCTCTTTGCTTGCGAGCGGCAAGTTCGGCTTCCACACGCTCTTCAATGTCTCGGTCAAACATTGCTTGCTTTGCGTCCTTGAGATATCTATTCTCAGGATGACTCTCTTCAATGGTGTTACGCATTTCAAGCAAGATCTGATTCTGAACTTCAACGGCCTTCACATAAACCGTTGATTGAGTGCTTTCGTCGCGTTCACGTACGAAGTCTGTGTAGGTTGGCCAATAGCGTTGACCAGTTGCTTTCAACTGTATACAGGCCGCCATAATAGCCTCAGCCTTCACAAGCTCAGCAATACCTTCAGCAGAATTCATGTACACGCTTTGCTGAATCATAAACAGTTCCCACATGCGGAAACGATGCTGACGCATCTTCTTCGCAATCTCAAGGCATTTGTCATTCTCGCCCTTAAGTTGAGCCTGTTCAAGTTCCATCTGTAGGATAGCCAAGTTTGCTACCTCTTCACGCATAATGCGGTCATCTTCGTCAGTCCACATACCGTGTGAACGCATGACCTCACGCATTTTGTTGCGTGGATAGACGCCATCCGCCAGAGATTTGCTATAGGCGATTCGGTACTGACGATCGCCCTCATTCTCGATAGCAAGAGTTGGGGTAGTGACTACGAAGTCCATCTGTGCCCCAAAACGGTCTACAGCTCGAAACGTTCTTTCCACTGACATGCCCTAACTCCTATAGCGTCTAACAACCTCACGCCGCCACTCACGGTACTTAACACCAACCTGTTCCATCAGGCGGTACTTGTCCATGATAGGTAATACACAATTTACGCATGATTCAATACCAACAATTTCAAGGACAAGGCCACCGTCCTCATTGTCTAATACCCCGGCCCCGAACTCCATACGAATGGCGTCCAAAACACGGGCGTTCTCTTTGCTAGAGAAGATCTTCATGAACGGAACTGACCCTCTAGAGCCAAACTCAACCTTCTGCACGGTCTGCATAAAAGATTGGGTCATCGCTAAAGTGCCGTTTTCGGTCATACGCAGAGGGCGATACTCGACCTCGTAATCATTCAGTTCGTCTCTCTGGGCACGCATCACATCGTTAAACATGTTGCGAAGATCAGACTTGAAGATTTGTCCTTGACGAGTATTGTCTACGTCTGGAAATGACTCTTCAAATCTCTGTAGAGTCTGTACCATAAGGTGACGCGATCTACGATCAAGACTCCTACTGAGTTGATCCAATGATTGATTTTGCTTTTTCATTTCTTGTGTGTAGACACTACGTCAGTTTTCATACCAAGAATGTGGCGTGTCTTTGTACCACGTAGATGGTGTTCTTCGACCTGTCCCTTTTCGATGACCGTTTGCTGTTCATGCTCAAGCAATGAACGAACACGATCAGAGTTACGGGCATACGTTTGATTTGCGATCTGTTCACGTTCTTGTGGGGTATATCTGCGGAACGTTCCCCATGGACAAGTTGTCGTGTGAGGTACACGTTCGCCAAGCCCCTTGCCGACGTTCTTGGCTTTAGCACCACAATTACATGTTTCGCTGTATTCTCCATCAAGTAGCTGCATGCGTTCGTTGTGGTCCTTAGCTCCAAGACGCTTAGAATTGCTTGACTCCTTGTCGTTCAATTCACGATTTGATAGCCACTCATCGAATTTGTCGTCGTCGTTGATGATGTCTAATGAAGGCGGATCTGTAGACTCCAAAGCAGAATCATAAACACGACTCCAATAGATCAAAAGTTTTTGATTGATACTCAAATCACCAATGTTACGATTGAATATTGTGTGTAGGTTCTCGCGTTGCAGAACCCATGTCAATCGCCACTCTGGATGACGTGCTACTTCACGAATTTCGTCAATCGGCAGAATACCCTCCGATAGAACTTCGTTTGTAACGTATATCAAAAAGTTGATATGATTGTGCTTGGAATGAAGGAAAGAGGCGTCGTCGGGCCACAACGGTCTTCCTTCAATATCGAACACGACTCGTCTGACGAGGACGTTTGCGGCTACTTCGTTGGCGTAGAACTCCGCACTGTGAATGAAGTATTCGTTACGCTTAGATTGCGTTAGTCGCTTTTTTTCTAGGGCTGCGTCGATTTGTACCTGTAGTGATTTCTTGCGAGCAAGGAACTTTTGCTTCTTTTGCTCGGCTTCGAGGAAGGCAATGTGCTCGTCGGCCTTAGTCATGACGAGATCATCCTCGCTTGTCCACAAGCCAACTTTCTTGGCTTCCGCAAGAAGCTCTGCCTCAGTTGGTACTCCCTGCTTGCGTGCAGACTCAAGCTCTCGACGACGCACAAAAGAGTGGATGTTACGATCTTCCGTCGTCATGTCCTTAATGATGACGTACTCGTATCCCGGCTTAGCATACTCCGCCGGGATTTGGACGTAGCGTCTATCCCAAAGTAGCTGCTGAATTTTTTCCTGTACAGTCATACGAAAAAAGGGACACACCAATTAGGTGCATCCCTTATGCTCCATTCCTAAACCACCCGCTTAGCGGTAACCTTGCACCTTGACAAAATTGTAAGTCAGCAGACCGTGACAGGACTTACCCCCCTGCCCCTGTCACGGCCCACCAACGAGTATCAGAAGAGACCGATGTCGCTTCTACGGAATGGCGGCTTGCCTACGTTGAAGCGGCTACGTCCAGTACCGAAGATCGTCACACGGTGATTCGGCTGGAAGAAGTCGTGCGAAACGTAGAACGTGTTGAAGCTTGAGTAGTTGTACGTGACAGTCATGTTGTCACCACCAGCTTCGCCACCAGCAACTTCAATGCCCGTCAAGCGGTTAGCGTCACCAAGGTCAACTTGGAGACCGTCGCAAGTACGGATGATGATCGTGTTGCTTTCGCGTGTGTTATCAGGACCACAGTCGATGTTCGACGTTGCATCAACAAGGTCACCCTGAGCGGTGATCACGGTGATGCTTGCTGTAGCCTCCAGAGGATACTCTGGAACCTTCACGAACGGACGCTTACTTCCAAGCTCGAAAATGTCCTTACGGGCAATCGCGAAGGAAACAGTGATTGTCTGAATGTGCTCAGCGATGTAGTCCGTGTTGGCGTCAGCAATCAATTGCGTGAAGTTAGAAGCAGTACCCGGTCCCTGAGCACCGAATCCACCATTGACGTAAGCGGCGTTGATGCCAGAGATATTCGGTGTGGTCACGCCTGGGATGTCTCGCGGCAAGATCGAGTGGCTGATATCTACTTCTTCACGACGAGCAACGCCAGAACCAACCACGATGATACCGAAGCGATCGGCACCACCAGCAACTTCAAAAGCACCGCCTTCGACAAGAGCCGAAGTGTTACCATCGTGACCGAATACGCCAGAAGGTCCGCCATCCGGGGCGTTCGGATCAATGTTACCATTAAATCCAGGCGTCGGGAACGGTAGGATTGTTTCCGTTCCACCGTTTCCGGCTGTTACACCAGAAACGTTGATGAACGAGCCCCAGATCTTGTCGTTACCAACCAACGTGATGTCTTCTGTGACGAAGCCATCGATCGGGTAGGTGTACGAAATGTTCGATAGGTACATACCGGAACAAGTGCAGATAGACACTGGCTTGCCGGTAGCACGGAACTTCGTATCTGGATAGATTTGGAACGCAACGTCAACACGGTAATTGGCTGTCTTGCCAACAATGTCCGTGAACGATGGGTCCGTAACCATCAAGAAGAGCGGCTTAGTTCCGTCCACACACTTCGAAATTGTCATTTCGATGTCTGGCTGACGTTCCGAGTATTCATAAAGCTCAATCTGACCAAGCTGGAAAACCTGTTGTAGATTGAACTTAGTGCTCATACCCGCACTTTGAACGCCACGCGGCACTTCCCAGAGGCCGTTGACTTCGTTCACGCCCGATGCAATTGCACCTGTAGCGTAGTTACGGGCATTGAAAGCAGCCACACCGCTCGTAGCAGGTGCAGAGTTTGCCTTAATAGCCAACTGTTCAATCGCCCAAAATACGCGATTATTTGTCATGATTGAATTCCCTTCTGCCCAACTAGTTGGTGAGGACAGACACCGTTTCGATACTTTGCAAAGTTACAATTGTGACAAAGGATTTGAAAGCGATCGGGGTCGTATTTTGCTGTAGCGTCTATATAGATCCCATAGCTCGTTCTTTGCTTTCTATGCTCATCACCATCTTCTAGAATATGGTTAAGAGCAAGAAATGCTTCCTCGTCTATATGACAGCAAATGCATTTACCGCCATACATTTCCAAAAATTTCAAACGAAGTTTGCGTCTATAGTCGATTGACTGGTCGCGTCTTCGTTCGCCAATACGAGAAGATGCCAATCGAAAACCAGCATGCTTCTGTGTTCTGTGTGTTTCGCAATAGAAAAATGGCTTAGCAGTCTTAGGATTTATTCTAGAGACCAACTCTTTACAGCCATTCCGTCCACAATTTCCCATGTCCATGATTACACTAAACTAGCCCAATGGATCCTCGATCGTAGGTATCGTTGAGATAGGACCAAAGTAGCTACCCAAAGGCGTTACTGGAGCGTTTAGGTAGACATCCATTTCGTATGTCACGATGGCACGTTCATACTCTGCTGTTGCCTGAATGTTCTCGGCTGCAATATCCGTGATGTAGGCCGTATAGACTACTGGCGTGCCGGAACCCACAGTTGTGATCAGTTTGTTGTTCCGCAGCATTTCCTGGTACGGCACATACTCAGGAGATAGGGTGTTGTAAATCCCAGATAGCGGCAAAGGTGCTCGATTGAAATTGATAATCGGAATGCTCTTACGCCATTGCGATGTCAAGATGTCCACAATATTGTCACGCTGCAAATCGTCTAGTGCCCAGACATGCAAAATAACCTTGTCTCGGATCACAGCACTACGGTTACCAAGCTCGTATGGCGTCATTGAGCGATTGTCTACCTCAATGAAAACGGCTGGAAATGGTTGTGCCTGTCCAGATGGATAGACTAGCTGATTCGATGTCAATGGATTCGTGGCAAACTTGCTTTCCAAGAATCCACGATTGAATTGCTGATTGAAATCGTGTTCGAAGCCAATACGTACTTCGCGAGCAGAATAGGTCGCGTTAACCTTGAGATCAAGTGGTTGCGGCGAATTGAAGATGACGCGACCATTAATGTAGTCAATAGTATGTCCAAACTGAGAATCATTTGTTGGTCTGAACGCACCATGAATGTATACGCCAGAACATTGCAATGGTGGAGTGCTGACATTTGTACCATCCAATGGTACACCAGACTCATAGACAAATTGTCTAAAGGGCGATTGCCACACCTGACCATTAGAGACGCCGTACAACGTATCGTCTGCTTGAGTATCTGGAAGAAGAACGCTCATGTCGCTTCCGTCATAAAACAATTGACCAGAAGCTACATTGATAAAGCTAGACTCACGCAAAAAATGCATGTCTAAAAACAACTTGAGATTAAGCTTGAGTAAGCTACGTAGTTTGTACTCTAAGCCCATTATTGCCTCGCATACTTCAGGGCTTGTTCAAGCCACTGAATTCTATTATTGGTTGGTAACGAACCATTGCAGTAGTTACACAAAATACCAAAATCAAATGAATGCCAAATAGCTTGGTTCTTTTCGTTACATAAGTGCCCATGGAGCCAATTGGCAGGCTTCACATGTGCCGCATGATTGCCATGACGGTGATCCCAGTTTACTACCGTACCACAGTTTGTTTCTGCATCAGCATTCCAATCCAATGCTTTCAAGCAAATAGAGCATTGAGGCATCTCCCCATAGAGTTGTATAAAAAACGCACGCCAGTCTTGTTTGTTCTTTTGTTTATTAGCTTGACGCTTGACGTTGACAGCATCACGATTAGCGGCGTAGTATTTTTGCGTACTAGCTGTATTGCACACCTTGCACCAAGAATATAAGCCATCCTTTGCGTTCTTGCTCTGAGGAAAAGCCGATAGATCCTTGTAGCCATAACATCTAGAACATTGCTTGACTTGCGTAATCATCCTACCACCTTATCAGGAGAGGGGTTTTCTGTTTCCTGAATAGCACGTAGCTTAACCATCAAGTATCTGCGTACAGAAAAGCCAATCGGTCTCGTTTCGACAACGGTGTATCTACGACCCTCAATGGAAACGGCAAGAGCGGCGACTACGTGTTCAAGAGCCTCAATCACGACAGTGATCATGGCTTCGTTTTCATTGAGCCAACCCATACCCTGCAATCTCTTGTCATTGCTCAATGGACCAATGACAATCTGTGCTTTGTAAGTCACGTCACGCGGCGTAACTTTGTAGCCAGTATTGCGTGTATTCGTGGCAGGCACAGGCACTCTTGAAAAGAAAGGATTGTATTGTTGTGGGGCGGCTTGGGATTGAGTCTGAACGTCTTGCTCCTTGATGGGGGGCAGATGGAACGTCACAGAACGTCCGAGATCTACAAAAGCTTCACTCATAAAGGAGTGATAGACAGCTTCCATAAACGGAGAATTAAGAATTCCGCTTGCTGTAGAGAAGTCTTGATTGGGCGTGATCTGTACCATTATCTTAGACTCGCTCCCATATCAATGCGTACCTTAATGAATCCGGGCGTCGCCAAACGGATCGCATCCGCTGGATTGTTTTCCCAGATAAGTGGCTTAGAAGGTTTGGTAGTGTCGATATACTGGCGTGAGAATCCCATGCCACGCAATGTAACAGTATGAGGCTTGGGTGTTAGAACGCTCAAGAATTTGCCAACCACTTCGCCGCCAAAAGACGCAGAATTTGTGATCATTCCGCTTGGGCCAGCATACGCCAAATCTCCCGGATTGATTGTACCAACGGGATAAACCCAGTCAGTCAAAAAATCTCCCTGAGTAGCTACGCCAACTCTAGCCATCGGTATGTCGATGTTGCGAATGTATTGCTGAAATGGCTGACGTGTCATATTCACATTCTCAACATCGTTTAGCTGAATTCCAATCGAATGAACACCGCTAGGATTGAAGGCGTATTCTGCGAAGTAAATACCAGAAGCCTGTACCCAACTCAAAATACCACCACGCTCCTGTGTCCATGGACACTGGTAGTCAATGTTAACTTGTTGAGTCTGTCTTTCAGGTCTTAACGACATCCCTTAGTGCTCTTTTGATATCTTCAACTAGTTGCTTTGAAGTTGTACGCTTAGCCTCATTAAGGCCCATGCCTTTAGCGATTTTACGAAGTGTACTTTCCGGCAACCATCTTAATTCGCCGTAAGTAAATGCGATTTCGCCTTGAGTCCATCCAAACTTTTCTCGCAAATAGCCTTCGCGGTATGTTGCGTCTTCCAAACAATCCTTGCATGCCTCATATACTGCGAACGAGACATCGGCAGGATCGCGGCCAGTCTCTCTACCGTAAATTGGTTCATTGTTCAGGTAGAGAATGCCGCGGGGGGTTCGAGCGTGAACTAGCATTATGACAAATACTCCATGTATTCAGCTACCGTTTTCTTGCCCTTGCGACAATTGCATTTATGACAAGCGACACATAGATTTTCTGGACTATCAGTGCCTCCGCGAGAAACTGGTTGCTTATGATCAATAGTTAGTTTTCCGCCTCTGACATGACAGTATTTGCAGTTCTTAATAAACATTAATAGATCATTTTGCCCATGTTCCCGGTCATTCTGCTTAGGAAACGCTTGATTGCGGTCTCTAGTTCCTTTTCGCGTGTCTCAACGTCAAGACGTTGTAGCGTTGAACGGAATTGCAAACGACCAGTGCTGATATTGATTGTTACGCCATCAGCGTTAGTAACAGAAATACCTTCACTACCAATACCACCAGCAACAGTTGCAAATGGACCAGAAGCAAAAGCTGCACCTAGTCGTTTTAGTGCAGATGTCTCACTAGTGATGATAATGAATTCCATCTGCAAAATGATGAGATCGCACAACTCGTCGTTGTTGGGGGAGATTGTGCCAGCCTCAACATCAACAGTCAGTTCTGCAACTTGAATCTTCGGGCCACCGAATCCGCCCGGAATGCCTATTGGTCTAGAAGTACGAGACAGACCAAGAGCCTGATTGAGTCTTCGAACGGCCTTGATCAAAACGTGCTGCAAGAAGTTATCGTCAAAAATATGACCTTCTGGATCACCAATGTCAATGCGTACAGCGTCGTAGATGGTAGCCGTTTTGTCCGTTGGCGGCACAAATCCAATAGATACTGTTAGGTCTTGAACTTGGAATGGTTCGCTGGCACGTACAACAGAATTTGTCTCTGTAACGATAGTCCAATCAATATGCCAACTACCAAGCTGGTATCCGGCTGGGATCAATCCAGAGCCAGTGTATTGTCCAAGTGCAGGATTTAACGCCACTCCACTTACTGCGGAGACGTTCGCTGCGTCGAATAGCTGGAACCCAACATATTGTCCACTAACAGCGGCACCGTTAGCGGATAGAAAAATGTCAAGGGCTGATGCAGCCTGACCGACAGTGAGGATTTTGGTTTCGCCAGCCATGTGATCCGCCTTCTGTTAGATAGTACACTAATGAAAAGGGCGGCGGCTTGTAGCCGCCGCCCTTGTGTCATTCACTGACTAGCGAGTATCAGAACTCGCCGATCAGCACGCGGCGAGGATCGAGAACGGCGAAGCCGTGCTCCATCCAACCGAAGATGCCCGCACGCTGTTCGCGGTAGAGGGACGGATCTTCATAGGTCTGGAGTTCTTCACGAATCGGCATCACGAATGAGTCCATCGTGCTCAAGTCCAAACCAATGCAGTATTCCTTCAACGTGACAGAGTTGACAGTCTGGTGCGAACGAGCAAGAGTTGTCTTCAAGAAGTTCTCGTACTCCTGTCCTTCACCAAACTCAGTCATTTCGTGCAGAACAACGCCGTAGATCTGAGCTAGGCCGTATTCCTTCGAAACGAAGATCTCACGACGAGTGAACTCGTCGATCTCATCCACGTCCCAAGCACGAATGTCTTCCATGGCTTCCATGGATAGGTAAACGTCGGTCAAGCGACCTGCGTTACCGTTACCACCAGCACCACGAGTCATCGCCGTCTTCATGCGGCTGATCAGTTCCTTGGTGAACTGTCCAGCAGCCGCAGTAGGAACAAGCGTCGATCCAGTGAACGGGGCCGATCCGTTTGCCGTCACTACCATGCCACGGCCATCAGCCGCACCAAGGATGGTACGCCAACCGTCGCTGTTGATCTTGCGAACAAAGCCAGCTTCGTACACGCGGATAGCACGCATGATAACGTCGAAACGTGCTTCTTTGGCATACTTCAAAGACCAGTCGATTGAGTTCGCGATCTGGAAGGTCGGAACCCACAACTCGTCTCCCTCAACGTGACGCTCAGGAACGCGACCCTGCTTCGGCATAGCGAAGGCGATGAACTGATCTTCATCACCCGGCTTCACGAAGTCAAGCGGGTAGTTTGCCTGGGCACCCGGTGCGAGAACCTGCTTTTCGTAGATTCCACCGAGGTTGTCACGATCGAACACGCCCTGACGGAGCGGCCACTGCAACTCGGCAGCAAACGCCTTCTGGGCCTTTGCACGCACTTCACTATCGGCGTGAGCCGTAGCACGCAGTGCATCAATTGCTTCTTGCGGATAACGTTGGAAATTCATGTCATGCTCCTATCAGAGGTCAATACGGACCTTTAGGAATCCGTCGCTGCCAAGGGCAGACAGGGCCTTACCAACGACATAACGCTTCGCAGTAGCACCATTGTTGAACGTTCCGTTGTTACGAGAAACGTTGCCGTTGTCTGCGAGATAGAGAACGTCCCCTGGGGCGTACGTACCAACCGGGATATTGCCCGGTCCAGTCGTTTCCACAAAGTCAGTCCAGAATTCACCTTCTGTGCAGATGCCAACCACGCTGCCCTGCGTAACAACGTTACGCTGACGGTACTCAGGATGGTTGTAGTTGTTGAGATTCTCAACATCGTCCATCAAGAGACCAAGTGGTTGAACAAGCTGACCAGAGACAGCAGCAGCGTTTGCATAGGCTACAAGCCCTGCAACACCGGGAACGAACGACATGATACCGCCGCGTTCAGACACACCAGAACAAGTGCCATCGACAAATGTCTGGAAAACTTGACGACTAGGTAGTAGTGCCATAGTTTCTTACTCCTTACTGAACGGGATCAAAGCCCGGCTTCTTGGCCTCAGGCTTGGTTTCACTGTCTTCACTCTCTTGCGTAGAGTCTGTCACCAATCCCGCGAGCACGCGGAACGGATTCACACTCTCACCCTCGCCACCAGCTTGAGAGGCACCGGCAAGAGAAACGCCATTCTTAGGCTTCGCTGTTTCCAGCACCTTCAAAGGATCGTTCCCGGCGGCACCACCAGCGATCTTGTGACGCGGTGTCTTCAATTGTCCAGGGTTGACACCACTCTTGATGCCTTCTCCACCTGGATGATTAATCAGAGGGTCGCCGTTAGTCACCTTTGAGGTGTCTGCGTCGGCCTGACTCTCTGAACGATACTTTGCCAACAGAGCCGCGAACGGATTGCTGGCCTTTGCGTCCTTCTTCATATTCTTTTTGCCCTTCTTGAACGGAGCGTCATCCTCATCGGCATCCGGCTCCGCTTCGTTCGGATCGGTTTCTTCATCCATAGCCTTCTTAGCGGCCTTAGCCATTTCGATAACCATCAGTTCCTTCTCGTCACGCCAATGCGAATAAGTTTCGGCGTCCAGCGTTGCGGCATGTGCCACAAACGTCTCAACCGCCTCTTCTGACATTACATCGCCCAACAGCGAACGCACGTCCTGCTCGCGAACGACCATTTCGGCTTCGGCGAGCTTTGCTTCCAGTTCGGCTGCACGAGCAGCACGAGTGCGGAGAGAAGCGAGCGAATTCTGAATCCAAGCGATCTTGGCCTTGAAAGCCTCTTCGCCTGTCTTAGCGGCGTCGATCTTCGCGATCTCCGGCGGTACGTCATTAGTTGCACCAGCAGTCACATGCTCTTCGATCAACTTCTTGACGGCGGCGTCGTACGCAGCAGTCTGGTCATTCAAAGACTTGACTTCTTGGTTCTTAACTTCGAGTGCCTTGTTCAGCTCAGCATTCTTAGCTTCGAGTTCCTTGCTCATTGCTTCTGCTGTGGCTGCACGGGCCTGTAGGGCTTGTTCTGCGGCTGCCTTAGCTGCCGCCTGCTCACGACTGTCAAGTACGGATTCAATAGCCGTCTTGATTTCGTCGGGCTTTACATTCGCTTGAGTGTTCATTACGGCTAACTCCTGTGAAGGACGTGCTTCCGATTCCATTACTTTTTGCAGAAAGAGTTCGATCTCATCTTGCTCACTTGTGTTCGGAACCACATCAACAGTTGTGATTACCGAACGCTTATTTGCTGGATGGTCTACCAAACCACATCCGCCGAACGTAATAGAATGTAGGACGCGACCAATCCGCATATCCTGACCCGACTCAGGGTCATGGTATTTCCCGACTCCCCCGGCGGCACGCAAGTGCTTATCAAGGAAGGCGGTTTTCTCATTTCTAGCGACGATCTTGGCTAGACCATTGCTGCCATACAGCCCATAGCTGTAGTCGTCAAACCATGCTTCCATAGACACAAACAGATCGTTAGTCTTCGAACGAGCTTCAACCTCGCGGGCACGATCTGGATGAATCAAACGGAAGATGACTGCTTCTGTCCAAAGATCAAAGTCGGTGTCCGGCACCGTCTCGCTATCGATGTCAAGAACGTTTCCATTCAGGTCACGAGCCTGAACCGTGTAGATAACACCCACAATGTCTTTGTCCTGATGTTGCCAATTAAAAGGCTTCAACACAGGAGTCTGACGAGCAGCCCAGCACTCTTCGCGAGTGAAGATGTCATCGTTATCGTTTACACCGACTCGTACACCAGCAGAAACGAGACATGATTCGAGATACAAAAGATCCATTTGCGGCTTTAGATCAAAGCCGTATTTGCCCTTAAGCGACGACGCCACAGACTTATACTTATCTGTCTGAGGTTGTAGCAGTGTCGCCTTAGAAACTAGCTGGGTCTTGTATTTCATCCCGTATACCAATAAACTAAAAGCGGGTTAGACTCAGCCGAAATTCTCCGGGCAGTGCTCGTGCTCGCCGTCTGGGTGATTACGGCCAGCCTCGTGAACGTGGGCACCGTCGATAGAAACCGACATTTCAATGGCACCACTCTTATGATGGTGGGCACCAAAACGGTTCTGAGGTCCGTGACTATGGCCACCGCTCAATTTACCACCAATGACATGAGAATGCAATCCGAGAGGATTGGATTCAGCATGAATGTGCGTACCGGCATAGATAGCTTCTTCTTCTGGGGTGGCTGGCAAATGATCCCAAACAGGAACATTCTTCGGCTTCAAAAGAGAAGCATACGGATCAGCAATGTCCGTACCGGGAGTTTCAGGAACGCCACCATGCTTAATCTTATCAGTAATGACAGGATTTGCACCAGCGGCCCTCTTCATTGCGTCGCTGAACACATCGGCCTGCAAGCCGCGATTGCGTTCAAGATATTCACGCTTCCACATCAGTTGCCACCTTCTGTGTAGATCGCAGCCAATTGTGTACGATGCTCAACACCACCATCGGTATCTACGGTAGTCTTGATGACTGAACGCGAAACGCCAGCAGGAGACGGCGGATCCGTAGCAAGTGGAGTCAATGCTCCAATTGTACGATCAGTCACACGCTGCAAGCTCGTGCCGCTCGAACGAAGTTGAATGACGTTGATGTTATTCCTGAATCCAGCATTTAGGGGAGCTGCCATTACTTCACCTTCTTTTCCGCAACGAGTTTGAAAGCTGAATCGCTATACATGACGCTTGCAGATGATTTGCCAACAGTGCTTGAAACAAGATAAGCAAGTTTGGCAATCTCGCGTCCTTCGCCTGCGGCGAAGTCGGCAGTGAGTTGGTCTTCTGCGTTGGTAGCATCGGTAGAAAGCTGATTCCATTTGTCACGAATTTGTGCCAAAGAATCTGCTAGTGCTGACATTGCATTGGAGGCGTCTGTATAGTCGCCAATTGGCTTCAAGAATGAGCCAGAGATCAATGCCTTCGGTGAGTCCGGGATGAATAGTCCAAGCGTACGAATGTGTTCGCCGATATCATCTACAGCACCATCCAAATGTTCATATACACGCTGTGTTAGTAGATGATTTTGATATGATGTAGACCCAACTGTATTAAGATGGATCATGTGTGAAGACAGACGTAGATCAACCGTCGCCGACAGCAATGCCATCAATTGAGAGTTGATCTTGGCATTCATCTTTGCCTCTTATTGCTTCAAACGATCAAGAAGGGCACGACGGCGATCTTCAACAGAGGCTTCTGCATTGGCTGTCGATTGATTGTACAGCAATTCGCGTAGAATATCGCTCTGAAGATATGTGCTGAGAGCGTCAAACTGTTCGGCCGATAGCCCCTTCTTGAGAAGTGTTTGAGCCATTTTCTTGGCGTGGCCAATATCTGCTTCTTGCTGCTCAATATATTCAAGCAGCTTGCCAGCAATAGCAATACGTGCTTGTTCGTTTTCGCATGCCTTGGCAACTTCGGCTGTTGTAATCGTCGGACGCTTGACTTGAGGAACCAAGCTCTTCTGTACGTCAGCGGGATTATCAATGCTCTTTTTGCCTGTTTCGGCTGGTATCATACCATCAGATAGAGCAACGATACGCGAAGCTGGAACGTTAACTTCAATGTCAACTAGTGTAGGATGGGCTTTGGCAATGCCAGCATAGACTTCCTTGCGAAGATCGTCAAGAGAGCCGCTATACCAAACTGGTACTTCCGTCAACTGCATAGCACGCGACATGCTTGAACGTGCTTGGGTCTCAGTAAAGACCGGGAAGTGATCCTTCTTGTCTAAAAGACGAGGAGATCCTTGTCCAGCAATGCTACCGCTACTGAATCCTTCCGTGATCGAATCAGAAGGCACATGCACTTGACGAGGACGAGCCTCGGGGGCCTGACCAATCTCGTTAGGCTTAATGTCTCCGGGAGACAGAGACTTGGCCATGTTGCGAAATGCTTGTTCGTAGTTCATTGCGTTTCCTTTGGTGTGCTTAAAATACTCAATCTGTTGGAGGCGTTTTACGGCACCTTCCCTTGTCTTTGAACAGCCAAGGTTCTTAGTACCGTCCTCGGAGTAGACACACCACTTGTCGCCCTTCTTGACGATCTTGGCAGTAGCTTTGTCCATAACCTAGAATACTCTAAAACTATGATCTGAGTAAATCAGGTTTTTGAGCGATGTGTTCCTTAATGGCTTTTTGCGTCCATGCAGACACCATAAATTGGCGACGCATTTCCCGGGTAGGAGCTTTGCCATACGATTTGCTGTACTGTGCAACTTTGTCCGTATAGATGTTCAAGACATCAGCTTTAACTGTTTCAGATGCATCAGAACGAAGCATGTTGATAATAAAATCATCACTCAAAGAAGAGTCGCTGTCTGGTGCAGGCATGTGACTGAATACGTTATAAATCATCTGCTCCAAACGCTCACGTTCTTCATATTTGAGTTGCTTCAAGTGCTTGAGACCAGGATTGTCCTTGGCTTTAGCACGAAGCACACGTTCGCCAATGAAGTCTTCAAGGCGTGCCAATACGTTACGTCCACGCTCCGAAAGCTCGTCGTGTAGTGCCAATAGTTTCGAAAGCTTTGCAACACCCTGCCCCTTCGGCTTACGAGGATTGCCCTGCTTGCCAGTTGGGCCAGTTGGTGTGCCAATCGGACGACCATTTGGCGTCTTTGGAGTCTTTGGTTTCTTGGCTCCGCCCGGTCCAGCAGGAGCGGCTGGCGGTGACGGAGGTTGAGGTACGCCATCCTTATTGTCAGGTCTGACGAACGGCCCACGCATTTCAAGGACGCCCTCGCCACGCAATTCATTCTCTTCTTGCATCTTCGCGACTTCAGTAGCAACGTCCGTGTCTAGTTCACGAAGAACTGTATCGGCAGACAAAATGTTACGGTCATATAGACCAGTGACGAAGGCTTGGTAAGCCCTCTCATCTTGAAGACTTGTTCTGCCAAAACGAATAGTTGGGAGTTTTTGGAAGCCCATCGCATCGGCGATGATCTTCATTTCTCCCATGATCCAGTCTTTGACGCGATTACGATACGACTCAAGACGTTCAAGTACGGTCGAAACCGCAATGAACGAATTTGAGAAGTTGCCGCCACCGCCGCCAATCAAAACTTCCGGCACGCCAAGTGCCGTCATGATGTCATGATCAGCAGACTTATGCTTGTCGATATCAAAAATGCCCTCGACCTTAGGCTGAATTACTTCCGCAGTGATGTTCTCGTTCCAGAGAATGTTCATCACCGATCCAGGCATCTGGAGCATGTCTGCCAAACGCTCGAAGTGTTCTTCTTCGGCTGGCATACCCTTTTCCATATTGCCAAGCTTGTACAAAAAGACGGCATTGACGATAGACTGACATGCACGAATTTCCATCGTACGCAAACAGTCCTTGAAATACAATGCACGCAAACATGGATAGACAAACGGCACGGCCCAGTCAAACCAATCCCATTTGCCTGGAGCTTGAACAACGCTCAACTCTTCCTTTGAAAGCTTGATCTCAGCCGCGTATCCAGCACCGGGGCCTTGATAAGCATTTATACGTGACAAGAACTCACGCGGAATGTTGACTTGAGTTGTCCCCAAGTCCTGTGTCGTTCTCATTCCAAGTCCGCGAGCAACATCAAGAGCGTCTCGCTTATCAAGGGCCATAACCCAGTAAGAGTCGCCACTAATCTTGCGGCCACGCATTTCCATCTGCAATGGATTGAGGAATGTGTAGCCCCAAGGAATTTGCTTGCCTTCGTTCTTAGGTAGCTTTTCCTCTGTAGCAGAAGGCGGGGCTTTACCAATAGCCTTCTCGGCTTTGGTTAGATCATTGATGTATTCCGTCCCCTTCTTAGAAAGGAACCAATCAATGAACCCCTCTTCGCTGCCTTCAATCGTCAAGTCCTTGGACTTGCCACGTACCACAAGAGTGTCGCCAATGTTCTCAGAAGCCTCAGAACGCTTCATAGCACGCTTTTCATTATCATCAAGCGTTGCCCAGCGACGATGCACGAACGTTTGGCCTGAAACGAAGAGATTGAGGAACATGTTATGACAACGTTCCTCAAGACCAATCTTACGTGCCCAAGTTCTGTAGAAATTACGTACCGATGCGTCCGGGTGCTCGATATCGATGCCCTCGGTGGCAAAGTCTGCATACAGATCTACGATGTTGCGAACGATACCGTATCCCAGATATGCCATATGGCATTGGGCAATGATCTGGTGATTGAATGCGGCGTTTGAAGAGAAACGCTTTAGGTAGGTAAATCCACCAGCCGCTCCACCAGCGGCAGCACCACCGAACATGCGACCATAGCCATTGAGCAAACCAGTGCCAAAGTAGTTGCCGTAACCCTGTGCATTCCAGGATGTACCGGCACCGAGGGTACCTTGGCCCCAGTCACTACCGCCACCGAAGCCAGCATTCGGACTACCATCTAGACCGCTGTAGCGACGCTCAATACTGTCGCCCATGTTGCCATAAAAATAGCCCATAGACTTTTGAGGCTCGCGGCCATTCGAGCGTTGAGTAGCGGCTAACATCGCTTGAGGCGATGCTCTATTAGACGATACTTGACTGCGTGAGTTGGTGCGTTTTGCCATTTGGGATGCCTAGAAGCGATTATATCGCGATCAGATTGGTCCAGTGAGGATTACACTAAGCTGCTTGAGTTGAGACGCTTTATACTTTTTGAGCCCTATTCCTATAAAAGGAAGACTATCTTTATCGCATTTACAATGCAAGTCTTCATAAATATCCAACACTTCCTCTGCGACGACTTCTGCTAGTGTATCCACGACTACTGGTACGGGATCTTGGTACGCCAGCCTTAGGTTTGTGACCTGTGCCCATGAAAACCTTGGCTGCATAGTTCGCTAGCATGAGTGCGGACCAACGGTCACGGCGTCTCATGTCAAGTCCCTCTGGTTGCTCTGAAAGCTTAGGTAGTTCAAAACTTTCTGTACCCTTGGGGCTAACCATACGCATAATCGCACACATCTCATTGATACACTCATTGATATGTTGCATTACTCCCATGCGTGGCATGAATTTCTCGCCATACGTCTTCGAAGCACGTTCGGCGTCCCAGTCGTCTACACCCCAAATGTCTTGTTGTAGCTTTTCTTTTTCTCGATCTGAAAGATCAGACAAACCAAAGTGACGTGCGTATTGTTCAAAAACTCGTGTTTCGTCAGCACGATGTGGGAAGAGAATGTTGCATTGTTCAACGTCAGACGCAACGCCGTGGGCCGCTTGAGAAATCCATGTGGTCGTAAAATCAACCATTTCAAGGATCTTTTTGCCGGGTGCTCCCATTCCGGTCATGTCACCAGTAAACTTCTCCATTTGGTCGGGCACAACCCAAATGAATTCCTCAGGAGCTACACCATCGGCCTTCTTGCAAAGCCATTCACGGATTGGCTCGCCACCACCGCCTGTATCCATAGCGATGTATGCAATATTGAAACGCTTAACAATCTCGCGAATCTTTTGAGCCGACACGCCGAACTCTGTCTTGTCCCATGCGTTGCAATATACCAATTCTTTGCCACGCGACGTAAGCTTGAGAACAACGACACCAAGATTGTCGTTAAAACGAGCAGGGTCAATTCCCATGACATAGATGGCACGCGGATCGCCATACAATTCTGCATACACCGGCTCTTCAGGGGCACGCGGCGTTGCACGCTCAACCCACGATCTCTTGATGAAACCGTCCGTATCGTCAGGGAATTGAGCCAAGTATTCCATCGCGAAACGATGTCTTGGGAACGCGGCACGGTCAGAACGAATATTGTCTTCGTCCAAGAAGTTTTCTGGCAGTGCTGTGTACGGAAGCTGATAGATGGCATAGTGACGCCACGTCTTTTCAGCATTCTTCAAATCGTCTTCTGTAACGTCTTGAGTTCGACCAGTAGACGCAAGATGCTTTTCTTCTAAGGCACGCTTGAGGTTTTTCGCGTCACCACGCGACTGAATGAACATCTTGTACACACTATAACGCTTATAGAAATGGTTGTGCTTGTAAGATGGTGTACCCGAAATGACGATCTGGTTACCAAAACCTTGTGTGCTGCGAATAGCTTCTACAAGGTTTTGTGGTGCTCCAAGTCCGATTAAACGATTAACGAAGGCGGCGTTCGCGGCACGCTCTTCTGGGTTTGCGTGTACGGCTGTGAACGGAGCGATAACGATGTCAAAAATCTCTTCGGGGATAGAAGCGAACTCGTCAGCGATCAGACAGGTCGCACGAATACCTCGTATCTTTTCACCGTCCCCGATAGGAATAGCCTGAATGACAGACAAACCAACGCGAAGCGTCGCCATGTCAGAACCATATTTTGGACCACCCCATTGCTCTAGAGCTTCCTTAACAAGCGGCGAAGCTTCATAGAGTTGTTCGATATACTTGAATACCAGCTTGGCCTGACGGAAGCCAGCACCACAAATAACGATTTTTGAGCCAGGAATGAGGATGGCTCTCAACAAGGCGTACAAGGCTAGAATGAATGACTTGCCAGCACCACGAGTGGCAAGAATCATTGGGAACTTCTTGGACCACAACATCTGCAACATAACTTGCTGAAATGGCAAAAGCTTGAGTGGCTTGCCTTGCTGATTGCAAAATACCTTTTGCACAAACCACGCCAAGTTGAAATTGGCCATATGATAAATGGATTGTACGGGTCCACATTCATCAAACACACGCATGATGTCCTCTCGCTTGAAGGTCGTCCTCCAAGCAGAGCTATTCATGCGTCTGATTTGTCCAGCAGAAAGACTCATTACAGTTTGCCCTGTCTGTGCAGCTTGTAAGCCAGAAGCAAAATACCGCGAGCCATAGCCTTGGCCTTGTTGCCACCAAAAATCACATGAGTGTTGTGCTTAACCATCAACTCTGTTAGATTAGAAGCTACAACAGCAACAGGCATTTTGAAGTCTCGCTTATTCAAGCCCCTCTTGTTGACATAGTAGCAGTTAGGATTGAATACGTCTTCGCAAGATTGTTCGATCACAATGACACACATTCTATGATCTTTCAATCTCTCAAACTCAGCGTAGATGCGATCCTTGTTCTGTGTGAAGTTATTGAATAGCTCATCGGCATTAGCTTTTCGCTCAATGACAATGAGATGTTCCATACCCTTAATAGAATAGTCGCCGCCATCAAGCTTCGTATGCTCAATGGCTTCGAACTCGTCATCACCTTCAAAGTCCCAGGGAGTCTTCTCTCTGGTATCAATGATCAGTGTGGGCTTCTTGGGAAGCTCAGATTTCACAGCGACCACTTCTTCGGTTCTTTTACAGGAGGCATAGGGATATCCAGTTTTGATTCTGGAATCGACTCCACGGTTGCCTTGCCAGATTCAATAAGCTTGTCAAGGTCAAAGACCTGACGCCCATCATCAAGCTTGAATACACGATGCTTGCCCTGCCCCCAGGACGTTTCAACAGTAGCCTGCACACCATCAACACGTACCAATAATCCTTGTAGATTCATGTCAGTTCGCTTTCGTGGTCGTTTGACCACAGTGATAGAAGAGTTCAATACCAATGTGTGCAATTGCACACCCAGTTCTCGCCACACGTTCCTGATATTCAGTCTCGCCGTGTCGCGGATCTGTGCCTAATTCTGCTTCTGGATATGGTCCGCATTCCCAATACAGACTTTTACGTATCACAACAGGATTGTTGTTGAAGCCATTGTGAAATTTGGCAATCTGATATGGATGGCCCGCTGCTGTACGTTCATTCCACAGACGAACGTTCGCACGATCAAGCATTTCTTGACTACAAGACCACGGCGAGTAGTCTGGCTTTCCAATACCCCAATTTTCACATGGATCGTAAACCGCTCTCAGTTGTACGATTCCAACCTCTGGCTTTTCCTGCATGATATCACGAGTGATAGACAGGAAGTCAATATTCTTGCGACATTCCCAGTCGTTCTCGTGAATCAAGCAGTATTCTCCACGCGATAAGCCCCACGCCTGATTCAAACCTTGATTGATGCCGTAGTTTGATTGACGTACAATGACCTTGCGTTGGAGAGGAATCTCTGAGAACAAACGATAGTTCTCTTCGCATTGACCGTTTTCAATAAAAATCCACTCTACTTCAAGAGGACTGCGAGCGACAGCATCTACGGTCGCGAGTAGGCATCTACGTGTAACATCATGACGACCACATGCCAAGAACAGGATTGAGAATAGTCCATGTTCATGGAAAACGTCCCGGTGGGACTTATAGCGTTGCACACTATAGTCCCACTTGGGTTGTCCCGGTATCAGATGTCGATCACTCGATGTCATAGCTTGCAAAGAATACTATCTTGTCGCACCAAATACATGCGATCTTCTTCTTTACCAATCTGCTGACCAGCAAATGGATGAATCAGAACGCGGTCTTGGACCTTAAGATCAATTGGTACTCGTATACCGTTGGCAGTGACACCACCCGGACCAACAGCCAACACAACGGCTTCCATACGATCTTCCTGAACACGTTCAGGAAGCAGGATGCCTCCGCGAGTTCGCTCTTGCTTTGGTTCGGTCTGCACGAGCACATAATCGTTTCTCGGTTCAATTGCCACTGCGAGACCCCTGAGCACCAATCTTGCCGCCATTGCTCTTGCCGCCCAGTTCCCCAACCTTCTTGCAGCACTTAGCGGCACATTCTTGGAAGGTTGCCGCAGCAGCGGCAGATTGACTTGCTACATTTGCCGCAATTGCAGCACGAGTAGCAGCACGAGTAGCAGCACAATCCTCCATAGCCGTCGTCAGCGTATCTCTACAAGCTTCACGCTCAGGCAATGTAGTTGCGGCAGCAAAACATGCGTCATAAGCATGAATTGCGAGTCGTGTACACAGCTTGTAATTCGCGTCCGCATTGTCATACGAAACACATGCCGCATTGTAAATCTCGACCATCTTCGAACGATAGGCGTCGTCACATGCCGCAACACAATCGACATCTACAATGTAATAACCATCAGACGGACATACGACCTCTGGAACAGAAAAATCGGAAGGCTGCTTGCCACAATATGGATTTGTGGCACTAGAAGGCACAGCCTGTGCAACTGGTGCGGCAGAGCCAATGAAATTGAATGAGCCAAACAGAAGACCAGCAACCAAAATCAAACTCTTCATACTAGGATTTCCTTTTGGGCTTTCGCCACCACTGCTTCAAAGGCATCTACACGATTTGCAACGGTATGATATGCCATTACCTTGTTATAGCCGTTGAGAGCTATTCTTGTTCGTTCGTTGTCATCGGATGCATAACGACGAATCTTGTCGATCGCATCCTCTGCTGAATCGTAATACACAATGTCTTCGCCTTCGACAAAAAGCTCATGCAGTTTAGTCTCTAACGGAAGACGATCTGTGATTACCATTTTGCCACAAGCCATACCCTCAAAGATACGACGTGTGATTTCCTTATACTGTGAGCACTGGAAAACCATTTTGCCCATACAGAGACGTTTAGCGTGTTCTTCGTCGTAGAAGTAGCGTTCGTTATTGAACGCATCACCAAGTGCGTCCTTGATCTTCTCTGTGAGACCGCCACCGCGAGGACCACATGTAGTCACGCAATCAAACTGTTCTTTGATTTCAGGACGAGGATAGAAAATACGATGGTCTGCATGATGCGTCCAAAACTCTGCATTGAAACCAAACTGACGATAATGTTCAACACAAGGCCAGTCTGGTGAGAGAATTGCGTGGACCCTTGGAGCCTTGAGCCACATCATTCTGTGTGATTGTGGTTCATCACCAGCTTCGTTAACAAGCACAATGCCTGGAAAATACTTCTTGTCAAACTGCATTGCATCCCATGGACCATAGTCCATGAGAAAAATAACGTCTGGTTTGTACTTGCCCTCACGCACTTCCATCATCAAACGATTAATAGAATCATTTGAATATGAACGCTCCTTACGTTTCGGCAAGAAGTCTCCATCGGCGTGATATAGGTTGTAGATCTTAACTTCATGTCCGCGAGCCACAAGTTCGTTTTTGACGCCCATGGGCGTAGACCACTTCTCTCCGAAGTTTTCCCATGAAGCATAAAGCATCGCAATTTTCATTGATAGTCCTCAAATACCCCAAACAAATGTCCTTCGTCTATCAAACGTTTCAATTCATCGTCCTTCATCTTAGACAAACGCTCAATCTCTTCTGCCACTTCTGCTTGTGCATTACGTGACGAGAGTTCTTGTGCCAAATCAACAAGCGTTTGCTTTTGAGAGCGTACCTGTTGCAGGCGTTGAGAACGACTCATTTTGAGTTGTTCCATACCCTTTTGGTAGAGCTTCATGTGTGCGTCGTACTCTTTGTGATAACGATCGTCCACGAAACGACGATACTGAGGGTCGTCCTGAGAAAGTTCTCCATTCTGTGAACGTTCAAATAGTCTTTCCTCGCGTTCCTTCCGAGCAAGTGCTTGAAATGCAAGTACAAGTTCAAGAACCGAAGCAAACAAGGCTTGCTCTTCTACTTCTGTCAAGCTCTCTGTGGACTTGATGACGCTAATGTATTCGTCAACGAAAACTTGCTTCTCTTCGTCGTTGAAGTTGCGAAACGCCAATTTGAAACGTGGCGTCCCCTGAAGCTTTGCTTCAATAAAATTGGCACGCTCGTCGCGTGTCATTTCATCTAACGTCTTCTCGTCATCACCGTCATCATTTTTGCCCTTGAGGATACGGGCAACAGAACGTGCGGCATTCTTAGCGTTCCAAGTAGCAGGATATCGTTCCGACATCTGCTTAGCAATCTCAACATAGGTATAACCCTGCTTAGATAGCAGCTTCACAGCCTCTTTCTCTGCTTGCGAAAAAACCTTAGGCATTGTTGATGATCTCCGTGACAATCACGCGAATTTCGCGTTTGATCCTGGCGGGTATCTTATCTCCTACCAGCATCTTATCATAAAAAGGAAGAAGACGAGGTGGAAGAGAGCCTCGAATGCTTTGGTCGAGCAGCATAGCCTCAATTTGCTCGTCCTGATAATTATCCAAAACGTCATCTTCAAGCGATGTGGGCTTACGAAGATCGGCCTTCGCTGCCATGTTCTCTCGGTACTGCACGATCTTGTCACATCCTATTTCTTCAATGGCACAGGTGCGTCTCACACGATCCCATAGCGGGCAACGAACGCATGGTGGGTTATTCGGAACCCAAATTCCTCTACGCATGTTATACAAGAAGTTGCGAACACAGGTTTGCAAATACTTGTACGGCGAAGGACCAATTCTACCAGCATCAAAAAATGGTAGAACACGAAGACACTCAACCCGAATCTCTTGAGCTATGTCATCGTGATCATAGCCCGGAATCGGGTATCGTCTGCCCTCAGTGTTTACCAACGCCTCAACGATATCGCTGATGTCGGCATACGTAGGCAATCCGCTCGTAGCAATTACAAATGTCATGTGACCTGGATATGCGAACGATGTGGACATATGCCATTGTTACGCGACTTCCCTAGATTGCAATTCATGCGTAGCACTTGAAAGCCATCAGGATACTTATTTCTTTTGAGCCAACGATATAAATTCTTGCCAACAGAAGCGTCTGTTTTACGATGAGATCCACCATATCGCTCAAACACATTGTCTCGAAGAGCATCAGCATATTTCTTAGCTATTACACACCGACACGATTTACAGTATGGATGTTTACCGCCCTGATGATCGTGAAAGTCTGTAGCTTGCTTGTAAAGCCGACACTTGAGACAAAGTTTCATTCACTCTTCTTATCTTCGATCTTGGTTGAATTTTCAGCAATCACCTTCTCTTCATCCTGCTTGTCCATAGCTTTGGCAGGAGGAGTGATTGGCTTGAAATTGGGCGAAGCCTTAGCAATCCCCTGAGGAACTTCCGGCTTCGATTCGCCTGTGACTTTTTGTGGTGTTAACACTTGTGCATCCTCATTCGGAGCGTGGCGGGCCGCGTGCCCGCCGGTATTGAAGGCCATAAAGTCAAGCTTATTCTGACTATTGGCGTTGCGACTACGACGTTGATTCATCTCACTTACCCTCTATCGAATTACAAACTCGGTCAACGAGGTCGTGCATTGTCTGCCTCAGCCCTTCCGGTGACTCACTGATAATGAAAAACGAGGGCTGTTCATCTACAATTTCGCAGATTTTCGCACCCATGCGTTTCGCCAGTTCCATTGTGTTAGGCCCTACTGAAACGATACGAAACCCAAGAAGATGGATGTTATCCGGTAACGGGACAGTTAGAGACTGTAGCTCTGCCTTAGTGACTAATCTTTTTTCCATTTTCTGGGAAATCCGTGATTTTACTTACCAAACGACAAAACCGATGTCATAATAGTCCAGCCTAGGCTGAGACGATTACTGGCGGAGCCAAGCTATCCAGCCATAGAGACGAGAATTAGACAAGGCTCTAACGTAGTCTAATACATACAGCCTATTGATATTCCCTTTTTCAAGCCGCCTCCCGCATTTATGTTAGTTTAGTCTAACAGTGGTTACTACAAGGCACCACTTTCGCGGGAGGCGTGTATGGAAAAGTTGATGGCTGGAATGTTGGCCGTTTTGGTAATGGCCTGTGCAACACCCTACAAAACCGAGCCCCAAATTCTACCCACAGTGCAAGCTGAAAAACAGGTAGAAGTTGAGAATGAGCCTGATGCATATCTCGTACGCATCAATTTTGTGATGTTCGAACCAGAGATTGCTCAAAGCCCCAAGACCGCCAAGGCATTCGATGATGCACTCACAGAGTGGGCACGCAATTTACCGATCGAATGTGCCGTGTTCATTGATAAGGCCGGTAGTTTTCCGTTCTTGCCGTTTGGTCCGCAGTCTATTACTGATCAGCGTGGTGTAGTTCGAGTTCATATCGCCGACATACAAGTGGCACCGTACAACATGCCCAAGGATTTGCTTGGCTTTTGGGATTGGGATGGCAACACGCTAGTCTTAGACAAAGATGTACTTGAAATGGATCCAGACAAGGCGTATGTTGTTGCTCTACACGAGCTTGGACACATCTTTGGATTGCCCCACTTCTTGAACGTCGGAGCCGCAGTAGCAGCAACCGGCTGCTATGTCGTGCCTGAGAAGTTCGACGCACGCAAGCTAGTGATGTATCCTATTTCAAGCGACCTGAACAAGTGCTCAAAACTAACCAAACTAGAGATCTCTCTGGCATGGAAAAATCTTCCGGTCCTGCAACAAGTTGGCCGCAATGAATGTTTTCAGTTGACAAGTCATTGAGAACGGGCTATAATTCAAGTATGCGAGTAAGAGCTAAGTATGTGACCGAGTTCACGATCAAGAATGGCAAGGTCCGCAGTAGTCGTGTAATCAACGGAGAAGTTGCTACTACAGAGCAACAGGCCGCTATAAAGGCGACTAAGCCTTTGCTCGCGGCATTCGTGCGGTCACGTTTGACAGATAACATCGAACATCGGGACTGTACGGTCAATGTCCGCGTGGGCTACATAGAAACTGCTCACGGACTCGAATTGACCTTCAAGGTGTAGTGGATCATCGAGCATTCATCAAGTGGCTTGAGAATCGCCTAGAAGAATATCGGGCCAAGTCGTTGTGTTCTGACAATGAACGCTTCCATTTCGATACGCGAGCAGCAGAGGTTGCGGCCATTTTGGACGTAATTCAATCCGACAAATATTGTGTTGACAGAGCGGAGCTAGACGATGCATAACGACATGGCGAAATTGATTGTGAAGGGGCACAGCCGCCCCAAAGACCATAGCCATAGCACGAAAACGAAGGAACGTGATTGGGACCCTGAGCCTGCCAAGATGAAGGATCCATCCTATGGCTGGAATGATGGTCCTCGCGACCATCTGAATCCGCTTTTCAACTTCTTGAAGAGCAATGTTGGTCGCCCTTGGGCGAAGGTTTACTCTGAAATCTGTGCTGTTGCCGATGCTCGTCAGGCTCGCTGCTGGGATGGTGGGTGGCGTGACTTCTACTACGATTCGAAGGGCATTCTTCATCGTTGGGGAAGTGAGAATGTACGTCGCAAGTCGTATTGGAAGAGTCAACAGAATCCAGACGAGTATGCGGTCAACGGTAATCCGTATGTTCGCATCAATGGCTGCTGGTTTGGGGCACGTGACGAATACATCACGGAGTGCCGCGAAGAATTCGATTTCTTGCTCCGCAAGAAGGTGAAGCGTTATTTTCCCAGGCGTGAAACTCGCAAGGTGCGTCAGCTTGGCAAGAAGGAATTGCAGCGTCTTGGGTTGTCGAATCAACCAGACTGGAAATGGTATGAGCACACTCAATGACGTTTTATCCAATCCGGCCTTGCAGGCTGGCATTGGTATATTGACCAAGACTAGACCCGAGATTGGTCTAGCTTTGCGGCTTGTTTCATCGCTTCTGAGCGGATGGAACGAGCAGCACGAACTCAACGCTGCCATCAAGGTGATTGACGATATGGCCGCCGAACACGTAAAGCGTCTCGCGACACAAAAGCTTCATCCAATTGAACAGAATGAGATTGAAATTCGCTTACACGAATTGCTCACTGTTCTTGTTAAGTTAGGAGGATTATCATGAAGAGATTTTTGGTTGCCACACTCATTGCTGGAACTGTAATGGCACACGTTCCCGTCATTACTCCATCTGATCGTCCACAGGGCGATGTACCCCCGATTATTGAAGAAAAGCCGTTACCACCCGTGATGGCCAAGCTTCCTATGATTATTCTTGACAATCCAGTCACTCACATTCCAATCGTTTTGATGCCATGGTGAAATTCTTTGTCTATACGTCCGCCAAAGACGAATACGAATTCGTCGAGGAGGACGCCATTGAACATTTTGCGGCACATGAGTTTGATCCTGGAGTAATGCAATTCAGTGGCGTTGCAATTGAAGCTGACGATTTCGACAAAGCAATGGATGTTTACAGAAATCCAGCCTGCGGTCACGGTGAGTACATGATGTCAGACGAGCCGTCAGCAACATTTACTCGTCGTCAGATGCGAGAAGTCAAAGGCGGTCTAGAGCAGTCGTTCAAAGACGCCAAATTCAAGCTAGAGTATCTACGATGTATCATGAAGATGAAGCAAGCTTCTATGTACATGCAGATGGCTAGTAAGCTTATACAAGATGTGGCAACTGATCTTCATGTCATGTACGGGACACCAAAACACATCACCCCGCCAAAAATCTTCGAGCAACTTTCACAAAGCACTATTCAAGCAGTTGTCAAATTCAATGGCGACACAAAGAAAACTGGATGAAGCGTACATGCGATGTGCTAACGCAATCGCAGGACTTTCACAGGCGGAGCGTAAGAAGGTTGGTGCGATACTAGTATCGCAACAGGGTATCATTGCTGAGGGATACAATGGTACGCCTTCGGGCTTCGATAATGTATGCGAGGTTGTTGAAGAACAATGTGTAAGTATGCTTGATCAGGAAATGAATCCAGTCAAGTTACTTATCACTAAACCCGAAGTGCTTCATGCCGAATCCAACGCTATCGCAAAGGTTGCCAAATCAACCAATAGTTCGCTAGGGGCGACGCTCTACGTGACGTGCTCGCCTTGCTTTGATTGCAGCAAGCTCATTATTCAAGCTGGTATTAAGCGTGTTGTCTACGAAGAGGAATACCGTCTTTCGGATGGGCCAGACCTTCTACGCAAGGCTGGTATTCAAGTGGAAAAACTATAAAATTGTATATTCTGTGCAATAGTGGTGTCGAGTATAACGAGATTCTTGGCATCTACGAATCGAGAGAGATGGCAGAAAAGTATCTTGACTACATTGGCGGAGAAGAGGCTAAAGACGCCGCTGCAAATCTATGCGATGACACGTTTCAGAAGTCTAGCGACGAAGAATACGAAACTCGTACAATGTCGCTGAAAGATTAGGCGGACACAATCAATGAGTATCAAAATCCTATGCTAGGAATGTTATATGCGACACTTCTCCGCGACCGGACGCAGACCTCATAAGCTCCGGGCCACGCACGGCGATATCACCATCTACTCGGGTGGTGCGAACGGCATTTTCAGTCTTTTCAAGGTTATGGCCACAAAGCGGCCAAGAACATTTGCGAAATCGCCTTGACGGGTGTGTGGAAGTTAGGTACGCTCATACCGTGGGATTCGTCCGCAAGGCGGGAAAGCCCGTAAATATCTTCAATTCTGACGACATCATATGAAACTTCTTCTCGCTTCTCTCGTTCTTCTTTGCAGTGCTTGTAGTGCCGCGAAGCCGCACGTTGACCTCATGGCAGGACTCCGCGACTTTGATGGCCGCGATTCGTGGGAACAAACCGATCAACAGGCTGCCGTTGGCATTCAGGCAAGTTTTGCGGAACCGAACGGATTCGGCCCCGAGATCGCTCTGATACACAGCGACGATACTTCGCGTGACGGACGTTACGTGAATCGACCCGTGTATTACACGAAGTCCTATATCGACGAATTGTCGCTGGGCATCCGCAAGAACTTCATGCTTGGAACTTCGTTCCAGGCGTATGTTAGTGGTGGTATGTCCGCCACTATGCTCGAAACTAGTGCTGATCTTACGTATGCAGGCACGCCGTCAGATCACAGCGTAGCTTATTCACCTTACGCTCAGGCGGGCCTGAACTATCTGGTCAATGAGCACTATACTTGCGGCGTCATGTATCGCCGTAGCTTCTGGGGCGAAGATCAAGAGATTTGGATCAATGATCCGCCTACCGACAGCAATCTATTCATGTTGACCGTGGGGTACTCATTCTGATGACATTTGGCTCAAGCCCGAGATCATTTGTCATGTCGAACACTACTCAAGCAAATCATTCACGGCTCGATAATCATGTTCTATCACGGTCAAGCGTGCTTGACGATATTAAGACTGTGATGGAATGCTGAATACGACATTCGATTCATGAAGATCATCTGCAAGACTCGCTTTGGTAGCCACCTATATGGGACGGCAACGCCAACGTCTGACATTGATGTGCGTGGAATATTCATTCCATCAAAGCGTGACGTTTTGTTGGGTCGCATCCCACGCACAAACAAAGAGCAGGAAGCTGGAAAAGAAGATGATTATGAGTTGTACTCTCTTCACCATTTCGTGAAACTTGCGTGCGAAGGTCAAACGGTGGCATTCGATATGCTCTGGACGCCAGAGTGGCAGGTGGAACGTGGTGAGGCTGGATACATCTGGGATCAGCTTCATGCCTTACGGCATAAGTTTCTATCTAAGCGTATGAACGCCTTCATTGGCTACGCTCGTGGTCAGGCTGCCAAGTACAGCCTAAAGGGCGAACGTCGATCCAACCTTGAGGCGTTCCTGGGCGTCCTAGAGTCCGCCCATGGCGACGAGCTATTGTCTGCGGTGGCTGATAAACTACCGCGAGATGATCAGCGTATCAATGTGCATGGCGTTCAAGAAGTCCAAATCGCTGGAAAGTGGTTTGGGGCTACGACACAGATCCGCTATGTACGCGAAAGCGTACAGCGGATCATTGATGGGTATGGCAAGCGTGCCAACGCCAGTAAAGCTGGCGTGGACTGGAAAGCGATGAGCCATGCCGTTCGCGTATCACTTGAACTTCGCGAGTTGCTACTCACTCGCGAAATCAAATTCCCGCTTGAAAAGGCAGATATGTTGCTTGCGATCAAGCGTGGTGACACAAGTTTGGAACTAGTGCAAACTCTGCTAGACGAAATTCTCAAGGAAGTTGAGATTCTGGCAGAAAATTCAGATCTGCCCAAAACGGTGGATCGTACTTTCTGGGACGATTGGCTTGTCGAACGTATCGGCAAGGAAATCGCTTGACAAGACCGACATCACATAGTAAACTCTCAACATCATCTTCGTTGTCGTTGTAACCGTAAGTCAGACGGTTGCCCATTTCGTGTTCGTGAATAATGACATCGACAAGGTATATCCACAATGAAGCAATTTGCTTTGATTGCTATGCTGCTTGCTAGTTGCGGGCCTCGTGCTATTCCGCATGAAGGTGGTCATGGTGACGGACCTCCGCCGCCGCCTCCGCCCGTTTTTGATCTAGAGCCGAACGACTCAATCGATACGGCTAGTTTTGTTTCTGTATTCACGCCGCCAGATCATTTGTTTGTGAATGGCGACATTGGTACGGTCAACGATCAAGACTGGTATCACTTTTTCGCTCCGTCCAGCGAGATTGTGTCGATGGTCATCAACAGCACAAATCACGCCCCAATTGAGGTTTTTATTTTCGCACAAGATCTTGAAAACGAGACATCGGATATGGTGGCTCATTTTATCGGCGATCCTGGCGAACTGGTTGTGTTAAATCTGCCGGTTGGGGTTTATGACAATGGATTCCATGTAAGGGTTAGTTCGCCCGTTCCTGTAACGTGTCACTACAACATGGAAATTTGGACCCCCGGATTCGTACAATGAAATACTTCGTTCTTGCTCTTCTACTAGCGTCATGTGCTAGCACTGGCGGACAGTACGTGACATACAAAGGTCAACGCTGTCAAGTGATTGGACGCGAACACTCGCGTACGCACGGAGACATGCTACATATTGTTGTCACAACATCTTAATGATCCCAGGGGATGGTCCTGAAAAGGACTGGACAATGACCGCCCTGAGTGTAATCAGCAAAACGAGGGCATCGCTATACTTTAATCATCGAACTTGTGCTAAGACTCGATGAAGTGATCAAAAGAGGAAGATGTGAGTTGCTGAAATGATTCTGGATGTCAAGCCGTTTCGACAACAACAACGCTGGACTTGTGGTCCGGCTGCTGTTCGTACGGTCTTGTACTACCAGTTCGGACTCGATCTTACAGACACAGAATTGTCTGTAGTCCTCGCCACGAACAGAAACGGCACAAGCGACTTTGACGGCCTCAAGACCCTTGGCTTCACTTTCAAGGAAAGTAGTGCTGGTAATTTCAAGAAGCTCAAGAAAGAGATTGACCGGCATCGTTTGCCGATCGTGCATATTCTGACTCCTGAGGGCGGTCACTATGTCGTTGTCGTAGGATATGACGATGACAATATTTATGTGTCTGATCCTGAGACCGGCAAGATTGTAAAACACGACCACGACTGGTTCTTCCGTATTTGGCATACAGAAGAGCACAACAAATGGATTCCTTGGTTTCTTGTGATCACTGGTCGCAAAAAACATCGCATCGCTTCATTAATTCGTCAACTAACAAACGTCCAAAGAAAACTCACATGAATTGGTGACTATTACCCCTTGGATCTTTTGTTGGTGTTCACTGGAAAAAGAAAAAAGCGAAATGGCTGATCTAAACGACATCATAGAGCGTTATCGCATGAAACCGCACGAATTGCAGGATGCCCTGAAAAACGTTGCGGAGTCATTTGACGAGCATTACCAGTGTCAAGATGGCTTCACAGTCACGTACAACGAAGTTAAGGGAAGGGCCTTATATCATTTCCCTGGACATCTAGAAAAGCCCTTAGAGGCCATGGTTTCGCCGGAACAGCGTAACTACTTTATCAAAACGCAATATTGGCGTCCTCTGTAGTGTATTGATAGCTATCATGCAACGCAGACGACCTACTCTAACTGTGTCAATGGGTGTCGCCGATGTCGGCGATTTTTCGGCGAGTTTACCGCTGGCCGAAGGCAAACAACACGCACGCTTTCAGCGTGCTGGTCAGCCAAACTTGATGGGCAACCATTTGTACGTCGATTCGTCTGACGGCGTACATTTGTGCGGTCTGCGTACAAACAATGGTACGCTTGATCGTGCGATTTCGGACAATGCCATCTTCTGGCGTGGAGTCGTACGATATACGAGCTACAAACTGACAGCCCCAGTGGGGCATGTTGTAGTAATGGAAGATGGTACCGTAGGTGCCGAAGTTGTCATCTACGAAGGCGAAGCTCTCGATTTCTTGCCGCGTGCTGTCTTTGAGTCACGCTTTGCTGTTTGTCGTCCCGAACTAATTGAGCTTGCAAAGAGCAAACTAACGTATAGTGACATCGAAGATCACTCTTGGGAGCCGCTTGCTGGCAATTTTGGACCAAGCGAACTTCCGCTACCTTCGGTAGCGGGTCATGACTATGAAAATCAATCCGCCTCTGAATATCGCCAATGGATAGAGGCTTGGAAAAGTGGAAATCCACAGGGCTCTTGGGAATCCGAAGCTCCACGTATTGGGCCCCGTCAGCCCGCAGGCGAATTGCAGCCATACGCTCACGGCGGTAACGGCATCAATCCAAACTTCGGCTATGAACGTTCGCGAAGCAACATTCTGCTCCGCCGCTGGAAGCATAGTCGTTGGATGGATCGCATGAATGCCGCGATTTTCGATAGCAATGGCAATCAGATGAAGCCCGCCGACTTTCCGGCTCCTCAGCAAATCGCCCAAATCCGTGGCGAGGGAATGTGGCAGTGGGAAAACGAACTGCCAATTTTCTTGTCTGGCGGCTGGGACAACGCCCAATATGCATGGTTCAATGCAGGGCCTTCGTCCCGCCGCGAGGATGTGTGGGCGTACAAGTCTGTGTGGATCTCTCACTATATCCGAGCCATTCAACACGGCATCGCAGTTTGGGAGTACACTCACGATCCGATGATCGCTGACGATCTTGAAATGCTTTTTCAGCATATGAGATTTGTTCAGTTCTCGGATCGTGGAGACGAAATCGAGCACGACCACGACTACACCCCGCCCTCAATTAGAGCGTATTTGTACGACATCAATGAATGGCCACATCAAGGCTCGCCGCACTGCGATCGAGCTTATGGTTGGTCGCTATACCTCGGAGCCATGATGCACCGCATGGGAAGATATCAAGGTAGTTGGCTCCGAAAGATGATTAGCATGTGCGACAAGGCCATGATGCCGAATGGCATTGTGGGACGCAACTATGCTGCTCAATTCCCAGAGCCAAACATTCAGGGTATTCAGACGTTCCACGAAATGATTATTGCAATCGGCTTTCACGCCGCTTGTAATCAGATGAGACGTTCTCCGGCAAATAAACTTCGCCGTATGTGTGCTGCGTTGTTAGACAACCCCGAAATGCCGACGATACCAGAAGAATACAGTCCCGATGGAGCCGTGAAGGGTCCGCCTCACTGGGTTTGGACTCACATCGATAATGTACCTGTTGCGATAACAACAGAGCATAGTAATGGTGGTGGTGACGCCGCACACGTTTCGCAAGTGCTTGCACTGACCTTCCTTGCTACGCGAGACAAGCGATGGCTTGAAGCGTCGCTTCAAAATTGGGTTGTGGCAGCTACGCTACCACAAAAGCTAGCGTGGCTGCAAGCTAACGCCGACAAGTCCTGGGGCGGTACGCTCCAAGCGGTGCTTGAAAACCAAGAAGGGGAGCGAGTGTTCGCACAGCGAAACACCTGAGGAGAGAGGTTGTGGAAAGGTCGTCACCCCGGCTAAAAACCACCCCCCCGGCAGCGGGGATGTTGAAAGTCTTTCCACGGTGAAAAAACCCCTTCCCCCCGCCAAAATGGCCGCAGCCTGCCAGTATGGCAGGCTGGTCGCCCCTGGCAAGACTTGCCTATTCGCTCTCACGCCGGTAGCATACTCGAAAGCCTCACGAGTACGACGCACACAATGACGGTGACGGGGACGAAAAGCAGAAGTATCGAGAGGCTGCGAAGATTTTGCATGATTGGCGTTTCCTTGGATTGACGTTCCACCATCGGAACGCAACAGTATACCTGAGACTGTCGCCCTTGTCCAGTAGATTTCTAGAAAAGCAAATTGCCTACGATAGCTTCCCTGCCTTGGCGGCAATCCTTGCCGCCAAGGCCCGCATCTTCGCGGGATCGACAACCTTTTTCCCGGTCTTGGGATGCTGGTAAAAGAGTTCCGCGAGGAGACGGTTGATGCTGGTCAAGGCAAGCTTTTCTTGCTTGGGTTTCATGGTCTATTCTCTGCTAGGTGCGAGATAATTCTCGCACTAAAGGTATCGGCATTCTCACGAGATACTGTTAGACTTATTCGGATTCTTTTGCGTCTCGATTCTTGCGGCGTTCTGCCGTGCGTGCCTTGCGAGGAGCGAGAAATAAGATAGTCTCACGAGCTTCTGCAAGAGCAAGAGCGATCGTAGCCTCTAGAGGAGCGAGCGTAGAATATTCTCGCATCGCTTCTGCGACATACTCTGCCAGTTCAGCTTCTGTAGTCGTCTCCATGCGACCACTATAGCCTAGACTGGCCAAGAAGCAAACGAAAAATAGCCATTTTACAATAGGGAAGGATTTTCCTATTGACAGGCTGATAAGCATAAGGTATACTGGAAAAGTGTTCTCACCTGCCGATATGGCGGATGGGCGGAATCGTTTTCCGCCACGATCTCGAAACGGAAGAGTTTTCCTGCCACCTTGGCAGTTTACACTTCCCTTACAATCGGGCGGTCCAGGGGTAGGGCATGTCCTGTAAAGGCATGTAACAGGACTCCCGGAATTTTTTGCGTACGCTTGAAATAGCGTCCGCATAGCCATTTCTAGCCCGTTTCGTGAGGTTGTAAAACAGCGGACGAGTAGCGTAGTGGCGAGCGACACTCGCCACCCATGCTTACCTCGAAAACGTTTCGAGGCCGTCGATTTCGGGTCCGTCCCGATCAATGGTGAGATAGTCGCACGCGTTCTCACGAGCGAGCGACATGAGTCTGAGGAATGACTCGGAATAGCCGAAGCCACGCAGGAAAGAATCTTCCACGCCGTTGACGTGGATACAAAAACCTTCCTCGTAGTCGTGAATCACGATAACGCCATCCTCTGCTAGGAGTTTGGCATCATTTGTTGAAATATGTGCGAGACTCGCGACTAGATGCCGCTGGATTTCGAGCGGTTGCTTGCCCATGTCTTAGAATAGCTTACAGACTCGAAAAAAGCAAGGCGAAAACCTAGTTTTTTGATTGGCTCTATCACGCTCTAGGATCGCTTGTGCTATCAGGCACTGTCGCCCACGAAACCACGATAGGGAATTCCACGTTGCTGGTACAATCCTGCGGACCATTGATCACGATAGCGGTGGACGGAACAGCGTAACCCTTTTCGGCCAGCAACTTGAAAAGGTCTTCCCGCGAGATAGTGATAATCGTCTGCTTTTGCATTCCAGAGTATACCATCGCGGGTGAATAAAGCAAGGGGAATTCCTCGAAAAAGCGATTTACCCTATACGGGCCGGAAACGGCCCTAGGCTATGCGGGCCGACGACGAACGTAGCTAAGGGGCGAGCCCGCAGGCCCGCCCCGTACCCCGTTAGTGGTTACTTGCCATCGATTCCCGTCTCGAACTCGGCTTCGTATTCGAGCGGCTGATACTTGTTGATTTGCTTTTGTATAGTATCCTTAGCCACGCCGTGAAGATTACGTGACGCGAATAGGGCTGCGTCCCACGGCCCCTTGGTACGGTAGACTACGACTTCGTAACCGAATTCCTTGGCCATCGCCAAGTAGGGAGCTAGCTCCCAAAGTGTCATGCTGGTATTCGAGACGACCAGCAATTCCTCGCCGGTTTCCATAGCGGCACGAACTCGACGCTGGCAGTCCCTGTGAGCCTGTGCCAGCTTGGAGGCATCGAATTCGTACATGCCGTCATTGTAGAAGAACTGATCCGCTTCGAAATGACGAGCACTGGAGCATTGCGTCCCCAGGATCTTGCTGGCGAGCGTGGACTTGCCGGAGCCAGAGGGTCCACGCAACAGAACTAGACGCTTCATGCCCTAATATACATTAGGGCACGAAAAAGGCAAGGGGAATTTGCGAGAATCACGCAATTGCATATAACGCTCTAGAGCGGAGGGCCGTTTCCGGCCCTCACGAGACCCGCTATCTATCTTCAAAATAGCGGTCGATGAACTTTTCCGCGATGGTATCTTCCCATTTCGAGAGGATCCAATCCCTTGCCTCTTGCGGAAGACTCTTCCACTCGGAAGGCTTTTCGTGCTCTTCGAGCAGGGCGGAAAACTCTTCCGCGTCGTCCACGCCCTCGATTTCGATGTCGTAGACTTCTGTTGAGGCTGGATAGCCGGGATCGCCGTTCGAGAACGTGCGGACCCCGGCGTCATGCTCGACGTTGCCCGTGATTTCCAGCCCGTGCCAGGTGATGCTTACCATTGCGTGCCCTTTCCTAATCATGCCGAAGTATACCCTAGCGGCTCGAAAAAGCAAGGGGAAAAATCAAAAAACTCGATTTGCCCTATAACGTCCTACGCGGGCCTAGGGCGAACGCTCCGCCCGCCCGCGTAGCTAAGCTATCGGCGAGCGAGCGAGCACGCGGCAGCGGGCCGTTTTCGGCCCGCTCAATCGCACTATAGGTTACCCTATAGCTGGAAAAGTCTAGAGAATTCGTCGGGACAATTCAATCGGCAACGGTGTAAGTCCTGCCGCTGGCCTTGAAGGCACGGATACCTTCGATGGCGATGTTTCTGAATTGCTTTCCGACCGTGCGACGTATCTTGCAATCAATCGTGCGACCATTGACGACGCGAGTACCATTCTGGCACTCGGAAACCATTTCGTAGAAAGGGATGAGATTGTGAGCGAGGGGATCGAATGGCATTCCCTTCCCATTCGTGCTCGCGGCCCGCTCCGCGTTGCTGAGATTGCACGCGGCGAACCCGTTGAACCGACGTAGCGAACCGTCGGCACGCTTGACGGAGTAGACGGAGATCATGCCGCGAGCCTCGCGGATCATGCGGACCGCATCGGCACGAGAGACAATCGAAACGTTCATGGTGGTGCCTTGCCGTTTTGGTAGGTGCGTCCAAGCGAATTGCTTGAACGTCTAAATTGTACCCTATCGGCTGGAAAAGGCAAGGGGAATTTTCTTTTTCTTTTTTTCGGGATTCTGCTAGCCTTATCCCGCTCGCGGGATATACTTAGGTGCCAGCGTAGCCATTTTTTCCTGCCATTATGGCATAGCGGTGCCTGCCATTTCGGCAGGCACCGTCTAGGTTAGGTGTGAAATCCTTTCAGGATAGTCCCTGCAATCGCAAGGATGAACAGAAAAAAGAGCACACTGAGGATGAAGGAAGAATGTTCGTTATCAGTGTTTCGAATAGGACACCTCTTCCACCTTGGCATCCCAGCAGGCACGGCATTCCTGGCAAGAATTTCCTTGTTTGGGGGCCGGACACTGGAATGCGGCAGGATTTCCGACACTCGACCCCACGGTGCCGGAAATCTTTTCGGGTGCCCGCCCGATCATGGGGGCGGACACTCGAACCGTCAGATTGGCAGGGAAGGTATTTCCCTGAGCGAGAAACTCTTTCAGGATCGATGTCTCGCGGGTGGGCAGCCAGAAATTGATTCCCGGCAGATTTTTCGCGATTTGCACGATCTTGGAAAGATGTTCCAGGCTTTGGATATCTCCCGCATCATGCCATCGGAAATAGGGAACTTTTTTGCACTTGCGGGAAAGCAGTTCCGTCATAGCAGCCGTCCACAAGGGATTGGAAAGGCTTTCCAGCCTACGCTCCAACGCCTTGCGGACACGCGGCAAAACGTACATACCCTTGAGAGCGTAGCACGAGCCGCACGTTGAGCCCTTGATATTGCGGAGTAGGCTCCCCACCTTGCACGCTTGGGCAGGAATGCCGTATGCCAAGCCGGGCATTTTTGACGGTTTCGAGAGACCGCCGACGATTGCCAGTAGCTCGGACGTTTTCGTTTCGTTCACGCCACAATTATACCCTAGGATCGGGAGAATGCAAGCAAAAAGATTTTTTTATTTTCCCCTTGCTTCCCTTGCGATTTTATGGTATACTTGAGGAGGGGCTAGCCCTGAAAGGGCTATTTTTCGTACGCACTTGTGCGTAGGAAATTCTTTCCTGCCGTTATGCCAGCCGCCATTCTGGCACCCTGGTGGCGTGGCCACCATGTAAGTAAATGTAAAGAAATCCCGGAGATTCCTGAAATTCTCTATGTAAGCATTTTGAGGGGATCACTGAGCTTTTTGCTTTTCAAGCAAAGCTATCTTGAAATAGAAAAAGAGGGCCGTTTAAAGCGGCCCCCCATCGACCCGGTACTCTAGGGCGAAGCCCTAGAACTTGAACCCCATCTTGCTACGGCGAGCGTGGGCGTCGATGTCCTCGGTACGCAGGCCGCGAATCATAGCGGCGGACACGCTGTAGCCATCGAGGTAGTCGATGTGCTGCAACACAAGCGGCTTGCGGCTCTTAACGAGGTACCACGCATAGCCATCGGCGACCCCGAATCCGATCGTGTCACGAAGCTCACGCAATCGCTCGAAAGCCTTGTGATGCTTGGTAGGAAGTTTTTGCGAGTTGTGCCATGGTTAGAGGATACTCGATTCTAACCAATCGTCAAGTAGTTTGTGTTGTTCTTTTTTGAGCTTGAAAGCGACAGCCCTCAGGTCGTATGGCGTCACGTCATGGAATACGCAAAGAGCCTTCACAAGAGCTAGTGCGAAGTCCTTTTGGGTCCACCCCTCAGCCTTGAGCCTTGCAGCTTCCGCTTCGGACTGTGCTACCAGATCAGTCTTCGTTTTGTTGTCCACGGCATGCCTTCCTAGACGCATCCTTGCGTCTATCCTTGAAACGGGTCTTGCGGTTCTTCGTGGTCGAGGCCATGCCCGCACAACGGGCCTTCAGCTTCTCCACTTCATGCGGGAGACGTTGCTTCTTGTTGCGTGCCATAGTTGTTCTCCTAGAGAACAAAGAATAGCACGCCACATAGAAAAGTCAAGGAGTATAGCCCTCATTCTGAGGGCTGTTTCTTGAAACAGCATAGACATAGGATCGCACTCTCTCCCTTGTTGGCGGAAGAAGCGTCCGCCTTTAGATTCGTGATTGCGTAGAAGTTCTTGTCCTTGATGGGCTCACCGCAATCATCGCAGTATTGCTGGTCGCGGCTCATACAGCCTCCTGAGAGGGCGGGGGCGGATACGCCACCCCCATGTCGATGACCGCAAGCGTAGCCTGCACACGCTGCTCCGCGAGCTTGAGGGCTTCGAGGATGCTGGTGGCTTCGCCACTCAGCAGGGCGTCACCCGCTGCCTGATCGAGCAAGGCGAGGGCCGCATTGCGGATCGAGGGATGGAAGGATTTGGGGGCCTTCCACTTTTCTTGCTTCTCTTGGCCAGCGTAGCGACCGCGAGAGATTTCCCCGCCGCCTTCCTGGAATTCCTGGATGGCCCAGTTGAGCTTGTCGTGCTTGATGATGCGGTACTTCATGTCAGTATTCTACCACGAAACCCACGCGAGGCAACGACCAGCCGCGATTTCTTTTTGCAGATACTCGCGGATGTCGGGCGGGGGCGGAATGCCCGCGTCCGCACCACCGAAGTCAGGATCCTGCCATTCCTCGATGCCCTGGATCATATGTCCGAGATCCACGACGCAGCATCCCGTTTCACCGTTGTCGTAGGGCAGATAGAAGCCCGTATCACCGTTCTCACGAATCCACTGCATGAGTTCCATGAGCGGAGCGTGATCGACTTCCTTGGGGGCGTCTTGCAGGAGTTGAACTTGAAGTGCCATGTCTTAGAATACCTCGCTCACGAGTTTTCGCAAGCAAAAACGCTGCAATCTTGGTTGAACTTGACTTGAACACTTTCTCGCGGATCACATGCTGGCGACCGGCTTCGCTGACCTTCCAGGTCACGTTGTCGAGCACAAAAATCAGATTTCGTAGCCGACCTTGACCAGGACGGTATGACCGCCCTCTTCGCCGACGATCTCGAAATCCACGATGCTGATTTCTGGAGCTCCGATGTCCTTCGGCCCGTAGATGGAATGCAGCAGGTTCGCCGCAGGGGATAAGTCAAAGGAAAAACGGGTAGAACTTGTCGCCCTTCGGGCGACAGGTCGTGTGACGGTACCGCTCGCCACGCTTGGCCTTCGCCGCACGCCTCGGGGTCACCTTGATTTCGCCCTGGCAGACGTAGCACGCGATCGACACGAGCGTGACAGGGGACACGGCTAGCTTCGTGCCGCAACGCTCGGGCGTCGCACCCACCTTGCGGGCCGCAGCACGCCACACCGGACCATGGCCCGCCGCATGCCCAGCGATGGCGTGGGCGATTTCGTGCAGCATCGTGTTACGCAGCCCGCCCCTGTTCTCGTCGTGCTTGTACGCAGCGAAGGACAGGACGATCTCGTAGGGCTTGCCACCCTTGAAACGGCAGACGCCGAGAGCTTGGGTCGTGCGATTGGACACGCGGATGCGGACGCTACGCAGCAGATCCAGGTACTCGGGGAACTTCTGGATGACCTCTTCGCGGATGGCGAGGGCCTCGGCTTCTATGTTGTAGTGATTCATGCTCGGAGCATGCTCCTCGCAGGAGTAAAGTCAAGGAGAAAAGGGCCCGATTTCTCGGAGCCCTTCTCAACCCAAGCCCGCAGGGCTTACAGTTCGGTGCGAGTTCCTCGCACCACTCGGATCACGCGGGCGTCACGTACGTACGCAGCGGCTTCCCAGGGGTCTTCGTTCCAGCCACAGGTGAAGAGGTACCTGTGCCCTGTCCAGATTTCGTGTGCCACGATCAGCCCTTGCGGAGGTACGCCCGGAGGGCACGGTCCACGAGGAGGTTCTGGTTGACCTCACGCTTCGCAGCCGCCTTGCGGACGAGTTCGAGGGTCTCGACGGGGAGGTTGTAGCCCGCCATCTTGGTTGCCTTGTTCGGGAAGGTCGCGGGACGGCCACGGCCACGCTTGGTTTCGACGTTCGTGTTCATGTGATGTGTTCTCCGTTTGTTGTTGGTTGAATGTCCACTGCGGACACCAATAGACTAACTCATTCTGGGAAAAAGTCAAGGTGATTTCTCTTTTTCTTGCTGTCTGCTCTAAAAGCATTCCATTTGACAACACGCGATTCGTGTGGTATGCTTAGGTGTCATGGTCGAGGGCCTGGGGCCACCATAGACATGTGGCTGCCAAAATGGCAGCCGTAGGAATACGAAAAAGGGCCGGGATTGCGTCCCAGCCCCATGTGAAATGTTTTCTAGTCAGGGAGCTTATCAATCGTGCCAATCCCCGCACCGCTCGGCGGGCATGCCGTCCATCGCCACCGCCGTTTGTGGGGAGAGTCGCCGGTTCGTCGCACGGGCGAGCGTAATAGTTTGGCCTGCCCTAATTAGCCGTGGCGTCCCCATGAATATCCCCCCGCGTCGAAGGTAGCTCGGCTGCTCGTATTCGTCTGGCAAACTGGCCTGCACGGTTCGCAGGTCGTAATCGGTCGTCTCCCCACGGTTCCAACGTTCGGCCTGCTCTCTAGTCATTATCACCACAATCCCGCCGATGACGAAGTTTGCCTTTTTCGGCATGTCCGTTTCTCCTTTGCTGGCCTGCACAAGGATACTCTACCCCTTGAGGACTAGCGGTTGCAACCGCAGCCCTGCTTCCAGACGAATTCGTTTGAATAGCCGTTGACTGCCCTCCACTCGCCAACGCCGTTGGCGACTGCTGTCTTATGGACTTCACCCACTGCGATGGCGTATCCGAAAATGCCGCCGACGACCAGAGCGAGGATGATCGAAACCAGAACGAGGTTGAACGTGCTGTTCTTCATGATGACTAAGAGTACCCTTGAAAGTGCGGTCTGTCAACTTCTATTTCAAGAATTAGGGGGGCAGGTAATACCCGCCCCCCCCCTATCAGTCGTCCGTCCAGTGGAAGAATCTGCTAAGCGTACCCAGCACGATCGCAAACAGCAGCAGCCATATCCACTCACTCAGAAGGACTTTTGCGTCCTTCACGATATCGGGCGGCG